TACACCAGTACAACATTTTTCAATTGATTTCGGGTCGGCTAGATCAACGGAGAATTCATATCGGGTTGATTTCGTCTCTACGCCTCGTGGTAATTCAGGTAAATTAGATTTCCTATCTATACTCACTTCCATACATGGGTTCTGTGGGTGTATAATATTACACTTTACTACCCCATTAGCCACGAGAACATGAACCTTCATAGTATATGCACCACTTGTGACAGCAAATTCATTGGTCGGTAATGCCGTGCCTTGAACCACAAAAGGTTCAACTTCTACGATTTTCCATACCAGAGGCAGTTTTGGTAATGACAAATAGAGATGCCTACCTCGACTGGAAGGCGGACTTCTTCGGTGCCTGGAACGAAGAGCGCGAAAAGATCCAGAACCAAGCACCGAATCAACTACCGATCTGGTGCGATCACGAAAACAATATCTGGATCAACATGAAAACTATGCAACAGATGAATCACTGCTACTACGGGGATGAGGGATGAAATACATGATCTACCACGACGGCTCATGGAGCGATGGAGAACTCCAGAGAATGGCTAAAGGCGAGATGATTGATCGAAACGGAAAACGGTATGCCGTTTGTCGTGATTGTAATAGGGTAATCAGAATAGATAGGCCGTTCTTTGGTTCAATTCATGTCTGCTCGGTAGAAGATGAAGATTGATCTGAGCACATATCAGCACTAGCAAGCATTTTACCCACATCGAGTGGTTCGCATGCCTCCATAAAGTCAAATAATTTCTCAAATTGGTCTTTTCTTGATTTGATAATATCAATTTGTTTTTGGATCTCCATGCGGCTTGCCATAGCTGGCAGAACTGGTATGTCAACATCAGCATAGCGTAATAGCCCATTTATCTTATGCGAGCTTCCGCCGATAGAAACAAATGGACACCTAGCCTTGCAAGCCGCATGTACTTCATGGAATCTTGCGGTCACAAAAATCTCACAATTCCGCAAAATACCTATCATCTTCCCCCAACTATCTCTCTTAATGTTTATTCGTACATCTCCTTCAATCCCAGGTTTATTTTGCCTAAGATTACCAATAGCGAGACCATACTGCTGATCGTACTTCCTTTCCTTGAATTCAGACCAATAACTCAAATCTATATGTATATCAGCATGAATCCGGTATGTGTTCGCTAATTCTGTTTGGCTTAGAATTTCTCTGACTGAAATATATTTAGTTCTGGAAAGAGTTCTAAGAATTCTTTTGGTTGGTGGATTCGTATCCCACACAGTGTTTATCAAATATGTTGGTATCCCTAACTTCTGAAACCTACGTAAGAGCTTCATCTTACGCTGAAACGTACTAGAATTGTGATGCATCGATCCTTCGCCGTTAACAATTAAAGCATCAACTTTTCCAACTCCGTCATATACAGTATGCCCACTATCTCTAATCTGTTTACACAAACATCTGTAAACTTGCTTGCACCCATGATGATATCTGCTATGATTACCGGCTATCCTCACGATCATAGAATTACCCCAAATACATCATTGAACCTGAACACTACGTATGTATTGAAATACCTAAGGAGAAAACATGCCAAGAAGTCCTCTCAAATACCACGGTGGCAAATCATACCTAGCAACTCGTATTCTAGCTTTGATGCCGCCACACATACATTATGTAGAACCTTATTTTGGTGGTTCAGTTCTGCTTAGAAAAGATCCAGCCAAGACATCAGAAGTTGTAAATGATATAGACCTCGATCTTACTAACTTCTGGCGAGTCTTACAGAACCCAGCTACATTCGAAGAATTCAAACGACGGATAGACGCTACCCCATTCTCCCAAGTAGAATGGGCAGAGGCCGCACCAACAGCACCGCAGCAATATCTAGATGTGGACGCCGCGATCTATTTCTTCATCAGATGCCGCCAATCACTATCAGGTAGAGGTGTCAATTTTGCCCCTGTTTCTAAGACTCGCACACGCCGAGGCATGAATGAGCAATGTTCAGCTTGGATCAACACTGTTGAAGGTCTCCCAGAAGTACACGCTCGTCTCCAGCGAGTATTCATTTATCACGATGATGCTGTAGTAATCATAAAGAAGAATGATAGCGTACAGACTTTATTCTACCTTGACCCAACATATCCCCAAGGATGTGTGGCGACACAAGGAGTTTACCGATTTCAAATGTCAGACGAGCAACACATGGAAATGCTCGCAGCAATATGTAATCTAAAAGGAAAGGTAATACTATCCAGTTACCCAAATAAGATGTATGATACTGTATTGAAGGGCTGGAAGGTGAAGAACTTCGATTTGCCGAATAATGCTGCTGGAGGCAAATCGAAGAGAAGGATGACTGAAAGAGTTTATATGAATTATTAAATATTACAAGTGCCTTCCATTACAGATATTTTCCTATCTTCTATAAGCTTTCTAACGTACTGTCTTTCCCACCCAAAATGATGTTTTCTTCTCGGTTTAGAGTACCTACTCCTTGTCTTGAAGAAATCAAAACCAGCAATAGTTACGTCTAGACCAAGAAAAGCAGCAATAGCTCGAGTGCCAGCACTAGCACTAATTACAGGACAATCGATTGCTGCACTAGCTCGTTGTTTGCTTGTTGGCCACGGATGTATTTTATATGCTTCTTGTGGTTTACGTCTTCGCAATGTCCTAACAACACTCCCCCCTGCAGTGATGAGATGCTTATAACCAATAGCTTCCCATTCTCGAACTCTAGCAGATTTAATTAAGCTGCTATTAACGGCCCATATATCACACCTATTGGTTCCGCCTTCATGTTCCCGATGATATCTATTGATTCTAACAACAGTATAATCATCGAGCGATTTCCCAGTCCAATCTACTCTGGCATTACCAACTATTAATATCTTCTTGTGGTCGCAGAGTTTCAGTAACCCACGATTATGAATGGGGTGTGTGTCGAAAGTATACCCAAAAGTTTCCACGTCTCGACTATACCATTTTCCAATTAATTCTTTAGTTTTTTCACTAAGTTGACTGATATAATCAGTATTTGCGCTTTTATTAATATGAGGCAATTGTATGGGTATGCCTATCATTCTGCTAATATACTCAGTATATTCATCTAATCTTTCATAGTAACCGATCAATGGCTTATATCGCAAATCTGGAAGAATATCTTGCTCGAAATAATGTATCTGAGGGTCAAATGGAGGCCTTCTAAGAGTTGCAATAGCCCATTGTTTTTGACAATTTAATCTTCTGGCAAAACGATTTATGTCTCCTTTCCGAATTCTCCCTCTTCGCCACTTCCTCTTTGTTGACCCAATTATATAATGGTAGGCCGACGCAAATCTGTCCCAAGGATTTCTAACAAAGCCGAAAATGAAATAATCAGAAATATCAATAATGCCAAGATGATGTAATTTACAGATATTTTGCAAACTTAAATGCCGCATCTTACCTCTCTGCGTCTCAAAACAGGTCGGGATACTGGAATGTTTGGAACGTAGAGCTCTGTTTAGCGCTAGACAGAAGTCGGGCCGGACATATTCTTCTAATGCGGCCTCAAAACTGAATCCAGCAGTTTTAGGATTATGAATAAATATAAATTTTTTAGAGGTACTTATTATCATATATTAGCCTTATATTTCCTAGATATCCTCCTGAAATTCTCATAATCAAGATCGGTTAGTGCACCTATAGTGGTCTCGGGAGCCCTCAGCATTTCTGCAATAATATATTTGAACACTTTATAAATTATTGGTGTCGAACGCAATATAGTACTAACTCTTCTAAGCAACTTTATCGGCATATCTCCCGGCGATGTGAATGACTGCTGTCCAGACCAAAAGGCGGGCCTTGAGTTGCGAATGCTCGGATGTACTTTCCATCTGCGCCTTGAATATGGTGATAATTCACTTGCTCTCTTCTTGCGAAACTCCCAACCCTCCTCAGTACTAGACATTCTGTTTTGTACCATTACCTCCCAACTAGCTGGTAATATAGCGATCATTGCATTTCTGCTTTCTAATGGATCGGCATGGTCAATATATGTTGTTAAGATAGAAACTAACCATCTAGTACTACAAAAACTGATCCAAAACTCGTATTTAGATTCAAACAATTCTTTAAAATATAACCAATCTTCTCTTAAGAGCTCTGGCGGCCTACTTGATCTACGCAGTCTGGCAACTAATCTTTTTAGTAGAATTGCGACACATGGTGCGTCATTAACCAATTTATCCAATGGTATATCAACAAATTGGTCATTCTTGTCTTTACGAAGATGTTGTGAAAAGCATGCTCGACAGGTTTCATCGTCAGTCAAGTTTCTATTACAAACTAATTCAGGGCGAGCTCGAGGATTATCTTCTGCTATATAACCCATAGAAATCTCCTAGATATGGAATATTAAAATGCTCAAAATAGTCGCCTATCATCGCAGCCATCACAGCAAAAAGATCGCTATGGATATCCTATTGAGTAAATTTGTTACTGGTCTAAAAAGACAAAAGAACATCGATATCATCGAAGATATATACCCAAAACCAAAACACAAACAAATAAAAAGAAAAGGGGATATAGCAGTTATCTGGGGAGGATTCAATCTAGAAAGAATAAAACGATTATACCCCAGATTCATAGTTGTTGAACGAGCTTATGTTGGTAATAGATTCGAATGGACGTCCGCAGGATACGACGGCCTAAACGGCAGAGCAGATTTTTGCATCGACGACCAAATGCCCAGCGACAGATGGGAAAGACACCACCAAGATTGCATGCAAGAATGGGATACCAGCGGTAACTATATATTATTAGTCGGACAGAAACAGAACGATATAGCCGTCCGCCACATCAAATTCAGCCGATGGATTGAAAAGACCAGATCCTTTCTTGATCATTATAATATACCAACAATTTATAGACCCCACCCAGGATTACGCAAATCCGAAGACTTCGACAAATATATGGAAGTCTGTGGAGATGGACTAAACTCAGACCTATATCAAGTCCTGAAACAAGCAAAATATGTAATAACCTTCAACAGCAATACTGGAGTGCTTGCAGTCCTAGCCGGTACACCAACTATTGCTATTGACGAGGGCTCGATGGTTTACGGTCTTGTGCAGAATGACATCGAAAGTGTTATTGGACCACCACATACCCCAGACAGAACCCAATGGGCACATAACATAGCTTATTGCCAATGGTCCCCAGAAGAACTAGAAAATGGTGATTTCTGGGAATTATTAAAGAGAGGAGCTACAGAATGCAATTAGGTATAGAAGTAACCAGCCGCTGTAACTTACAATGTTCAATGTGTGGCTGGCCATCAATGACACGCCCAAAGAAAGACATGGAATTCTCGCTCTTTTGTAAGATAATTGACGATATCAAAAGCAGTAAAGGAAAACACGGAATCCAGCAATTACACTTCGCCGGTGAACCCTTGCTTGCCAATAGATTCGATGAAATGCTCGAGTATTTGCGCGAGCATGATATGCGTGTTGGTAATAGCTTCTCAACAAATTGTATACTATTAACACCAGAGCGAACAGATAGATTATTAGACGCTGGTTTCATAGAAGTACACAGACGGACTAAAAATGTACGACTCTGCATCGATTCGCTAGATGAAGAAGTATATGATAAATTAAGAGTCGGCGGAAAATTAGATGTAGCAATAGAAAACGCATTATACTTCATTAGTAAGACGAAAGGTAAGCTACGCGGGCTTAAGATTCAACGGATCGTAACAGATATCAATGTTGGAGAATTAGTAGAGCGATATCGCAAATTGTTTAAAATCCCAGTAAGATCCCAATTTTGTGGCAGGCATCAAGACAAAAGCCGCGATCTCAGAGTACGCAAACACGAAGAGGACATACGCCCAAGCTGCGACCAAATATTTAGCAAGACAATGTGGGTTGCCCAAAGTGGGCTGGTTACAGCATGCTGTCTTGATATGGATATGACTATGACATACGGTGATCTAAGCAAGCAAACAATTAAGGAAGCGTTAAAATCCAAAGCTCGCAAAGAACAAAAAAGACAATTCAAGGCAGGCGAATACGATAAACTAACAGTATGTTCAACATGTATAGGTAATGAATGCACCCTAACACGCTATGAAAAAGATAAAAAAGCTATGAAGTAGGCCTTTTAAGACTGTCCTTCATATATTCATTATCTGGGTCTGCCATTTGCAGTTCCAGGGTGCTGTCCCCAATATCAACCATAGCACCTACGCGCGATTTTTCGGTACTACAGCGGACACAAGTTATAGTCGTAGGTAATACCTTTAACCGCGCTTTTGGTATTGCTTTACCGCAGATTTGGCATTTCTTATCATCCACGCTACCTCTCCTGTTACTAAGATACATAATTTACTTTCTCCAATTTAAAGTATTTGATTTAACATAGTAGTTCCGACAGTAACATATAAGGAGTATAGTATGATTTGGGAATGTGAACCAGGAAGACTAACTGAACTGTTCGATAAAGTGCAAACCAGCGACGAAGTAGCTATGGATGGTAACATCCTAATAGTCCTCAACCCATTGTGGGGCTATATATCTTCTAACTTCCCATAATATCTCTTCAGCTATTTCAGATTCGAGGCTTCGAGCTTTATCCATCGCTTCTTGAATACCAGGAGGTATCATCTCAAGTCCTTCATAACACTTTTCACATATTCTACGAGATTCTGTGGGAAGACTGGATCGGCTAGAACAAACGCGATATCTCCTTTATTCTCATTTGGGTTTGCTACATGTCTTGTAACAGATGCTTCACCATCATGAATAAAAATAGCCATAGTATCCAGAAATGTCATGCCCTCAAAGACTTTTTCTGAATCCGCACTACCTTTCTGATGAAAGTCGATCTGAACCATTGCATGCGGATGTACCGACACCTTATATTGAATCCACGGACTTTCCTTGAGAGCAATCTCTATTTCCTCAGCAATCCCTTGAGCAATAAGCAGCTCTGGATTTACCGATGCACCGATATTACGAAGGTGCGTTACCCAAGTCATTAGAATGGAATCTCGTCATCTAAGCTGGTTTTCTTCTGGCGAATATCACGCTCGACAGTAGTTACGAGACTAACAGCCCTAGCAAGGCTTTTCTTCATATTATCCAATTCATCTTCAACCAACGTCCAATCGTCAGGATTTACGCCAGAACCACTATCACGAAGAGCTGTCATTAAGTCTTCAATTTCTCTGATCTTAACGAATAATTTGATCCTTTCATAGACAGCATCAATGCTCTTAGGATCATTAAACTCAAATTGCATGCTCATCGACGTATGAGCACCATCCTCGCCATAATATATAATCAAATGACCTGAATAATACTCAATCTGAAAGAAATCTGTAGTTCCATCAGCATTTTCACCATATGACAAAACATCAGGATAATCATCTTTTTCATGATCGTGAATATGAACAAGATGCGATTCAAGTCCTATATTTTGGCCCCATCCATTAGTAAACAGAGGATCTTCACTCCAACTACGCTGGATTATCATCGCATCAAAAGCTCTTGTGTTATGCCAGAGCTTTGGGACATCTTCTTCATGTTTTTGCATAGTCATGCTCCGCCGAACCGCCATGAATTACTCTCGTGATTACAGCAAGAATCCTGTCAATGCTATTGGGAGCCATTAGATCAATACGGCGACTCGCAAAGTCTGTACTCATCCTATCATCTTTTTCTCGCTTTATATTCTTCGCACACCACATAATTTCTATTTGGACGTCTTCCACCATATAGAGCGTTACGTCATGATCTTCCAGCATCAACACGGTCTCTGTGCTAGCAGCAGGACTCGCTCTATACACTCTAGCAGCAACGCCTTGTTTCTCTAATTCATCAACAAGACCTTCAAAGAGAGCGAGTAGTATATCCTGCTCTGACATTATCGTGCGAACTTCACCATGTTGACTGGAACATAGTTAGTTTCTTCGGCAGACAAATGCCGATACTTCTCTGGGTCGTACCACGGCATTCTTTCGTGTGCTCTGTGGTCGTTGGTGTGCCAGTGGCCATGTACGTTGACCCTGACACCATCAGGCCAATTCTCCTGTGGCCTATGGCTCAACAGAACATCACCAATCTGTAAGGACTCAAAAGCACCGTCGAAACCATGCCTCATGTACCACATAGGTGACTTGTGATCATGATTTCCCATCGTCAAGAACTTGCGGCGGCACTCTATGCCGTCGAGTATTCCCTTGAGTTCTGGATAGCGATAGAAAATAACATCCCCAAGATGTACAAGGACATCTTGGGCCGCAATTAAATAACACATGTTCCTAATAAGGAGTTCGTTATAGTTCTCAGGCCTATAACGATTCTTTATAAGTTCGTCGTGGAAGAAGTGGGTGTCGGCTATTAGCCAGTAGATGCTTGCTCTTGGCATTGTTTCTTTCTCCTCAATTCTCTATTATAATGCTTCCAGCTTTTGTCGTGTGCAAAGCGAAAGCAAAAATTAGCATTCCTTGCGGCGATCTTCACCAATTCTATAAAGTTGTCAGGAAAATCAGGACAACAGTATTGGAAATCATATGTTGTAAATTCAAGCCGACGATTTACCATAGCATTCACTGTCTTCAATGCTAATGATATATGATCGACCTCGACTGTAAATGTCCCGAATTGTTGCCACGCACCACCTGAACACGGCGATACAAAACACGTATAACTGTCTCTCTTTTTAGGGATGCCAGAAGATCTAGTCGTGTCAACGCGTAACCACGTTGTATGACCACCACGTGCTATACCAACATCAGTAGAAGTATCGATAGGCAGTATTTCACAAAGTCCGTTAATAACAGCGTCGGTGATCATGCGTCTTTCGGAGTGTGTTCTTCACACCATACCCCACTTTCGGTTTTGGCAACAGGATCTTTATCGCATTCTTCGTGAGAACAAGCATTCAGTTTTTTGATCAGAGCATCAATGCAGGCTTCGGTCGAATGATCTTCACCATCAGTTCCGGCAAGCCACTCTACGAATTCTTGACACAACTTGTCTGTAAACCTATCAATTAGGATTGGCTTTTCAGATCGTTCGTTGACAAGTGATGCAATTTCGGTACGGGTAAGGCTGACACCGGCTGTAAAAAGACCGATTGATGCTAGCTTCGATTGTGGTTTACTCATTTGTATTCCCCTAAAAACAGAGGGGGCACCCAGGTGCATCCACCCGAGCGCCCCCTCGTCACCACAAACACAACACTCTTTTACGAATCGGTGCCGACCGTTCCCCAGGAAACCCTGGACAAGGCCTTTTGCAGTTCCGGACGCTCGGTGAGTCGGTCCACGAACGTCTTTTTCTTTGTCTTCGACTGCTTGTTGAACTTCGAGATCATGTTCGCCAAGCGAGGATTCGAGATCACGGCCGCTCGTGCCTTCTCCTGGTGGTCCTTCGGGTTGTTCCCGCTAACCAGGGCACGGCAGAAAGCGACAACCACGTCCTTGTCGTTCGCGTGGTGAACCATGAAGCTCGCGAAATCCAAGCAAACGTCGGCGACTTCGTCCTTCTCGATCGTGTTCTTGCAGAACGACACCAAACCCCACATCAAGCCGGTCAGTTGGTTGCGATCCAGCTTCTGCAGTTGCTTCTCGTAAGCCGCAACACCACGCGACATCAGATCACGCGGCTTCACCGGGCAGGAGTATCGCGAGAAGGCCTGAGCGAGTTCTCGACCGATCAGCCCCGAGTAAACCTCGAACGCGGCGCTCTGCGAGAAATCACCATCACGGTGTGCCTTCTGGATTTTCGCGATCATTTCCCAGGATCGTCTCGAGGGTTGCACCGAGAATCCAAGCTCGCCAGCGATGTCGCCGTCCAGGTGCTTAGTGTTCTGCGAAGCGAATTCGATCACTTCCGCAGCGTCACCGCCGTGGACATCGGACATGTAGTTGACCCATTCCTCCAAAGTCGTCTCACCAGCGGACAGCGTGATGTGGCAGAAACGGTCGAGGAAGGCCGGATCGTTGAATCCGGTAACCATATAGCCTTCCATGAAGTTTCCGGCCGCTACCACACACCACCCCGGCGGCAGAACGTACTGGCCAACGCGGCGGTCCAAGACCAACTGGAAGATAGCCTGCAGGACATCATCCTGGGCTCTGTTGACCTCGTCGATAAAGAGGATGCCACGCTGGAAGTGAGGCTGCAGCTGCTGCAACCTCTCGAAGTACTGGCGCTGCTCTTCAAGACCAGCCTTTGTCAGCCGTTTCTGGATTTCGGTGGGGATATCTACCTTCGCACCGTCGCCGCCTTTGATCCCCAAGAGTTCGGCCAATTCTACGGTGATTTGCTCTTGGTCCTTGTCGCCTAGCGGCATATCGGCGGGTGGTAGATAATGCGTTCTGCGATCTTCGCCCTTCGCTGGCAAACCGCGAATGTCGGACGCTTCCAACTGCGAGCATCGCAAGTCGATAAAACCCCAACCGTTCTCAGCGGCCAATTGTTGGACCAAACTGGACTTGCCGAGACCTCGATGGCCCCAGATGAATGGGGTCACGTCGCCTGCCCGGCAGAGCAGGACCGACTCCTTAATGACACTGATTTTCGCCATTTTCTAACTCCTCAGTTTGTGGTGACAAACAACATTTATTCCTTCCGACTTATTGTTACAAATCTGTATCGGAAGTTAAATTCGAGAAATCGAACTCTGGTATATCATTCGCATTGATTTCATATATGACGTCAAAGTGTAGACCTGATTCATCCTCTGTAGGCCATCCAAGACTCACAACCAATTCTTGAAGTGCAGGTACCGTAAATCGAAATGGCACCCAAAATTTATCCCTCCACCAAATTATAGAAGGACCACCCCTGAATCCATCGGACGTCATACCAGGCGTTATACACAATAATACATCAGAACTTGGCACAGATAATCTATCCAACTTACCATCAAATAACACCCCAATAGCACTCATGGTACCGCCATCCTTCGCATATGTCGTATACGTCCCCATCATACGGCATCTAACAGCGAGATCGGCTGTGGCAAGTACTGAAAACACCATGAAGCCTCCAGAATCGGCTGCACTAAAGGTATTATCCTCGTACCGCCCACCCTCTATATCAAGATGCTTGGTATCTTTAGCACTCCAGTTGGGATAGGAGTTCTTCGGCATCAGGCACTTCGACTTCATAGAAGAGATAACCCTTGTTCTTGTAGTATTCCACGCTAAGGCCGTCGACGGCTTTCACCCAGAATTTGTCCTGCCAGAACCATAATTCCGGAGATTGTGAATCAACTGTTCCTCTCCTGGTGAGAGCAATTGCCGTTCCGACGATCGCGGCGACATCATGAGTCGGATCATTAAGATCCACAACACCACGAATACGGACCTGGACCATTTCACCATCATTGGTGTCAACAGCCTTGTCCAAAATATCAAGGTGATGGAACACCGGTTTATTATTAGGACGCAGCTTCCACTGAAGAGGTTCGCTTAGATTCTTTCGCTTGAACGCTGTGAGCTTTCTCATGTGAATATCCAACCTTCTCTCAATTATTTCTCGACCCTCATCAAGTGAGTCACAAAGTCCAGAACCAAGACAAAAATCACCCCTACTACGATTACTACCAATATCCCATTTGAATTGTTCCCCAGGACCGTCCCGGTAAACCGTAGCGATAGCATCAGCATCGGTATCATCGACATCGATCAGCCACGTGAAGTCCTCACTGAGGCCTCCAGATTCTAGGCTGGCGTCACAAGTCCAATGATCTTCCCATGCTAATCTTCTCATACTATACTGTCTCATACTATACTGTTACGAACAATTATTGTTTAGTTAATTCCACCCTAAAGATAGAAGTTTTATTCCTCTTTCGGAGGACTTTTTTGATCCATTCATCTAGTATGTCAAAGGCGTTTGGATTTACCAAGTCAATTTCAGTAGTCCCAACGAGTTCTTCATTAGTTGCCCCACGTTTGATTTTTCTCCAGCATGTTACCTTCATAATTGAAGTATAAGCCAGCTTGTCGTTACCTAAACTAATATGAATTCTCCGGTTCTTATAAGTAATCACTACACAATATTCTTTACTGCTGAGAGTCTCAGCAACTCGTACGGTGAATTTACGAGCCCATCGACCTTGTTGTTCTCTAGCGATATTGAAATGGTAAGCAATAGCTCTAATTATTTCTTCATTCTCGTTCATGATTATTTGGTCACAAACAAACTTGGAAAAGTAAAATCATATCCATATTTCTCAAAATCAATAGCATATATTTCAGCAACATCCGCACGTAATTGATCATCATAGAACAAGTTATATGATGGACAGAGCATTGGGCGGAATGGGTAAGGTTTATCTGCAACACATTCAGTAAGTTCTGGGTCCAACGTACTTCTATTAAATTCTATATTCGGGATCCCCTCAGCTGAATATGAAGTACCAGCCGCTTTATTCAAAGCATCTAATGCTTGTTGGAGCCCATCTTCAAGCTGACATACTATCAGATTAGGAAATTCACATTCGAATAATTTGAATTGAGGTGCAAGATGTGGATCATCTACCAATTCTATATGTTGCTTCATCAGGAAAATAAATTGCCGAAATGTCTCACACTTAATCTTACTCAATTCACTAGACCAACGATCTACAAGTCGACTATGAAAAAATGAAGAAACAGCCCGCAAAAATGGATTACGTACAACTTTCAGAATCGGAAGTTCGATATCATCTTGAGTAAAGGGATATTGTGGGTTATGAACATGGGCTCTATAATTATGTGGCCATATAGAGAAACGCAAAGCATCACGAAGCAGCCCCATCTCCTTGAGAAAAGCACATAAGACAGCAGTACAACCAGATTTATGATTAACAGCAAATAAAGTATTATGAATATGATCTTTAAAAATGTCCATTATGCATCCCCAACGTAGTAAATAGATCTAATATATGGTCGCCGAGTCCCAGATGACTTCCTACCAGGGCGTGTTATAGAAAACCATTTCCTAGCCGCCTTTACATCATAGCAATCTGTAGGCATCGGGATTCTACTATGACGAGCTGTACAAACGTCCCACATTTTTAGCATTTTCCGGACTTTAACTTCCTCTTTTAATGTTTCAGTATTACCCAATAATTTTACGAGGTCCTGCCTGGCCATCCTGTCCAATTCAATTTCTGCGAATAATTTATCACGCCACAAGTAATGTCTTACCCCCGCCTTATGATACACACAGAGTGGTTCAACTCCAGGATCGTTTAAGTCCGTCAATTCAAATTCTAGAAGAACGATTAATCTCCTGCCGTCTAATAGCCGCTGGAACTATGCTCTCATGTAGGGTGGCTTGCGACCAATCAAAAATGATTATGAAATGCAGGTCAGGTTCGATAAGAAGGTTATTACCAGAGACATTACCTATCTGATAACGATTGTCATGAGCAAATGTCATCGTCTTTAACAGCTTGCCCATCATCCAAGCACTAGTACGAAGGTCAACGCGTAACGAATCCTTCCAGAGCTTGACCACTGGAATAGCAGAACTCACTTTCACAATATCCCGAAGGCCAATAATACTGACTTGTCTACCACCTTTCAACATAAAGGTATCCCAGATCTTAGAAAAGCCAAGCTCGTAATTGAGGCGTTTATCCGTGCCTTTCTTCGCAAACCTTTCTTCAAGGACTCGTGCAGCTTCCCTAAGCTTGGTCAACATCCAAGCATTCCTACCGACTTCACCGTTGTGTTCAGGCCCCATCGAGACTTGAAGCATCAATTCTTTGCCCTTGCTATTGGTGCATAATCGAAGTCGATATCGCTCATTTTCAGCGACTACTTTACCGACTTCGTATACATCATTCTTTCCCTCGACCGTTGCCATCGTCTTCTCCTCTGGCTCTTTGGGTTCTTTGGGTTTATCAGGTGGAAACGGCGTCCTCACAGTCCGCGTTTTAGGATCATAAACCATCAGACCGAAAGGATCTAAACTGCTTTTCATCGTCTTTCCTTATTCTACGCTCTGTAGCGCATCACGCATTTTGAAAAACAAATCAAGTACTTTCTGACCATCTTGCCCTGTTAGCATCTTACATGACCTGTTAGCATCTTACATGAGAAAAATTGGGGGAGACCATTACAAGACATAGGGGCAGCTTTATCAAGATCTTCATAGAAGAAGCCCACTTCATGATCCATCATAGCCCCGATATGCTCATGATCCATGAGACTCAATATCATAAAAGGATTCGCAAATTCATGTTGAGGCACCTGAGCACTCGTAAACACTTTATTATGGATCATGTCCATCGCTACTTGCTTCAACCGTTCGTCATCAGCACCATCTCTGATATCATCATGCAAGACCCTACTGTGTGAAGTTGGTATATGACCCAGGGCATCCCTAATAATATCATTCAAAGTAGGTTCTGAGTATTCTATAGTCTGGAGATACACACGTGGTGCCTGATCTTCGTCCCTACCATCCATAATTATAGGATCTACTACATATACCCCAGTCGGTAAGAACTCGATCCTAGCATCGATCATCCCACTATGTCTATTGAACACATCAATTGCAGAATGTATCACACGCTTCTCTTCATCGCCATCTACCACCAAACTCTCAACAGGACGTACTGCAAATATCGGATGCTTCTTCCAACTATCTAAGAAATCCTTGTGTGCAGCCCGCTGAATTTCAGAACCAGTGCCATGTGTGTAATTTGGCCCATCAATAATCGGTAACCCCGCAAAATTCGGATCAAAAGCATCCCAAGGGTTAAGAACTGATAGCCCCGTCAACCGACCGATATTAGCCAATTGCCTAAAATCAAGCTGAACATCACTGAAATCAACAATAGCAAGCTCTTTCAAAGACTTGTAACCCTCTCCTTCACCGCAGATCGAGTCCACAGTACAGAGTGTGACAAATCTACGAGTCCAATTCTCCTGAATACCATACCAACTTAGGTCATACCATTTATACTTGTCATCTTTATACAATCCCGGTTGGACTTCGGGAGGTTTGGATGCAGGATTCGTTTCACAACCGCGAAGAAAGTGGACCAACTGATATAACAGTAAATAATGTGCTTCATCAGGGATCTTACACTTGTGGATTGTCCAATTCTGAAGAGGTACGTTGGTGTCATCACAGATGTAAACGAAAGCGTCGCGTGGTTCGCCTTCGGCTTTTAAAACAAGCTCCATTTTACCCGGCGAGACTGCATTCCGATACGATACAAGATTCGACCGCTCCTTGACAGCGAGCAACCGCCACACTTACTCCTTCACTTCTAAAATACATAGAAATAATTATATGCTTACCGATTTCCTCGGTGGAAACATACGTATAATATTACCGATTTCCTTGTAGGAAATACCTTCATGCTGGCCCACACACCATCAATCAATTATGTGATAGCAGCCTGGTCCGGGCTCCGGAGAGGTGATAGAAACCCAAATTTTGGCAAAGACTGCAACAGAGATGAAAATTGGGTTAGAGATAAGAAATATGATAAAGATAGAAGACATTATTTAAAATTCCATCTAGAGCAGCTAAAGAAATATAAAAGCCATGTCACACAAATCACTATTGTATGCCCAGATAATCCACATGAACCGAAATATTTTCAAGAATTTTTGAAGAGACTTCCAGCCCAGATACGACATATACCCGTTGTTGTGTTGCGACGACCAAATTATGGGTTCTCATTTGGGTCCTTCTCATATGCCTATGATAAGTATAAAAATTTCACCTATTACATCTTCACTGAAGATGATTACGTATTCATTAGAGATTATTTTGATCTAGAACTTATAACCAGGTATGAAAGTTTGCCAAAATGCGGCTTTCTTTGCAGCTACATAGCAGATAGACAAAAAGGATGTACTCTATTAACAGATGACCATTTCTTAGTATCAGTAGGTCTAACCAGTGCTGATGTGCTAGCCAAAATATGGCAAAAACATAAAAGCATACCACATGCAAAACATGGTGGGGCTAGTCAGATAGCATTTTTGCGTGCCTTCTTAGATGAAGGCTATCTATTATATGATTATGCCTCAGATTTTAGAATCCCATTTCAATGGCCTTCTGGAAGATTCAATATCTATGGCAACCGTAAAGCACCGATCTTATCAGCACCAACCCAATATATTACTGATCGGTTACTAATTGAACATTCAAAGCATCCAACACATACTGAATAGGACTAAAGAGAGTAACCTGATCAGAACCTGCAAACAATAAACCAACGCCCTCGTTAGCATTGTTTAAAACAAGTGAACCAGAATCACCAGGTTGTGACATAGGTCCTGCCATAGTCTGCTGCTGGAAAAGAGCATATTTGTTAGTACCGTAACCAATATTGGCGGTAACATTAGTTTGAATAACCGCACTCTCTTTCAATTCTGTAGTCCTACCGCTCTTCTTCACAGTATCACCAATATCGGCAATTGCCACACCACTGGGTATACCAATATCAAGGATTTCCGATTTTACATCACCGATGCTATATGGACGTGCTATAGCCGCATCACACAAATTCTTATCATCAGCCATTTTATAGGCTTTAACTCTGTGAGATGATCTAGTAAGCCACGCTATTCCATTCACTATAGCAGCAACAGCACTCGCAATGCTACAAATGGGAGGATTATCGGAGAAAATTATTGGTTCAAATCTTTCAAGAACTGCTATCTTGTCCTCCGCACCGCCGCCATCATATGCACCTGGTTGATAGATTGGGTCGCCAGTTTCTGCATCGTTACTATTAGCTATAACGTGATTATTACTCAAGATGAATATGTTTTCATCGTTGTCCTTAACTAGACACCCCAAAGTACCTGCAGTAATAGCATAATGACCAATCGATACACCGCCGGGAGCTGGTCGCCATTTATCCGTTCTGTCTTGGAATTTAATCAGTTGACCAGTTTCCAAGACATCTGTGAGACATCCTTCAATCACAGGTGGGATTATATCTGCAGTATTCAAATTGCGATTTGATACCTTCTCAACCACTGATACTATCAAGCAGAGCTCTGCTGTTGGTTGGCCATTAACAGATTTATATCCCATCCCAACGGCAACAACATTCTTTTTTGATAATAATTCTTCTTCGTACTTCGCTTGAATTGATTTGATAGCAGAAGCTTCCATTTTCCATCTCCCTTGTTAAGCGTACTTATAATATTTACCCGGAGGCATCTAATGAAAATTCCTCTATTTCAAGTAGCTATATCAGAGGACGTCATCGAGCCGGTCAAAGAAGTCCTCATGTCCGGTTACGTGGGACAAGGCGATAAAGTAGAAGAATTTGAGAAAGAGTTGCGGTCTCATCTAGGGACACCACATATAAATACTACCTATAGTGGTACAGCAGCCATACATCTAGCAATTCATCTCTTGAACCTCAACCCTGGAGATGAAGTTCTAACAACTCCACTCACATGTACAGCAACTAATTTCCCAATTCTTGCAAATGATCTAGGGATCAAATGGGTGGACATCAATCCATATACATGTAATATGGATATGAATGATCTCGCACGAAAGATCAGCCCAACAACAAAAGCAATATTAGTAGTACATTGGGGCGGTTATCCATGCGACTTAGACAATCTGCGAGAAATACAACAAAAATGTGTAGAATTACACGGGTTTTGCCCACCTATTATTGAAGACTGTGCGCATGCCTGGGGTGCTACATATAACACTAGATTATTAGGGAACCACGGTAATATATGTTGTTTCAGCTTTCAAGCGATTAAACATCTTACATCAGTAGATGGTGGTTTACTAGTAACACCAAATGATATATTACACCAACGCGCTAAACTATTAAGATGGTACGGCCTAGATAGAACACGAAGTGCTCAATTCCGGTGCGAACAAGATATACAGGAATGGGGATTCAAGTTTCATATGAATGACTTGAATGCTGCGATAGGATTGCATAACTTACCTAAAGTAAATGATATAGTCAAAAAGCACAAAGAGAATGGCAAATATTTCAATCGAGAACTGTCCGAAGTGGCAGGTGTTACATTATTAGAAAACGCTCAAAATCGTGAATCTTCATATTGGATATACACAATGCGAGTAGAACGGAGGAGCGATTTTACTAGAAAGATGGGAGAAGTCGGTATAGCTACAAGCCAAGTACACGACCGTAATGATAAACACACTTGCCTCAAACAATATAGATGTATTCTACCTAATACGGATTCGGTATGCAGCGACATGATTTGTATACCATGCGGTTGGTGGGTAGATCAAGAAGGACGAGAATATATCGTCGATCAGATTAAAAAGGGCTGGTAATGAGACAAATGTTCAGCTGTAAAGTAGGAACCGGCACCGGCCAAATGACGGTGATCCTAAACAAAGCCATGTTCTCCGACTCACTCATAACGGCTGCCTTATCATTTAGACATGAATCACAAAACTTTCTACACCGAAGACTCTTCTTAAATTTAGATGATCAAACACGATGGTTCGATAATTTAGATCAGAGTACCGACTCCCCACGTAATTTATTTCTAGAGGTGACATACATACCAGAAGGTATGGACGACGATGAAGACAATATCTCACCATTAGGCTTTTTCTTCCTGTCCGACATCGATTGGTTGAACAGAAGAGCAGATGCGTCATGGGGTATATGGTGTGAAGCTTCTCGAGGAAAAGGCTACGGCAAAGCACTATTAACAGCTTGTACGATGTTCTGCTTTAACGAATTACACCTACATCGCCTAAATGCTGAAATCCTCGAACACAACAAGGCATCACAAGTCTGTGCAGAGCATGCAAGATGGCGAAAAGAAGGACATAAACGTGACGTGATACATGGTTCTAATCCAACATTCGAAGATGGTTGGATTGATAGTTTAGTATACGGAATTATAGAATCTGATTGGTATCAATGAAAGCAAATTACGTAATAGCAACATGGTCTGGCGAAAGACTAAGCCATGTTTATCACGATCCCGTCATAAGATTATCTGCGCATATTAACCACTTATATGCAGTACACCACGATCTATCACAAATAACGATTGTCGTACCATACAACCCAGAAGAACCGGTAGCATTTACTACATATATCAACTCACTACCAAAGACAATAGAAAACACCAAAGTTGTTGTTCTACGAAGACCTAATGAAGGCTTCTCATATGGTTCTTATTCGTACGCGTACGAAACATATAGAGGCAAATTCGATCATTACATTTTCGTAGAAGACGATAATATTTATTGAAGACGCATTCGATAGAAAACTAGCGGCAAGATGCAACTCACTACCGAATTGCGGTTTCTTATGTGGCTTTGTATCTCTCTGGCGGATTTATGACAAGACATATAATCATTTAAGTGCTATAGTACCACACGGTATAGCAAAAGCAGATGTTCTAGAAAGGATACACAGAAAGCACGGTAGGATACCATGGGATATAGACTTCGGTTTCCATGAACACATATTAGAATGGGTACGAAAGGGATGTAGACGACGATCAACAGCCGCAGGAGGATTTGCCCAACTCTCTTTCTCACAATCTTTTCTAGATAGTGGTTTTCTACTATATGATTTCTCTTCTAGCCATATTATACCATATCGAAGTTCAACCGGACGAATATTTTTGTTCGGAAACCATCTAAAGGCACCTTTTGTAGTGCCTTTTGAGTATATGGACAACCCAGGCCAGTTGCCAATAAGGTATATGGACTACGAATCCTATTCAGGTGATACTATTCGCTAGCCTCACGAATTCTATCCCTAGCGATAGTCCGCAATTTATCCTCAACTATATCAATACATTTCAAGAATCTTCTATCGCCTTCAATGCATCTCCATTGTGCTGCAGTCAGTTCTCTCATCAGAATTTCCCCTTATTGTGAATATGGTGCTGGGAGTATGTTGCACACCAAACCACAACAGTGAAATTATTGCTCGACGTACCGCCAATTAATGCCGAGTTCCCTAGTATTATCCCATCTATATAATACTATAGTATCTTCCCCATGAAACTGAACTATAACCAACTTTGACGACTCTTCATCATCTACATCAGCTGGCCAATCCCGATAAGAATCCACAGTATTCCCAAGTAACCTATCCAGATCCGGGGTAGGACCATCAACCATTCCAAATTCGCCTTCAACATGCTCTATACCAACACCATATAGTATCTTAGTAGGATCAATAGCCTGATTATATTCAGGATCATTCTTACAGAGCTCTGAAACCTCCCAGTCCTTCTGCCAACCCTTTAGATAGATCTTCTTGATAGTTTTAACGTAATCGGATTGCCCGTGAGCCGTACCAGCCCTCAAAGCCTCCGGTACATGTACCGTAGCCTTACTACGAACATCCTTAAGTGTTGCTTTGATGGCGTAATATGCGGACTTGTTCCTCTTACTCATCGCCATCTCACAAGTGGCCAAGCTCATCGGTATGACACACTCAGGTAGACCTGTTCGCTCCGTTGTATAACAAGCAGCCATAGCTGTAGTCGCAGCAAACGGATTCCCAGCACAGTCCTCAAAGGCCGTAATAAGCATCCGGCGGCAGATATAGGCTGGATCTTCACCAGATTCTATCCACTTAGCAAGCCAATAAATAGCACCATTAACATCAGAATGTTGTATAGCTTCTTGATAGCAATGGGCAAGATCAAAATGATCATTGCCATGAGCATCGAAAACTATTTCTTTGGTTGGTACAGCAAGATCGATATGCTCTTGGGTAATTATATCGTCACTCGATAATATCTCGATACATGTCTCGAGAGCCATTATGATTTTGCGGCCGTCACCACCACATCTATCAACAAGGACTACTGCCGCTTCCTTTTTGAATCTTACTTCCCTCTTCTTTCGAAGATAGTGTTCTATTACTTTCAGAATAAGCCTTAAAGATGCTGATTTATTAAGTGGTTTTACCTCCATCACAAGGCATCGTGATAGAAGCGTCGAGTTGACAGCGAACTTTGGGCGCTCTGTAGTAGCACCAAAGAATATTATAGTCCCATCTTCGACAGACGGTAGAAGTGCATCTTGTTGAGCTTTATTCCAGCGATGGCATTCATCGACAAAAACGAATGTCCTCTTATCTGGCAAGGCCTTTTTGGCGGCCGTTATAATAGTTCTTAATTGCTTAACGGTCGCTTGCGTAGCATTGAGTTGCCTGAAATGTGAGTCTGTCTCATTAGCAAGTGACCTGACTATTGAGGTCTTGCCGGTTCCTGGTGGCCCCCAGAATATTATACTTTGGTATTCCTTTTTATCCGCCATAAGGCGTAGGGCTTTTCCCTCGCCCAGTAGGTGGTCTTGCCCTACTATATCATCTAGTTTCTGAGGACGTAGAGCTGCCGCTAATGGTGTAATTCCAGGATTTGTCCGCATTTTGATACCATTTCTTGTATTGCAAGATCTCTGGCCAATTTCTCAGCACTTTCATCCAATTTATGAATACGTGCCACATCCCGCATATCTTGTATATTGGCAAATACGCCTTTGAAAATACCTAATCTATAGTAATCCTCTATGAAGCACAATAAAGGAACTGTGACATGACCAGATTCAATTCCCGTTCGTGCCTCCCCCAAGTCTATCAATCGACTTGGTGATACACAGATACCCATCAATTGGCAATTAGGTATCTCCACTTGATTATCAACAGTAACTTCTTGATCTTTTATATCAATAACCCTAAACCATGTCTTAGGCTCGAACTCCTTGCATTCGTCAAGAAGAATGATTACTGTTTTCTTCGGAGTCCAATCCTTATGACCACCCAACACAGCTTCTCCCTCGGATCTTCTTGGGCTTCTGATCCTCTACGGCATCAGAGCCGTTTTGTGCTGGAGAGTCAAAGGGAAACAAAGAGGACCGCACTCCTTGTCAAAAGGGCCTGGATATAGCTTGGAAGCCTTCTTCCGACACTCCTTGTTCCTCTAGGATTTCCCCTATAGTAGTATCATTTAATACCCTAGAATCATTCCATTTGCTCATCAAATGCTTGAACAATTCATAGATATTGCTCTGAGTCAATGTAAAAGTTACATCAGCCCAGCCAGAATCCGAGAAATTCCTACCACCCGCAACGCCTTTTGGTCCCTTCTTCCCAGAATAGAAAAATAACGAGCTCTTTAGATGCAACTCCGTATTAGCACGCCACTTAAATTCAGGAAATGCATTCACATGGTGAGAAAGCCTGACAAGGCCTTGGGCATACTTCCTCTCACAGTCAAGACACTTCCCATTATTACAGCTCTTGTATGGGGCTATACCAATTAATATATAGACCTTATTCTTCTTATCCCTCTTAGGGATTTCCCGCATCAATTCCATCATATCCCTGGTAGCTAGTTGATATTTTGGCCCCCATTCGGTGGTATCCTGACCAGAATAACTAATTCCAGCATATATGCCGAACGAGGCGATAAATACTGTTGTCGGCTTAGCATCCACGCAATCAAGCAAATATGATGAGTGGTCGGCATGTTCTAAAAACATTTCCATTATACATTATCTCCAGAGTAAATAAAAATGGTTCAAAATAAGGGGAATTACCATGAAAAAGACCAAGATCACATTGCAACAAGCCGACAAACTGCTTTTGTCGCGGGCGACTGATTCACTGTTCTGTGGTACTGGATTCCTATCGAAGCAATGGCTTTGGGGACTAGCGATAAAAATCCTTAAAATATTGCGGCCAAAATGGGTACGCCCCGCTATTTTCGCTTTACAACCACCAGCAGTCATAACAATATATTCATCAGGACTACCACCATACCCAGTAACAGTCTCTTTAAACCATTTCAGCACTCTGATTATATCATCAACACTACCATCAACATTTAAATCAAATTCACGCCACCCAAATGACCCTTGTAATACTAATTTAGTCCCTTCTATTCTACCCTGAGCAAAACGTTCATATTCATGCTTATGAAAACAATATGGCCAAGTCAATGTCCCAGGCTTAAATATTACACCAGCCTCATCCGCCACACCAAGAGCTAAAGGATGAACAAGTTCTAGTAAAGCCTCGTTCCAGTAATATAGTGAATCTTTCTTGGGCTCTTCAGCTTTTTCCCATAGTTCACGTGCTAGATTGTGAACCATTTCGCTACTGGCACCGTAAACTTCATCTAATCCTGGAATCCAGATAGGTGTTCTCATCATTGGAACATATGGTGCATAAAAGTATCCAGAGTTGAGTACTTCAATACCTTTTGTTTTACCGCCGAGTTGTGCTACAGGGGGTTTCATGATTCAACGTACTCTTAGCTTCTATCATTGCTAATCGCCATCCTTTAAGATACGGCGAAGCAGGTCCTTTAGTTGCTTCGAGATATTTTATTGCATGACAGACAGGACAACTAAGCATTGTTTCAATATCTAGTTTCGCATCATTGAAGCCTTCACGTATCTCAAGTTTTTCTTGAAGTTCTATCATGATATAGTATGGGCCTGGTCGCCCCGACAACGACCAGGCCCATTGTGCAACGAGTTTCCATCTCAACTCGGAATCCTTTCAATCCTTCTCCCTTAAAATACGTTTGATTGATATAAAAAATTGTTGATCTGACAATTTATTTACAACGATGGTATACATTGAATTACCATAGATGCTCGTATTTCGCCTCTTAACATAGGTATCTTAATATTGTTTTTCGTTGATGTCAGATATGACATACATCCTATATATTGACCACCATCATATTCAAATTCAATATTATGTACCATCATATTCTCCCCAGGAAGATATATCTGGGGAGTCTTTCTAGTCTGACCAAGATCCTCTATAGTATTAATATGCCAAATTGCGATTATAACAGCAGTAGGATCTTCAATTCCTTCTTCAGTCACCCAAATTCGAGCTTCTGGTGTACAATAACTAGATGCTGTTACTGATGGACTATTTTCATCCATAAATTGATGGACCAATTCTTTGGTCGTAACAGCGATGACCCGATAGAACATTCGCATTATTCTTCAGGATTACGCCAGCATTCGCGTAACCACTCAACTTGATCGATATCGGGTAATTGTGTATCAGGACCATTCATGCTCATCAAGATAAAGCATGTTAGAATCATCTCGGCTTCCGTTTTAGGCATCTGCTTTGGATATCGCTGCATAGCCTTATAGAAAGCAAGTGATATGTGAGACCAAATCCTAATTTCATTATCAGGATTGAGATCTCTCATGAAGCCGAGTTCGAACTCTTCTAGTGTAGGTGCATTCAGGTGCCCACAGATTTTATAGATGGTCTTAAGTTTTTCTGATTGTTCGTCAGTGAGTTCACCACGAACGGGACCCGGTTGAATATCGCTGAATTTGACTTTTCTAAGCATTTTATACCTCCATAGTCCAAATACATTGCCTAACTGGAGGTATTATACTTACAAGATAACTCGCCGAAGCTTACACACCATTTCGATAAGCCGTATAATACTTTCCGCAAGTCGTAAATGCTCCTCGCCCCAGTATTCGGCGAGCTCCAGATAATTGTCGGCAAGGCCTTGCATGGTCACTTGCAGATTATCGTGGTAAGTTTTATCATCAAACTTATCACGCCTCGTAAACATACAAAGCCCATGTCTTCTAGCTGCGTTTCTGAAGTCTAATTTATATCGTCTACGGTCGCCGCCTTCACCAGTCTCTAATTCCTCACCATGACCTTGAACAATTGCTGTAGCAATTTGCTCTGCCCAATCCTGGACCGGTGTCCCTTTCCTAATACCAAATTCCCTAATATCCTTGTGGACTGGATCTCGTAGGATGTAGACACCAGTCGCCCCACCACTAAGATAAGTAGCAATAACTATATAACCATCATACTCAAACACGTAATATCTTGATTGATATGGGAATATCTCAGCCATATTCGCACCACGACCAAAATAATCCACAACTCGATGGTGGATTATATTATCATCCTCTATAGCATCTCTATACAATCCTAACCAAAGCTCACGCCATTGACTTCGATCAAGAGGTACATCTCCTTCATCACCACCTTGTTGGTCAATTTCGTCTAAGATCTCTTCATCAGGCGGCGGAGGCGGCAAAGGTGGCGGTTGTGGTACACCAGTACTAAGATGCGATGGAGCAGTAACCACTGAATCAAGCTGCTCTGGTTTATCGATTGTGGCTTTGTTAAACCACTCATCCTCGCCACGCATAACAAGATTATTATCTATAATCTCTAGGACCTTTGGATCGTTAGGCTTAAGATTGTATTGTGTGGCTACCTTGTTAACTATAGCATCTTGTGCCTGATACAGTGCTTTCTTGCCCTGATCACCGCTCGGTATACCATACATATTAACTATATTAAGGATCTGCTTCAATATTTCGGGATCTATTTCTATGAATTCACGTATAGTGAAGTTATGATGTATCCAATTTAATCTCATGACCAATCCTCCGCTGTATTTTTGTTCTGGAGGTGGAGTATTATCCCTGACACCAAAAATATTATATGAAAATCTGTATGATAGAATCAGCATCAGCTCCACAATTAATCAAAACACTGTGGAGTCCCGCTGTCGCTTACATTAGATATCCAAATGGAGAAATCTGGGAATATATTGTATACGACGACGCTGAACTACGATGGCTAATCAAGAAGTACGGTAGAAATAAGGGACGACTAGCAAACAAACTAAAGAAGTATGAATCAAGACTAACTAACCCAGTCCCATTCTAATAAGTAACATACCTCCACAGCTTTTTTCTTCGGCATCGTCGGCATAACGGTAATTTGGTTCTCTTACGTATCAACTCTGGTACAGTAATATCATCAAATACTGTGTACCCAGCATCCACTTTATAACTAGCACAGCATAAATAATACCGTCCATCATGACCAATCGGTATCCAATTTATAATATTACAAGAACGATAGTTTGGATGACCTGGAGGATTTTCGGTCTTAACATATAAATCGTGTTCATAACCCGCCAATAACTCTTCAACCCCAACATTTAATTTTAGTAAAACAAATTCAAGACCATGTTCACTACAAAAATCGCGAGCTATTTCTTGTTCATGAACATTATACTTATGATGCAGCCAACGAACACATATTTTTGTTCTTTGTTGTGCTAAGAATCTATGTATATTAGCCATTACTAATTCAAAATCGCCACCCCTATGATATATCCTATAAACATCAGGCGTCATTCCAGATAATGAAATATATATTATTCTAAAATTATTAAGAGAGTCTAGTTTTTCATCTGATAGAGGTAATGAAAAATTGGTACTCACGCAAGAATCAGTATCTTTAATCATATTAGAAACAGTTATAAACTCATCATGAAGTAAAGGCTCTCCGCCATTATACCAATGTAAACAATATTGCTCCCCAAATCTTTCTATAACTTTTTCTACTATTTCTAAAGACATTTGTTCGTTAGATGGCGTATGAGTACTATTCCAACAGAGAACACATCGTAAATTACAACCATCAACCAATTCAGGATTGATATATATCATATCATCGCCATCCTTCGATCATTAATTCTAACATAAACATTTATTAACCTCTCCAAAACAAACGGGATGGCAGGAAATTTTTCAAAGCCTGTTTGTTCCGTAAACGTTTCCGGCGTAGGATAGTCTACAAGCTCTCTCAGGACTTCATATAATTCTTCATCAGTCACGATTAAATCTATAGCTGGTCTGAGTAAAGTAGTAACAAAATCGATATATACCTCTCTCCGTGCTATAAAATAATTACTATAAATACATAGCTCTTCTTTATCGAAGGATGGTATATATGGAATAACACTCTGTTCTAGAAGTTTTTGAAGAATAATTTCAAAACCAGTTTTAACACCTCTATAAGTATAGGAATGTTTATGTGGTCTTCCAAATTTGCCTTTTCGTTTTGGAGCTAATATATCATACTTTCCACGTTTTCGAACTCCATTTTGCAGTCTCTCGAAGTTAAAACCTCGAATTTTTCTATCAACTTTCCAAGAGAACACACCAAACCAATCACAATCTGAGCACTCTCCTTGGCCTACCAAATCACATATAATTCCACTCTCTAGATAAATATCCGCAATCTCATTGAAGTACGGAATAAAGCCCTCCAATAGAAACTTCCTCTGGAATCTTCTATAGTAGATCTGATATACTTTAATTCTCATGACAGCATTTGAGATTTAGTTTTTCACCATCTAGATTGAATGTTTCTACATATTCGGCCCACCCTGATATATTAGCTTTAACACCAACTATAGATTTTGGTATTCTTCTATGTTCAATATGGGTAGTCTCACCTTCCCTCAACCATATTCTATGATGGCGAACACGCCGTTTAGCCCTCACAACCGATATAGCAACAACATCCTTACGTTTCGTCGCAAAATCGCCATGAGGAGTACTAATAATCATTCTATCGGTAGGTGTTCACACCAATCCGGCATCAGGTCTGTTAAGTGCTTCATCATTTCATCAATGATTATATCAACAATTCTAGCGGGACTTGTATTAGGATCAGTAATATCAAAACTTACCCGACAAAAACTTAGAATATCTCTACCTGGTCTACCATCATATCGTACTATTTTACAATGAAGACCATAATCCTCGAATCTTATACTAGCCCCACAATCTATCCATTCTTTTGCTCCGTCATCTTCCGCTTCCATAGCAATAACATATTCATCATTGCCATTATCATAAAAAACATGAAAATCTAATCCAAGTACTAATTTACAATGATTAGCAATTTCCTCAGCTAATATTTCGATCAGTACCATTATCATTACCACTACGAATAAAACTGGCGGGCAGGGAGTTGAACCCTGCCATTCCCGGCTACATGGCTTGCAAAACCAGCACTCCGAGCGTCCTGTCCCCTAGACCACCGCCACGGGCTATGCACACTCGCCCGCTGCCAAACTCTTACCAAGCCCCCGATCGTATAAAACACTCCAACTTCTGCTCAACACACCCCCACCACTTCTCAATCGCACTTGGATCACACAAAGGAACACGAAAAAACGGATTCTTAAGCGCCTCAGCACTCATACTAAAAACAAGATCCCCATCATGAACCACAGTACTACACTTCCTAGCAGAATCAACATCCACATGAAACCCAAGTAACGTCACAAGAATCTTCCAACCCTGCAGAAAAAACCGCACCTGCACCCTCCGACCAAGCTCAAGAACAAGCAAAGCAACCTCATCCAACTCACAACCATGAACCTCCAACAACTCAGTACACCTCACCCCACGCTGACCAACAAGAACCCTAATAAAATCCTCATTAGAACTCTTCCCCTTAGCAAGATTCACCCACTTGCAAAGCAACTGAACATTACCCCTCGTATAGCCCTCATCAGAATCAATACGGTCAACAGAAATACTACAAAGATCGCCAAACTTATGAGTCATAGGAAGACCACTAAGAGCACAACGGCCGCCCCGCTCTTCATAAAGCCCCCACAAATCCTCAAAAGTAATAGAGACTCCCAGCAAAGCTCTTTGTCTATTTGGATAAGTAGTTATTTTTCCTTTTCTAGCTTGATTTGATTGTTTTGTAAGATGATGCATTAGATTCCTGATAAAAGCTTCAGGAGACCTTTGGATAGCTTTCCGAACTGAAGCTATCCGCTGTTTCTTATTCTTCTGATAATCATCTTTTTTATATTGTTTCAATCGGTCAGCATGGTCTTTTCTGTATTGTTCATGAACTTTACTTTGGCATTCACGGCAAATATTACTGCCCTTCTTGAAAGGCTTTGAATCACGTGGATCACCGCATTCGCGACACTTATTCGGATCATTTCTTGTAGATCTTTCGGCTTCTATATGTCCACAGGAAGTACATATCCACCTTTCAGGCTTCTTTGGGTGTGTAAAAATAGTATGCCCGCATTCACTACATTTCTCAGGCTTCTTTAATGATGTCATTTTAGATAGTCTCCTGTCTTTAGAATACATACAAAAAAAGCCCGGACTGAACAACCAATCCGGGCTCATTATTTTTGTTCGAAGACAGCAGACTCGATAACGGTCGTTTACAAATTCGAGACCGTTACGGTGGCATAGTAAAGACCCCCATCCTCGATGAGTTTCTTCCCATATCGAGTCATGATCCCCTTGTTGGGGGTGAACGAGTTGGGATCGAGGACTGTTGGCGTGCTCAGGAGCGGGATGTATGGGGCGTAGAAGTAGCCCGCATCCAGGACTGAGTTGCCTTTGAAGCCCATGAGAATCTTGCAGTTGGGGAACAGCGGATCCTTGTAGATCTTCATCTTGCCTTGGATCGTGCCGATGTTCATGATCCCGATGTCGACACCCTCGGTCGTGAACGCGTCGCTCGCTCGGAAGTCATTCAACTGCTCGAACTTCGAGCAGATATCGGCGGACATCACCATCCAGTTGGCAGGACCTCGCAAGGTGGTCCTATGGATGATGTTGGCCACTTCAAGGACTTTATACATCAAGGCGATGTTGCGGTCCGTGAAGTTCACCGAAGCACCAGCGGCCGTAGCGAAGTTGTGGTCCGCTCGGATGGCTGCCGCGATTATCAAGTCGTTGATGATTTCACGATCGATTTCCGCGACCATCTCATCGGCCATCAGGTCGGTGAGGGTGGACTCGGCGTCGATGTTGTGAACCGACTTGAGGTCTTGAGCGGCCTCTAGTGACCAGCTCGTCTTCAGCTTACGAGTAATGGCTGCCACCGAATCGCTGTCGATGCTCAGCGTGACTTCGGGCTGGAAGGGATTCGCCTCGAGGTCGTACTCGTAATTAACCCGTGCCACTGCTCCGGCGGGTAGTGTACCGGCACTCAGCGTGATCTGAACGGCACCGGTCGTGTGGTCAAACGCGGTAGCACCAGTCGTGGTGTCGTCGACCGTGATCGTGTCGGTGAAGTTCGTGCAGTCACCGTAGATGATGACGTCCGGATTGCCGTCTGCATCGAAGCTGACGCGTAGGCAGGGTACTGCTTCTTCACAGTCCGGATTGGCTTCTGCGGCCGTCTCGAAGGCCTCGACAACCACCGTTCCTGCCAGGACTGGTCGGTGTGCCAGAGTAGCGGCAATAACCGTGCCACCAGAAACCGTTGCGTCTTCACCGCGTACTTCTTGCGAGCTGTAGTACGGGTCCAGAGCCCAACCGTTCTGCCTTGAGAACGTCTGGGCCGTGTTTTGACGCATGATCTGGGTGCCAGCAACCGTCTGGCCCTTCGTCAGGGCGTAACGGTATCTGATGTAGAAGATCAGACTGGCCGGTTGGCTCATCGGCTGGACGCCAACGAGGTTGTCCGCAATCAGCTTCGGATACGATTTGCGGATAAGGGGTAACGCGAAACGGGTGAAGTCCGCGATGTTGGCCGTCGTCGTCTGGTCTTCCAGAATGACGCTTCTGTTCTCGGGATTCCAGGTATTGAACTGGTTCTCGAGAATACTTGCCATCAGGCCGAATTTTTTCTGCGGCACTTCACGGCATTTGCTTAGGACCGGACTCCACTTGCCCACGAGTCGGTTTTTCTTACCTTCGTGGATGATCGCTGCTTTGTGGAGATCTGTTTCTTCGGTGATTGGGCGGCGACCTTGGCCGCGTCCCTCGGTAATGTGTCTGCGACGCTTTTGGCGCGTAGGAAGCATGAGTATGCCCTCCGGTTAAGTTACTAGATATTGTCGAAATTTTCGATCCGTATTAGACCAGATCCTCTGACATCTGATCGGCGATACCGTCAACGGTATACGTGTCACCGTTGCCACCACCGGTTGTTTGCGGCTCTGTCCGCCTTGCCGGTGGTTTAGGATCTTGGTTCTCGAGGATTGTTGCCCGTGTCGAGACCGGCTTTCCGCCTCGGCGTCTCTCGTCAATTCGTCGCTTACCCTTCTTCTTGGGGCGTTGGCGACTTTCGCTGAGATTACCAGACTTCAACCGTGCCATTTCGGTGGTCAATCGACGATTGTCCTTGAGGACTTTTTCGGCGATTGCGGTTTGACGGTTGGCTGTCTCGACGGCTTTCTTCCGTTCCTCGTTCGCCAAATGGATCTGCTTTTTCGCTTTTTCGACAATGGCTGTAGATTGTCCGTTGGTCCCGCCATCGGTTGTTAAGCCGGATAGCATTTCTGTAATGCTTCGCAGCTTGGCGAGGGCTTCGGACTCACTAAGGGCCGACTGCTTGACGAGCTGAGCCTCAATGGCTGCTCCCTTAGCTTCGCAGAAGATTTGGAGGCGACGAGCGAGCTCACGTTTGTGAGTCTCGGTTTCCTCTAAGCAGACCTTCTTGGCCTGCTCAACTTTGGCTGAGAATTCCTTCTCATATTGCTCACGAAGAGTACCTTTGTACTTCTCTAGGCTCTCACAGATTTGGGCAGCGAGCTCTTCAGAAACACCTGCTTTTTGAAGTAAGGCCTTGATTTTGTCCATCGTATTACTCCTCACGAGTTCCCGTTATTCGCAATTATATTTGAATGGAAATCCTAGTTATTACTGAAATAGTTACAGACCAAAGAAAGCATCAATTTCCTTGACCAGCATCTTCTGATACACCTCAGGACTGAATCTACTACGACTTCTGCGAACAGGACTAAGTCGCTTATTCAGACTTTCAGTAATATTCAAAATTGCCCCACCCACTGAGGGTTCGGCAACCGCATCCCACGTAACAAAAGCATAACCAGGCATTACACGATAGGTCTCATGACCACCCTGTTCCTGGACCTCCATGTCCCCGACACCACGCGAAGAAATTCCTACCCGGACCTTATGCTCAAATAATCCACGAAGCATCGCCCCACAAGGTAACAAATGGAGTACCTCAGCCTCACCATAGACCTTCTTACCCTCCATCCAGACCTTAGTGATCAAATGGCTAGCACGATCAAGATGGATCTTAGCATCAGCAGGGTGATCATATTCACCCATTACCGCACGTGCAGTAATATCCTCCTGAATCTGATTTACCGCTGGAGCCAAAACATCCCTAGTCGGATAGAATCGACCGTTAGCATTCTCCTTATCACCCAATTGGAACAGACCAGTTACTCTCGTAAGTGGTTGCTGTTGACCATTAATATCCTCAACAACAGTCTTCTGGTCAAGGACTTCAAACGGGTGAGTGTCCTGAATAAGCTGATAACCGGTGGGTACTATACCAGTTTCAGCTATCAAGCCACGGTTAAAGAGCGGTCTTGTAGCGCTTCTTGTGGGAAGAACCATTATTTGTCACTCTGTGATTTCGCGGTTGGTGGTTTCGTTCCGCTACCGTCGTCAACCTTCAGATCCGGACCGATAGAATCGAGTTTATCATCGGTCTTACCGGTCATCTTGTGGGCTGGCATGTCACGCTTATTATCCTTGACATGCTTGGTATACTTCGAACTCTGAGGGCTGGTAACATCCTTATCCTCGAACTGCTCCTCCTCCGGAGCAGGAGCAGCCGGTTGTGCAGGCTGGGCGGGAGCGGCAGCCGGTTGTGGAGCAGCATTAGGATCGACCGGGGCAGCCGCAGGCTCAGCACCCATCTCAGCACCAGCCTCACCACCCAATTCACCAGCACCCTCAAAGTCCGGCATCTCCTCACCAGGCAGGCCCGCTTCCTCGGCTCCCGGTTCCTCAACTTCCATCGAATCTACCGGAGCCATCTCCTCTTCGCCGCCTTCCAGGCCTTCCTCACCTTCCAAGCCTTCCATGCCTTCCATGCCTTCGTCGCCAACCTCGCCCACACCAACGTCGTCAGTTACCTCCACCTGAATTTGCCCATCAGGAGTAGTAGTAATCTTGGCCATAGCCTCTTTCAAGGCCCTATCTTCGGCATCTGAAACTGGTCTAAGCTGCTCAATTGATTCCGATAACCAAGCAGCAAACCGGTCCGGATTACCATCTTTAGTTAACCCTGCAGCAGCAAAAGCATCATGATATAGCTGCTCAGGAACTGGAATTTCTAGAGCACCATCTTCGCTAAGGATAACCGGTTTCAGTTCCTCGTTGATCCCTCCATGGTCGAAAATAAATCCAACACCATTAATGGAACCGGCAACCGCATCATCTTGAGCCTCACCCCACTTCAGAGCTGATTCATTCTTAAGCTCTCGAGGCTTATAAGCAGTCTTCTTGAAGCCTCTGCCACGGATTCTCGGACCCTTGAATTGGTCTTCGACGAAATCATCTTCGTCCTCGTCGTCTCCTCCGTCATCTCCTCCTTCGTCATCATCAGAACCAAACGGAGGAGCAGCACCTGGGAATGGTTTATCGCTCTCTTCGATATATGACTCGACAACTTGTTCAAGAGCCCTACCGATCTTTCCATTAGGAATTCTTAGGCCAATAGCCTTAATGCCAGCTCTGGCCATACTCTCGAGACTTTCCTCGAGCTTCTTACCTTCAAGACCGTGCTCTTCAGCAAGCTTATTCATTATAGCGACAATTCGCCTCATATCCTTATCATCAGTAATCACGGGCGAACCATACTCACTCAAGGTCATATTTTCGGCAAGTCTGACTCCAGCATTCAAAGCGTAAGGATCGAGGCTCTCGTCGAGATCCTCATCGTCATCGAAGTCCGGCATATCATCGTCGCCTTCAGGCTTCATTTCAGCGTGGATCGGCCGCGATTCCCTAAGGGCTTTTCTTCGCCTCTTGCCTTCACCGAGTCCACCGCCGCCAAGAAGATCGGCCAGCTCACCACCTGCCTCTTCGCCGCCCAGGCCACCAAGTTCTTCCTCTTCGCCACCTAGACCGCCAAGTTCCTCTTCCTCACCGCCTAGACCGCCAAGCTCTTCCTCAGCACCAAGCTCCTCCCCACCAAGGGCTTCTTCCTCTGCACCACCACTACTTCCACCAACTTGGACTAATGGTGCATTAATATTGATGACTGGTGCACCACTTTCACCGCCACCAGCATCAACTGCTCCTAATTCACCGAGTTGTTCAGCCAGGCTCTTTTCGGGCTGACCTGGGATTTGGTCGAAGTTGGCGAGTGTCTCGTTGGCCGCCAATTCCTCTTGAATGGTAGCAATCAAGTCCTCGGCTTCGTAGATGGCCGCATCGTCAAATTTCGGATCTTTCAATCTGACAATGAGATTGTCCAGCTTACTGGCCAATTCATGGGATTCCTTGATTCGCGGAGTCTTCGTCCGTAGAACTTCCAGGGTAGTTGCTAAGGCCTCGGCAGCCACCTCACGATTAGAGATAGCTTCGAAGATAAGCTCTAGGAATTTGTTGTAGGCCGCTTCGAAGTTCTTGGATTCACTCAGGATTTGGACATTCTCTGCCAGTACTGGGTGTTCGGCCTTTTTCGCGATGTTTCGCCATTCCGCAACTATTTTATTCTTATTCACACGCATGTTCGTGCGATGGAATAGTGTAGCGGTGTCATTGCATAATGCCTGATTGAATATGGCGTGTGTCGCCATGGCATTCTCGACCAACGTCTGGGCTTGGGCTCGCGTCAGAAGGGTAAATTCCTCCATTTCATCTAAGAACGGAGATATGAACTTGACCGCTTCTTCGATATTCCCTTCCGAGATCATACCAGCGATAGCATGGATTCGATTCTGGAAGCCTTCAGACATATATGCACTAGTCGCGGCTTCTCGCATTCTCTTCGCGACCAATTTTCTAGCAGCCCATTTGGTTACCGGGAGTTTGACAGGACTACCATCGTTGAACGTAGCTGACGTCACCTGTCCGTTTTCAACAATAACCTGGTCTTGGAGACCTTCAACAATTGCCGCTATTAGCCGTGGTCGCACCGATTCATCCAGAATATTCTGTGTCTGGACTTTGATATGGCGTCGTACGCCGTCTCGGCATTGGACCATGCCAGAAAATGGTACTGAACGACCTGAGAAGCGATGCTTCTTCATGGTATTAAACATGGCAGCCATGCCTCGTTGGTCGTTCTCTTCGATGGCGTTGACAAGCTTCATACAAGTATCCTCGAATACTTGCTGCTTCTCCTTCTCGAAGATATCCACCGGCCGGATGTTAGAGATGGTAACCTTGCTATCACCACTGTACTCGGCCAGGTAATACTGATTGGTATCAACATCCTCGAAGAAGAGGTCCGCATCACGTAGAGCTACTAGCTGCCAATTCTTGCCAGCCTTCCGCCCCATTTTCTTGATACGGCTCTCGAAGGACGTTACCTTTGCCTGAGCAGAAGTGTTCAAGGCTCCCAGAAACTTTCGGCTGTCCATTTTTACCACCGGATCAGCCACAGCAGTCTGATTTTGAGCCATCGAAGATACTCCTAAGCACGTTATGGGTTATTGTGATATCTAGCTACTAGTAATTTTGATTAAACCATTTTATCCCAATAATCACCGACAGCTTTAGCGAATTCTTTTCTGGTCTCAAATTGCTCTCTAGCGGCATTAATATTAAACCATAAATCTTCAGCTCTATATTCTGCTTGTGATCTATTAGTAATATGCATACCAGGCCTCTGTAGAATCATCATAGCATCATGTACTGAAGACGGAGGCGATTCACCATAATGTGTTTGCATATGGAACTCTAGTGTCTCTGGATCTACATGTTCTTCTTCGTCCTTTGTTTCCACTTCTGTACTATCTGGCCAAAATGCCTCTTCATACCCATCGTTGTAGCTGATAATATACCATACTTTATCTCCAGCCCCTACAATAGGTCTTTTTATTTCCGATCTAGGCATCTCCCTGACAGCTGCGACATCCTCATAAGATCTAGATGCCAATATTTTATGTTGAACTATAGTAGGTAATTCCAAAAAAGTAATAGATTGCCCTCCAGGACCGCGCAATTCAGCATCCTGCATAGCTTTAGAAAATCTTTCATCTGGGTCAAGGTCACGACTATATATTTCGTTTATTCTCATAATTCACTGACCTCTACAAGGTCTTCTTCAGTAATCTCTTCATTCTCATCCGTAATAGTTGGATTAGTCTGCATTAGTATCTGCCTAACCTCATTTATCACTTCCTCCCTCACATCAGAATCGACTGACCATTCGATCAGCAATTCCTCATCATTATTTGGATCATGAATTGTAGCGGGATCACCATTGCTCTCTGAAATATCAGGAGGACCAGTGGCACTAAGTCCATCTAGTTCATTAGAATTAAGCATATAATCATATCCGCTCAATTCCTCCCTATCCTCCCTCACTAATGGCTTACCAAGTCTCTGAGCCCACCTTTCAACAATAGTCCTGACTTCCCGCTCGCGGCCCTGCTTCTTCATCTCAAGCAATAAATTTCTTTCTGCCTTATAATCATATCCATCAATCATCTCGATGGGATTCTCCTCCTCTTCCTCTCCCCCTTCTTCACCTCCCATCTCTTCACCGCCCAAATCAAGACCTTCTTCTTCGCCACCTTCCTCCATTCCCAGATCAGGACCTGGCATCCCACCTCCAGGGCCACCTTCATTAGCCTCCGTTTCCATATCCTTCAATTCTTCTATCTCATCAGGTGACAAATCAGTGAAATGAGTAACTATCCACTCCTTCGGGAACCACCCCAAATCCTTAAGATCGGCCATCACACCAACCCTAGTCTGCCACGTCTCAATCCGATATAATTCCTCCATAGCAGATGTGGCAGTAAGAGCAATCTCAAATCCTCGCAAGTCCTCGACAGAGTAACCACGCAATGCCAAATGGACTAAGCCAATCTTTGTAAGTCCCGTAGAAACCTCTCGTTGTACCCATTGAACCGCTTTGGCAAATTCAGAATGTGACTGAGATAATGATTTCTCACTAGCTTCCCCAGCACCCTCACCAATTCCTACTCTGGCATAAGGAATCTTGGTGGGAGCTATCATCTTTTTCTTGAAGTACTCGATATCAGCAATTTGGTCGAGGTTTTCCGCACCTGGTAAGGTCTCGATATCTGGACCACTACCATCAGCTCGTCTCGGTAGCAAGAAGTCATCTTCTTGGATTAGCGGAGAATATCTCTCATCGAACGTCCCAGTAGTAGGATTATAGAAGCGCTGCCTCTTATAATTCCTAGCAATCATCTGCATATATTCTGGAACTTCTTTTGGCGGGATCAAACCGACTGGGATAATAAACTTACGTTTTTCAGGTGCTCTAGTGATTCTGTAGATGAGTGCTGCATCTTCCATCAACCGCAATTGTTTGAAGGCTTTACGTCCACCATCAAGGATAGATCTACCATATGGGTGATAAATATTCTCAAAACTGGTCAAACGGAGATGCATAACTTGCCATGGATGCATAAATTGTGGTTGTGGGTATAATGCATCCTGGAAGAAGAATCCCACAAGATCACCAAATCGTGTTTCAATTCTGGTGAAGTTGTAGACGTTCATGAACCGCAAAGACGATATACCATCTCTTTCCGTAGTAGGAACAATTTCAAATGGCAGATCACCATATTTGCATAGATAACGTATAGATGGGCGGCAATACGTATCCCAAAGCAATGTATCAAAGAATAAGTATTCTAATTCTTTTTTCAACCGCTTGTTGCGAGCCCTAATGATTATTGTGTGTTTTCTCTCAGGGTCTACAAGACTCCCCTCATCAGCATAGAGGTCTAGGGCGAGACTTATCTCACCCATCTGATCCATTTGTTCGTAATCTTTATATCTCTCCAGTCTATTAATCTGCAAATTCGTCTGGTCTAGAATCGCTGATTGCGCATTAAAGTCCAGGAATTCCCCGCCAACTACGAGTCGATCAAGACTAGATTGGTCTTGTAAGACTCTTTCCGCTTGGAATATGCTGTGTTGGCGTGCTAGTGCACGAACTCTATCGAAGACTAACCAATTAGTAGGCATAGGTAGAGACCTCACAATATATACAGCAAGAGTGCTATTTTAATATTTGAAGAGTCACTACTAATAGCTTACGAATTCTAAGTGTTAAGAAGCAAATATCCGAAAGTAAATATAACCAAATGCTAGGAAATGGAAAGGCCCTAATTTCCCACACAAGATAGTTATAGGTGTATTCCGGAAAATTCTAGCGTATTATGGATGCAGCGATTTGTTTCCTTCCTTTAGCTTGGAGAGACGTCATGAGTGTTGCGGTTCCTTCAGATGGGTCGGTTCAGAAAATGTTCGAAGCTTTCTTGACTGATTTCGACACCTTGTCGGACGCCAAAATCAAGAAAGCAATAACTTGGTTCTCAGAAGCCAAAGAGAATGGTAGAGAACGTTTAGACGACGTTAATCTTCCATTACTCGTTAAGGTCGGAGCCAAGTTCTACGAAAGGTACGGTGACAAGGCTAAAGACACACCACCTGCAGTAATCAAGAAGTACATGTATATTAAATTACTGCAAGGTAAGACCTCTTGGGAGAAGAAATGCCAATCTCCTCCTAGCACAGATCCGAAGCCTTGGGACTAACCAACCTCTGGATCAAGGCCCCTGACCCCGACCAGGGGTTCATTGGGCGGCCCAGACCTATCTGGGCCGCCCTTACTGTATTGGACCAACATGGATATCAACAAACTAATAACAGACAGAATAAACGGATTTCCAATTCAAATAGATTTTAGTTGTAGCCCCGCACTTACAACAATTGCTAAAAGAGCACATGAAGAAATAAGTAAACGAGCAAAAGTCGATAGAACAGATCTGAGATGGAGAAAGTACAGCAAAAAATACAGTCTTGAAGGGATTTCTGCTGAGATCGGGCTTATATTATTAACTGCTACCGATTATCATAGGATGTTACGATATTGGTGGGCAGGCACCAAATCAGGTCGGAATTGCGGAAAGGATATACTAGCATACTATTATGCAATAAATGGATTTCCAGGTCCCGACAAGGATATAGAAGTAAAATCAACAGCACATGCATTTAACAAAAGGACTGGTATTGTATATGTACGAGCACCATATGGTACATTAGATTATGGTGATCCGTGTCCACCATGGGAATTCTGGGAAGAACACTTACCAGATTCATATTATTGTTCCCTAGAGCAACTAAAAGCAAGTAATCCATACGCTTTCAAATTTCATGGTTGGGCAACAAAAGAAATGTTCCGTAATAATTATTATGGAACGCATCCATATAATAACACTGCCCTAAGAAATACACTCGATCCTTTCATACCAATGTATAATTCACGGCAAGGTTTACCAATAACAGGATTACATCATTCTCAACTAAATAGTCCTGAATCCTTCTTCGCTATGATTAGATCTCAAACATAATATATGAAAGTCACAGAAAGAATAGATCGCGTCCTAAAAGAACGAGAAGATCATGGATTACGAAATCTCGGCACTGGCTTCCGTGGAGGCGTAGCTACTACCACAGATAAGTATGAGAAAGCACTAGCTCAACAAGCTGGCAAAGATGAGAGCGTCAAAAAGCTCGTCAAGGAAGTTCAATCATCGCTAGAAAGATGTTCTGAATTAGCCGCAAAAGACCCTGAAATTCTAAAGGCATTCCTAAAACTAGTGAAGGCTACAGTCAACTCTGATGTGCTAAAAATTGCCGCTCATTACGTAGAAAATACAAAAAAGGAAGATTAATCTTTTAACTTCTCATATATCTCAGCAAATTCCTCAACGCTTGCTATACCTTTCTTCGATCCGATCTTGTATACCACTTGACCATCTTGGTAGATCCACTTAGCATTAGGAGATTTATATATTTTTGGGAATGGTAAATCAGGTTCCTCAGCTTCCTCATCATACTTACTGGTCATATTTTCTAAATAAAATTTCCAAAACTTTAAAGCAGCTTCTTTATCAACTAAATCAGCAAAATATCGATCATATATTTTAGCAAATTGTGCGGGATTTGCTGCCCCTGATTTAGATTTATCATCTACACGAACAACAAACGTAATCTCACCATCAACTCCTAAAAACCACTTCCCCCTCTCAGTAACACCCATTGGTGGGAAAGGAAGCTTTTTAAGATCCGTCATAGGACGGAGATCTTCGTTTATACAATGCAATTTCATACATTATTTTTGTTTATCTTCGCTTCTAGTATAGTAAAACTTCTTAGGAGATATAACAGGACCTCCTTGCCCAATCGGAATAGCCCCCAATTGCAAAGTAAAATCATCTAATTGGGCTTGAGCAGACATCTCAGGAAGCTCATCAGGAGACAAAGTCATCGGCATAAGAAGCATAGCCCCACCCTTATCAAGAAAACGCTGTTGAGCCGCCAAAACCTCATCATCAGACATTATATTAGGACCAACAGGCTGCTTAAAATCATTCTTACCACCATACGGGATAAGTCCTGCCTCATCACTCAACAAAGCATCATTAGTCCCAAGCAGTCCTAAACCAGTAGCAATCACAAGGTCATCGTAGTTCCCAGCACCTTCCTCAGCCTCAGTCTTATTGGTATCTCTACCAGCTTTATCGCGCTTCCTAACATAAGTCTGTATCTGCTTCAGCAACCTCTTACTGTATATGGTGTATCCTTCTTCCTCCTTATCCCTAATAAAGTCTATTAGGAATTTATTGAGCGTTGGTTTACTCGCTGGAGATGTAGCAAAACCATACGGTGATACCTTTAGAGCTCTCTGATTAGAGCTCGACCCTGGAGCTCTAGGATTATCGTTAATATCCTTCTTTCGCCAGATTCTAGGATACATTACATCATATCGCATAGAATCGACTACTGTATCCCCGCCATTATTTCGCTCAATAACTGCCAGAGCACAATTGTACCATCTACCTATACGATCAATATATTTTATGAGTTCTCGAGGCAAACATCGAGCCATGAATTCAGCAACTTGCTCCATCGTATCAACATCAAAGACCTCAATAGCACTATAATCACGTCCTTTACCCGTTGCTATATCAATCCCCATCACATAAGCATGTGCTCGTGTTCCTTGATCTATTATTACACCAGCTCTCTTCTTATCTGGTGTGGCAGACACCGGTTGCTTCCATACCCACAAACCTTCCTCCGGCTCCATAAAGTCGAAATCCATTTCTTCGGCTTCGCCAGATACAGGATGGACATAAGTCTGATACCCACGTACCTTCTGAGCAGGATCTCGAACCGTCGTCTGCACATGTGCAATAACACTCTCAGAGAGAACTGTGTTACCAGACCCGATAAAGCTAGCTAGAATTTCCTGCTTGAACTTCCAGGCCTCACCTTGTTCTTGAAGCGCTTTCCATTGTTCCTCTAACCATGGTGACCAATATGGGCCGTACTTGGCAAGGTCTTCTTTACTTGTGCACCTTCTGATCCCATCACGCGGTGCAATCCTCTTGCGTTGCTTTGATAGCGGATCGGTGAATTCAATAACCCAATCCATGTCCCACCAGTTAATGATAAGTGGGTTGAATTGGTTCAATCCTGCCTCGGCATCGGTACAGGTCGACCAATACCAATTACCAACACCATTCGTGGTGGAAATGACTATAACATTACCACCATGTTGCAACGTAGGCCAACCACCAGCCCACATCACATCCATACCCTGAATAAATGCGGATTCATCGATAATATTCAATGATGATGCATGGGATCGTAGGACATCAGGGTGAGATGTTAAGGACTGGATCCGAGATCCATTGGGAAATACTATCTCATGCTCATTCTGTTTGACAGGTTCCCAAATTTCTCGCATCCATAATGGTAAATGCTCAAAAAGGAATACCACGTGATCCCGTAGAAAAGACATAGCATCTTCATTTCTACGGGAGACGATTAGGATTGTTTTGTGGCTATGCATCATCGCGAACCATGTCGCGAATGCACCAGCAATTTTTGATACGCCTGACTGACGGCATTTTCGGAAGATATTAAGCCTATTAAGACGGAAGGCTTTGATAGCATCCTTTTGATAGCTAAAAGGATTGAACGGCAGAACGCCAGCAGAAGGGTGCTTCAATTTACCGAAATTGCGTAGGAACCAAGTTACAGACGACTGGCACCTCTTAATAACTTGTGCTTGTTGTGCTGTTACTTTCGGCATTACATGTCTTTACTGCAAATTAACTTATTATGTTGTTTGTCGACTATATCAAATCCCATCTTTCCATGTGCTCTTACAGATGCTTTATTATTCATATTAATAAATGCCCATAACTTATCAAACCCATGTTTTCTAGCTAATAGCTGATAAAATTCATCCATCAACCCTTTACCTCTAAATTCCGGATCTATTGCTACTTCCGTGAATGGCTTCCCATCATGTACAAAAAATCCAACAACTCCAAGTGGTATACCGTCTTTAACAACAGTATACATATTAGCACCCTCTCTATCTAATATCATTATATCGGCATGATCTCCAGCAATATCCTTATAACCTATACGGAGCTTACGGTGTATAGCTTCCGCTAGGACTCGATCAAGTGTAGATTCAAACCAATTCATTAGTATTCGTCTTCGGGTTCCATTGGCTGATCTAATACATCATTGAGATCAGTTTGGCCACCCTGGACGTTTTGGTTAAGTATATTAATACCAGCTTTGGTAGCTGCTATCATTCTGGCGTTGGCTTCCATAATCTTAACAGCAGTCGAATTTATATTAGCTTTTACTTCAACTGCCTTCACCAGACCATCTACCCACATCCTTTGTGGTTGAGTATTAGCATTAGTAGCATTATCTATTTGTCCACGTAATAAATCTATGACATCCTGCGTTTCTTGCCTATCAGATCTACATGCCTTCAAGACTTCGTCAGTTACAGCCTCCAAATTCTCATGGTATTTTGATAGATCAACAACAGGTCTAGCCTCATCACTTGCTATCTCGAAGCTTTCTTCCTGATTAATACCACTAAGATCACGTACATCAACAGGACGTAAGGCCTCTTCTGCCGGAAGCAAGTCCTCAGGATCTTCGAGATCTGAATAATCTTCTTCTATTGGTAGTCCAAGAGTCTCGTCATCAGACTCCTCGATCCCCAATTGATCCATTACTTGTTCTTCTTCTGTTTCATCATCTAATTGGTTCAGAAGATCACCAATCTCTTGGTCTAATTTATCTGCCATCATGAACCCTTAATTCGTGACATAAGCTATTGAGCCAATCTCTATCTATATTAGGTACGCTCATCAACCTTTTAGCAGCAACTAGGAGCATTGGCTTATCATTTACTTGTTCTAATATATGTGCAGCAACTTCCTTACCAATATTATTAGCTATAAATTCGGCAGCCTCGGAGAACCTACTATTCTTCAAACTCTTAGACATAGTCCTTTCTTGTGTTCTAGAGCTATCACGATGTGCCCGTCTGGCCCCACCTTTATCCTGTTGATGACCTGGCTTTCTCTTTGGTTTGATTCTATCACCAAAGCTCGGCAGGCCAGTCTCAGTATGTCCATCGTCATCCTGCCGAATCCCACCCTTCTTAGGCCTCATATGCCTACGCACTCTATTCCTTATAGCTTCTGGAGATTCTATGAGTGCTTGAAAGTCACCTATTGTAGCAGTACCTTCATCAATTTTCTTTATCACGTCCTCCGCCATTCTATCAAGCTCGGATCCCATATCAGGAGGTAAGAATTGTGCTAATCTAGCAACAATCTCTTTTGCATCTTTTAGACCTTCCAAGGCATATTCATTCTCGCCTTTTTCTATAGATACTTCGATATCATCTATATGATGACTCAACGATAAAAGCTCATTCTGAAGTTGGTCATGACTAAGCTCTGGTTCTTCATCACGTGTATAGAGTTCATCCTGTAGTTGATCAGATATGTCAGGTTCTAAGAGACTATCTATTTCCCGATCTCGTGTGTATTGTTCTAAGGCATCATCATGTCCATGTAAATGATGCCCAGGAGGATATGCACTTTCTGTCATCTTTATTTCCTTACGGTAAAAATTCTGCTCCACCATGGTCATACTTGAGGTCTTCGACGTCCATCTTCATCATCGGCAGTCTCTCACCACCGTAGCCCTCATTAACACACAAGTAAGCAAGTTCAGTACAGTATCTCGCAATCCTAACCATGTCCTCATAATTAATTTTATCCGCCGTATCCCTGCTCGTATGATAATCATTGTGACTACCAGTAAACAACCATACTGCAGGAACACCAGCAGACCTAAATCTGGCATGATCTGATGCGCTACCACTAGTACGAGTAAGGTCATCAGCAAATGGATACGTAGGACTCAATCTATCAATATAATCATCCCAATCAGCACCAAGTTCTGCCCATTGTATCTCGTGTTCACCGAGTTTCTGAGAATAGACGTGACCAAATCGATATCTCCCAACCATATCACAATTGATCATAGCAATATGGTCATCAATATCTGGATTTCCCTTCGGGAAAGTCGGATTATTGACGTAATATCCAGCACCTATCAAGCCACTCTCTTCGGCCGTATACAATTGAAAAACAATAGTTCTTGGACCCGGCTTCATCAATGAAAAAGCATACGCAGCACACATCACGACCACAGAACCAGATGCATTATCATCAGCACCCAATCGACCATTACCCAAATGATCCAAGTGGCCACCTACAACTACAACATCATTTTTCAACGCCGGATCAGTACCCTCGATATATGCAAAGAGATTCTCATCACGATAACTACCACTCCAGGTAACTTTCTGCCGCTCCGTCTCCAACCCCCATTCCTTATACAAATCCTCAATATACTTCACAGCTTTCTGATAACCAGGTCTGTTTGGCCTACGTCCATCAAGTTCTGATGATGCTAGATAATAGAGCCATTCCTTCTGATCCTCTTGTGTGATTTTCTTAACAGCTTCTTCAACGGGCAAATAAGGTGGAGGCTCTTCTGCATTACCAAAGTTCAAAGGCTCGGCGACACCCTGTTTACCAGCTTTATTCTGGCCAGCTTGAATAGTAACAGTAGTACTACCATCATATGTGTTAATCCAGCCATCCTGTAGCACCTCAGATACTGCATATGATCCAGCAGATAAATCGGCAAATACATAATGACCTTGATTATTAGTGACTGTTGTCTTATCATTCAGTTTAATAGTCCAACCGGCAAGTCCTGGCTCATTAGAATCCCAAGTACCGTCATTATCAGTATCATGCCATTTGAAACCTGATATTGAAGACGGAGGCGGCGGCGGAGGTGGCACGAACTTGCCTTTGTAATGAGCAATATCTGTACCTTCAACTCCTTTACCGGTCACATCCATAACTAGCCGGTGCTCACCAAGTTTGGCCTTCTCTTTGCCCTCGAAAGTCCATGTTTCATCTGTTTCGAGGACATAGTTTTTATTAGTATCACCACTTTTTAGTGCTAGTTGGATTGGTGCCATACCGGGATCTAATTCCACAGTGTGATTGATACTAGACACGGCTACAGAACCGGTATTATCAACTATGCCAGTAATAGTATACTCTGTGTCCTTGTTAATCTCCGGCCCAGGTGGTGTATCTGCAGTATCTCCATTAATCTGCAGATCAACAGAAATAGCAGGCTGACAACCAGCCAACAATAGCACTAAAAGTAGCAATTTTCTCATCAGATCACAGTCCCTTTTTCGAACTTGAAAGTACCAGGCTGACCAGGTACTGGAACAAGAATATGGTCGTATCTCGACCCATCACTATCGATGTGATATGGCCTTCCTCTGATCACAATTCTCTCGTCAGCAACCTCACCCTTAATCGTACCGTTAAGAGGAGCACAATTAGCGGCTGAAACAAACTTGTAGGAACCAGGATTTGTCGGATCAGATGCAACAACATGATCACACCTTGTACCGTCACTATCGATATGATAGACAGTACCAGATAATACAATCTGCAAACCTGAACCAATCGACCCATATATATAGCCATTAACTGGCCGATACGGAGGCGGAGGCGGAGGAATAATCTCACCAGGAACACCTTGGAATTTCGGGAAATAGGCGTAATCATATGAATCTAGGTATCGATTGTAAGTCGATACTGTTGTCATCCATGCTCCCTGATTCTTAGGACCCCAACCCCAATTACCCTTCACGGCGTGCATCAGATCGAACATTTCGTTCGGACTTCGAATGGCTTTAACGTCAGCCCAGGTGATGACTGTACCATCACTGAGACTACCGAATGGCCAATTAGAGTCGCTAATCTCACCGCTCCAACCACCACCCCACGTCTGCCCATGAAGCATAGCATGATTAGATTTTGAGATACTGTTGACGCCCTTGCTCTTAAACCATGAGATGCACTCGTCAGACCAGTCCTGGCCGTAGCATGTTTGAGCATGCCCACCGATACCTCTTGTCGTATCAAGTCCTCCGGAGCCAGCCGTCGTATTAGACCCATGGTGAAGGGAAGCACCACGACGAGCAAGACCCTTATACATCTCGTCGCTTGTCCCGGTAACTTCAACAATAGCACCGTCATCATATCTGAAATTGGAGTGTACCCAGTTCTCGATAGCATCTGGCGGGCCACCACGACACCATACAGATGAAGGATATCGCTCACATTGGGATTCTGTATGGAATTCCAAGTCCTGGTAACTCGGTGTGGTCAACTTCGTGCCTAGTGCTCGACCATCAAAAATTGTGGCCGGGCACCAACCATGTTCCCTGGCGACAGAGGCATGAGCACTCATATACCAACCAGAACCACAACTACCACGATATGAGTAGGCCCACAATGAAGCCAGAGTGAACATCTGGTATTCATTCGTTGGATCTCGTGATTGGACACCAAGCAGATTCATCATCATCTCGGCACCCGATGCTCCTACACAGTTACCAGAATTCTGGAGCATCTGGTAAATCCAATTATTATATCCTTCGTTGTATTTCTCGAACTCTTCGAAGGAATATGCCGTAAAGACATAACATCCCTCAACACCCTGATACGGCTCCATCTCATCGTCGCCGCGATTATCGTACATCGTAAGAGAATCCTCGGCACGATATTGATTTTTACCGACAAGGTCTCGAAATCGCTCCTGTTCCTTGAGTGCTTTTCTGCCTTCTGGCGTACTCGGATCTGGAAGTATGCATCCGGTGTAACCACCGGCATAAGCGGCTTCCAAGGCTTTTGTTTTCAGTGCTCGATCTTGGATCGATGGTAGGAATTCATTGGACATATCTGACTCCAAGGATAAAAATTGGGTATTAGACTGATTCTCTGAGTCCTTTAGCACAATCAACAAGCAACGATCCATAATCGGTGTTTGTCGCACCCTCTTGCCCCAACTTGTCGAACCAATCCTGTAACAATATGCGGAAAGGCTGCCAAGCAGTTAATGCTGGCTCACCCTTGGGGTCGAGGACAGCGCGAAAGCCCTTGCTAACGTCCTCAGAGATCTCAATCCTGCCGTTAAGTTCACCACCAGTAACCTTAGCAACAGTCGCATCACATGCGGCAGCTAATTGCGTAGCCGTAAGGATACGATCTGGATCAGCAGTTGCTGCTAAAGCCTGATCCTTAAATTCTTCGACACGATCTGGCGGGGGTGGTGGCGGATCAAATTTGCCCTTGTAATGGGCTGGATCAGAGGCTTCGACCCCATCTCCAGTGACATTCATTACTAGACGGTGTTCGCCGAGTTTGGCTTTCTCCGTTTCTTCGAATATCCATGTCTCGTCGGTATCAAGAACGTAGTTTTTGTTTGTGTCTCCGCTCTTGAGCGCCAACTGGATCGGTTGCATACCTGGTGCCAGCTCAACCGTATGATTGATTTCTGACACGGCCACAGAGCCGATATTATCGACTATCCCAGTAATTGTAAATTCCGTATCCGCCGTGATTTCGGGTCCAGGCGGGGTATCTGCAGTATCGCCATTAACCTGCAGATCGACAGAAATTGCTGGTTGGCAACCAACAATCGCGAGTAACAATAGCAATAGCAATAGGTTCTTAACCATGGGGTCACCATAATAGCAGAGGAGTATCTTTATACCTTGATTCTACGTTGAACCAAGCGCACATCTCTTGATTATATTTGGTGCCTACTCCTCGTCGTGGTCGATATTTGACTCACGACGACCATCGGATTTTTGTTCAGCACCTTTATTAGTTGGAGAATCTGTAAATTCCAGACTCCGCAACTTTATAAATTTGATAAAATTGGTGACTGTTGGGCGAGAAAGCCCTGATCGTTGCACCAGTTTACCTATTATCCCATCATATGGTCTATCATCGTTGTATATCAGGTATTCCAGTGCATTAAGGATTGTTAAGAAGTCATCATGATACTTGCACATATCCCTAGCTTCACTAAGGAATCTAATCATGATGTCACTGGTTGGTTTGGGCTTATTACTAAGATGGCCAATATACGAGGCAGAATTCTTCCTATCCCTAGCTTCTTTCTTAATATATGCTAGGATTACCGTACGGGATATCTGTGACCACATATTAAACACTTTAGACATCCCACGGTATAATACCGTCTCAGATCCTCCATATCTGCCCTGCATCGGCTCTACAATAGGAATTACCACCAATTTATGCTTACAATGCGGACAACACTTATGTAACTTCAGAGTTTCTTTCAGCGTTTTTATACCATATTCCTTATCGGCAGGCTCATATAATAGAGAATCAGACGGCCGATCAGGACTAAAACAAGACCTACAATGTGGTCTAGCACGATACTTATATAGTGTCCGCTCTATTTGACACCACGCTGTCTGTAGAAGATCTCCAAAGGCAGATTCTTCTTGCCCAGGATATATCGTATGGAGGCCTTGTTTCCTGATAATTTGTCTAATTAGTTCAGTGGCATGTGACATTATCTTGTCACGTAAGTTTACTTGTGTACATCCAGTCCAGATGTACTTGGTCAATTGCCACTCAACAATTTCATTGACAAAATATAATCGGCGGGTTGGTGCTGCATCACCAGGTAATGCACCATTTGCAGGGTTAGTCTGCGACGGCGATGAGTTGTTTTTGTCGTGTCCGTTTGAACAGCCGTTTGGGCACGACATATCGACGTTTGATGAGTTTTTCACCATCAATGCTTCCACCAGGAAACACTATGGTCGTACGATAACCGGCATTAACCATAGCCCGCAAACGAGCCTTCGAATGATCGTAAAGGTATTTGTTGCATCGGAAGTAAAAGTCAAAAACCCTACTACGACCTAATCGATTTCTCCGTACCGCACGGCCAATTTTCTGTACAAAGTCCGATTCTAACTTACCGCCGGTTGCAATAACTAAATTCTCACAACCACCCGATAAGTCTAGACCCCTATTAATTATTTTACCACCAATAAGTACATCTAACTCACGCCTCTCGAACGCACGCAGCATTTCATCACGACGGCGCTTAGTAGTCTGGCCATATATAAATGATGTCGAAAGACCACTATCCCTAATAATCTTCTCCAAATGCTTCCCAAGTGCTATCTTATCGACAAGGATTAATGTTCCGTCACCCTTATACCTATTGCAAAGAGCAGCTATGAGCTTATGAAAATCTCTATTCTCTGTCATCCATTCTTCATAAGCAATATCATATGCCGATCCCTCATGTATATCTCCATCAATCCCAAAACCCATTGAGAAATACTCACAAGGAATAATCTGTCCTATCTTCTCCAACCTTCTTCTAGGCACTATCATAATAGGTGATCCAAGGTGCTCCTGCATCACCATAGCCTCCACAGGCTTCTCAGGATCAAAAGGAGTGCCAGAAAAACCATATCGACGTCTACCTTTAAACCAGTGCCGGAATAGCATCTTGAATTGATCTGATGTTGCCTTATCGCACTCATCAATTATAATCATCTCGGCTTCTTTCACATATTTCCGGAGCTCTTTCGCATTCTTCTTGCGAGTTTGAAAAGCCTGTAATTGTGATTCCCACTTCTTCAGACGCTTTTCAAACTTCTCCTTCGGCTCTCCTTCCTCTTGATTAGGTGGCTGAGGAGGCATACCAGGGCTACCCAAGGATTGAATAAGTCCTACTACGATTAATTCACCATTGGGGCGACGACCAGCATAAAATATACCAACCTCCTCGGCAACATCCCGAAGCTCAAGGCGTTGTTTCAATTGTGTTACAACCACTGTCTGATCAGCAATAATAACCGTAGGACATTCTATAGCCTTACAAATACCACATATAATCTCACCCTTGCCGCCACCAGTTGGTATATCATACACTCCACATTCTATCAGACAGGCCTGCTTAATGCTCTTCACCTGATAATCGTGTAATTTTATTCCCGATAGGAAATCCTCAGTAACTTTATCGGGTGCGATAGGGCTATATTCCCACTTCTCGCGATGATCCTTGACCACCAATGGTATATCATGCTTTCTGCAGAGCCCCCGAAGCATACTCAGAAGCGGCCTAGCTATCCTTTTCTTCGCTCTGTTGTATTTCCGATAAACTCCGTCCCACTGTCCCAATTGGTCTGGATCTATATGGACATTGGGGAGAGACACACTGAACTCTTCCCAAAGCATATCCTCTTCAGGTTCGGTCAGGTGATTGAAGTATAACCACTGGTTGCTTGTTACATTAGCTCTCATAATATCCTCCAAGCACCTGTGGCAAACAAATAGCTACCGGTTAAATACGGGTAGTCAATCAAGGCGTCCTGGCATCATTCTAGCGATAGTGTCTATAGGATCAAACTGCGGCTCCTCATTCTCATCACATCCAAATAATTCTTCTATTCTATCTATAGACTTCGGATCATTTAGGTCAAAAGTATGTGGGCCTATTTTGAGAATGGTTTCATTAATAACAATAGCATCTGGATAAAGTCCTTCCACCACAGGACCATAGATATGAATCTGTACGCCCATATCAAATCCGACCGGATTATCATATGGGTCTAGCCAAGCCCTATGATCAGGACTCGTGTTGATGAGATCTACTATAGCCTTTAGTACATCCACTAAGTATCCTCAACGGTAACCACCACTTTCTTCTTTTGATCTGGCGGTGGCAACTCACATTTATCAGAATCACAATAGTGGCTTCCAACAGCCTCAGTTATATAGTCACTGTAATCAGGCTCAGTGACTTTATTATTATATTCAACAACCTCTTCCGGTGTGCAAGCTTCGTAAGGGGCCTGAGGATAATCGTGATTCTCCGTAGGAAGGAATGAGAGACCTTTCAAGCTGTCCTCATACGATGCTAAGATCTTCGCGATTTCTTTAGCCTCGTGTTCATGAAATCGTATGGTACAAGATACCTGATTATCAGCCCAATACCTCTGATAGTCTACAACATTCTTGACTTGCTCCCAGATATTAACCTCGCCGACAGGCCTTACACCATTGCATTTTACGGCGAATGTTGCAACCATCGTCTTCGGATCAGTAACAGACAGTTCAACATGATAACCAGCATCTTGTAAGATCTTGATAAGTACACTATCATTCGATATTCTAACTCGCCGCCAATACGTACATGATTCTGGGTGATGTATACCAGGTGTGGCACCAACCATAAGACTAACAGTACCACTAGGCTTAACACTAGTCACTTTGATAGACTTAGGAACGCACAACCACTCGGAGTAGATCTCATCCCATCTGCGAATCTCGTTATATCCAGCATCGCAGAAATCCTTTAGCACTTTACGTCTGCCAAACCTCTCAAAAGCCTGGACAATACCACTCTGTGACAGGCCTATCCGGCGACTTCTTAACATCACTTGGTTAGTTCTGGCATTATGAGTTGGCAATAGTGTGACGGTCTTCCCATATAAGTATGCAAACTTCAAAGTCCTCATATATTCGTCGGCGGAATCATGATTATTCGGAAATGTCTCGACGAGGCAGCACAATTCATAAGATTCAAGACTCTGTTCTCCACACTGCCCTACTTTATGACCTTCAACTACTACTTGATTCGTTTTCGGCTCAGTCAGACAATAAACAGTGTCTTCACCAAGGCATTCAACAGACTTAATTTTAGTATATCGACCAGTGTCTGAATTATTAGAACCAGTCTTACCAACAAGCCATTGTCTTGCTTTAGTGATCTTAGACTGCTGAATGAAACCTACGTAGTCAAGAAATTTCGTGACTTGTTTTATTCCAGATATAATCAATTCCCATTGTTCTTTTCGATTATATAATTTCTTGCCGCCTTTCCCATCATTCATCATCTGCTTAGATGATTTTCTTCGATGTTGAACAGTACTAGCTATACCAAGTTGACTAAACAGTAACCTGCAATCTAATAACAATTGCTGGTTAGACTGTGATATCCTAACCGATATTGTACCATTATCGCTAATTTGAACACCACCATCAGCAGATGCGAACCCCTTAAGAAATGCTGCTATCGTCTCACGCGATCCACACCATATACTAGAAGGAATATGATGCTTATCGCCAGATCTGACCCCATCGGCCACTAACAACCTGCCTAGCACTGTAGAACCAATATGTTCTTCGTCATGCTCAAAATGTTTTTGCTCTCTTTTCCAACCAGCATATACAGGTTGTTGATTTGTCGACTTTGTATGTGTGTGATATACTTCAAGCATCAAGCCTCTAAGTCTTGGCAAAACGTCACTAACATCATCGTCATAACACGCGCACTTTGCACGCACTTGACCATCTTTTTGTGGTGATAATGAACCATCACCTATTACCCAGCCAGCCAACTCTGCATATGCCATATCATACAACACATTAGCAGAAGTTGCGTGAGTTGTTTGATTGAGTGGGATCATCATGCCAACTTCAAGATCCCCAAGTTTTACTCTTCGCTCAGAATACTCCACCTTCTTCTTGACTCTTGCCCTATCAAGAACGATGAATTCATGATTCCTAGTAGCATCAACCCAAGATCCATCTGTAAGGATTACTCGATACACAATATCAGCACCAACCCTATACACCTTTGTTGCTGGTGCCAATCCATTATCATTAACAATGACCTGCTCGCCATATTTCTCTAATGGATTACTACCTAGCCCATCATATTCAAGCGACCCTTGGCTAAGCCAAAGATCTTCAAGTCTTTCATAACCATATTGCGTCAAAATCCGCATACTTCCGGCGAAGCAGGGGTTTGTACCACATGCTCTACTATCTATACCAGGTCGCCTACCATCTATCATTCTACCGAAATCACGTATGTTATCCAACCATTGATAACCCGGCTCACCACTTATACCAGTACGTTCTGCAAAATCTGTATAATCCATGCCTATTTCAGCAAAGATTGAATTGTTCGATGCCCATCTATGACTATTCCTAGCATTCCAAATATCGATGGCCTTCTGGAATCGATCACTACCTATAGCGATTTCGCCAAACATTATCGGTTCGGCACGCCAAATATCCTCATCTTCCAACTTCGTCACCACTTCCGTGAACACTTCAGCTTCTGTACTCGTCAGATCAGCTAAAGGACTCTTCATCATACAATATTCATAGTCCTTCGGGGAGCCTAATGCTATTTCTGAGGATCTGCGCACATTACCAGCTACTACACAGGCCCCTATATAATTCATGATATCGACTATATCAACACTGGAGAGTGTCGCACCGATCCTAGACTCCAAATGTTCACGCACAAATGCATGCAGTGATTGTAGGATGCTTGGACCTGATGCTTTGCCACCAAATCCATTAATTGGTTCACCAGCTCTTCTAATCTCATCATAATTGAATAGAACATTACCGTCATCAGACTTTATAGTATACGACCATATAAGACGACGCAGAGAGTCCACCCAACCTTCTCGAGAATCGGCGATCGTATAGATATTATCGATAGATGCGGGCTTATGAATTTGTATTCGATTAGCTCCCTTTGTATCAAACCCAACGCCGACACCAAGCATAGATATATCCATAAGAAAACAGAATGGCTCCGCTGGGTCAGATTCAATCTGATCATATGTTGATACAAAACCACAATTATTAAGGGCTGCTGATCCTCTCTCCCACATGAACTCAGTACCCATCATCCATAAACCGCGACCGGGAGGCAAGAACTTAAAGTTCCATATCCTCTCAAACATTTCTTGGGCTGAATCCTGAGCCTTATCATAGTCCCACGGCAAGTGTAATCGACGTTGATGCCGTCTTTGGATTTCGTAGCAACCTTCGACAACACGACGTGCAGTATCAAGGAATGTCTCTTTGGAGCCATCATCCGTGACACGGGAATATGTGCGGTAAAAAATGAACTCGCCCAAACCATCAAAGCCAAATTTGGGCTTCTTACCAACATATCCACTAAGGAATGATCCACCAAGTCTGAAGTGCTTTTCTTCCTCTACTTCCTTGTTAAAGTACTTCTGAGATATGTTCTCTACCTTGATCTGCCTAGCCACTACGGACACAATTCCCTCCAGTCGGTCTTAAAGATCCGTCTTGCTTGCTTAAAAGTATTAAGATCTTGTACGATTTTCGATCTCAACGAAAATAATCGTGCTGCGGTGGGCAGCATCGTGCGTTCATCTGGGTTGTCTTTTTGAAGCCTAGTAAGTGCGGATGTACAACTATGCGACAAAGCTAGGAATAATGGCGATAAACGATTTGCTCTATACCAGATCGTGAGATTAGAGAAGGACCTTGGATCTGCTCGATGTAATAGAATATTGATAGTATTACCATCTGTTACTTGATCGAACCATTTCTTAGTGCTAGCAAGAACATCCAATTCTTGTCCGTTCTTATCAGATTGTTCTTGTAATTTCTTATAGCAAACATCCAACATATTAGATTGATGTAGAACAGCTAGGCCTTTATGTAGAGAGCCTTTCTGTTTCGCATAATTCACAGCTATATCGATAAATTTTCGAGCTGTTTGATCGTCAAAGTCCCATTGTTGGAATTTATTAGCTATAGCCCTGGCGTATCGCCATTGATAAGTCTTTTTGCGATCGGTATTGGCAGGAAACGTCAATCGCTTTCCATGGCGTAGATACGCTTCAGAGCACCAATCCCACACAGCTTGAATTCGATCTTCTTCGATAGCTTTCCCCATATGATGCTCAATACGAGGAGACGCAATGACCGACACTGGTGAACTCCATGAGGAAAATAACGATCAAACGTCAGAGGACATCGCCAAGAACACTGATGGCGGTGATAACAAAGAGCACCGCCAAGTCATCTTTGCCCAGCTATTCCACAAGCTGATGGATGGATTTGGTGAAACCTGCGAAGAAAATGGTGTGAAAACAGCGATAGCTATTGCTATACACCCTGAGCATGATGCTCCTGTTGTATTTATTCGCGGCGAAGTGACAGACGCGATGGCATTATCAGCAGGAGTCTTAAGAGACTTTAAAGAAGACCTATATGCACGCCTAAATACAGAGCCTAGATAATGCAGCCCGTTGGTACAAGAAGCTCTTCTATCTCTTCTCTAAGATCATCTGGCACAGCTTCATGACACTTAGTCAGCACTTGATGCACTTTAGTCATATGATCCATTTCCCATCTATGAACTATAATCTGTAGATCATCTACCTTGATAGGTATTATCATAGCATTCTCAAGAGATCTCAAACGTCTAATAATATTCTTACAGACAGAATCACAGACGTCATTCTCTTCAAAGTATCCACGTATAGATGATTCAACGGAAGCTACAACTTTATTGAAGTCGGTTATTACATATGATTGCCTTATATCACCATAATATACAATAACCCAGAATTTAATGACACGTTCAGCTAATGGTAATGAATCTCTATCTATTTTCATCGAATTTTGTTCTTATAGTCTCTAACGCCTTTGATATATTAGATTCTTCTAACATGCCGCCCTCCGTCAAGCGGACTATATCATCACGCCGGACACGGCTACCACGATCAGCATAGTACTCCTCTATCATCTCACCAGTGGCATGCACAATAAAAACGTGTGGAACAAGTGATGGTACATCCAATTTGTTATCAGGCCCAAGAAGATGCTTAACCACCTTTGGCCCGTACCATTCAACTACTTCCACCCTTCCAGTTGTTACCCAAAATCTATTAGCTCTATGCATATGGTAGTGAAGAGAGCAATATCCACCAACTTTCAACTTGAGTTCATACTTAGCATAGAAATCGGTACTGATCAGTTCTCTAGTCTCACCCCATACTTTCTTCAGCCACTCGCTATCGGTCATGTCCCTTTATATCCTGTATTTTCATAGTAGTAACTGGTTTTGCGCTCTCCCTCTATAATTACTTCATTGAAGCCAACTACGTTACCTGTACTACCTCCTAATTCACCTGACGGTAATATATTGTTGGCGGGTCCATATAAATCTACATGGGATACACCATCAACCGCCTCAATCACTTCAATCAAATTAGAAGTATATAATGGCTCACCTAAATCCCAATTAGTAATATTAAAGAAATTAGTAATAGCCGCCTCTACCCGTTGTTTCACCACCGAAGCATCGGCGTTACGACCGACAACAACATTCATATCAATGTCGATCGCTTTTACGCTCCCATCAAGCACAACCACATGATCCGTCAAGACATTCAAATCGCTGAAATATGTCTCCAGACCGGCCTTCAAACCAGCATTCGGGGCTGCCGGAATATTATCAGGACCTTCCGCCAAGACATATATCTCTATTCTATTAGCATTCAATCCCGTGCGGATAGTAGCAATAGCCTTACTAACAGATCCATAAACAGGATGTGAAAAAGTAGAAGCAATCTGTGCATAATCCTCGGCAGTAACTATGCTTCGCTGTGTCGCAAATTCCCTCGGAGCACGTCTCTTAGCATTCGCTAGGCTCTCCTTATCAGCCCCACCACTAGATGCTGATATATTCCTAAACCGTACACTAACCGAAGCATTTGCTGGCGGCAATGGTGTAATAGGTCTAGCAGAATCAACCCGACCAACACCAATTCTCCCTCGAATACCGCCACCAACTCTATACCTGAATTGAATCTGAGCGCCGGATGGCGGTGACATACCTGTTATATCATCGCCAAAACGGAATGTCACACTATCACCTATGAATATAGCCTCTACAACTTTATCGTTCGGGCCATATCGCTCAATAGGTTCAGTTATTACCGTCCATTCTTCCTCCGTCGAGCCAACTGTTACGGTGACAAATATAGGCTCTTCAAGAACATTAGGTTCGTCAATAGTAAATCGCTGATTAGTACCACCAGCACTCGTAACCGTTACAGGACTTGCAAATTGACCCTCGAGACCCCATGCCACTACACCGCGTTTCCCAGCAGGTATGACAATATTACTAGTCCAATCATTAGGTGCTCTATAGACCTCATATGTGACTACCTGTTGGTCTATACCATTGGTAGTGAATGAAAGGCCTGGTGTAACAACGACATCTGTGAATGTTGGTTGGTCGACTGAAATTTCAATATCAACAATTGCTGGAGTTTGTCGTCGGATTTTCTGGTTTATCAGCGCTAAATGATTAACCACAGCTCTCTCAGTCTTAGCAGTACCTATAAAGCTTTCATTGGCTAATATATCACCCCTCAATGCGATTTTTCCAACTTCGGCTGCAACGATTTCGGTCAACATCATCATACCATTACTGGCAATGAAGTCATTGAAATCGTCTGGCCAATATGTCTTGATATACTCAATAATAGCACGCCTAGCCATAGTAAAGTCAAGCGCACTAAAATCAAATCTCCTGAGAGTTGAAGGCGGTAATAACACACCAAACTGTTCAGGTGATGATGGTAGATCAAATAGTGTTTCTTCTGTTGTCATGGCCCACTCGCATAACCTAAAAATTGGTCTACTGTTACGAATTGTTCAGGATCATTACGAAGTTGTGCTACTACATGAATTGTCATACCATGATTTTCTTCATCTATTTCCAAATTCACTTCCACTTCTGATAATCTTTTATCATTTTCCAGCAAACCATTCCTAATCTCACCCTCTAATTGCAGAGAAGTATTCACATCATTTGGTTCAAAGATCATATCTCTCAAATGTACACCGAAATTAGGTCTCATCACCCTTTCACCAGGTATAGTCATCAAGAACTGTAATATATCATTCTTAATTAATTGATGGTCCTCCTGACGGGACATTATATTCTGTGCTCCTCCTATGAAGGGCGGATTAAACCCCCAAAAAGTGGCGGTCATTACACAACTCCTGGTACATTTGTACTTTGTACCATTGTGAATTATCGCTCGTTGCGATTGTTCTCACCAAATGACAATTGGTACAACGAACATCACACTTCGCAATTTCTTCTTCGATTAATTCCCATCGCCGATCGCAAAAATTTAAGCTGATCGTGAATAATTTCTCTCCTCTGACATGATCGAATTCGAGCACGACCGGATCAGATTCTCCACAATCAACACATGAATGTTGTTCCAAATATTGTCTGATTTTTTGTCTTTTTTTAAGAAGCCATGGTTTGTTCTTATATGATTTTTGCCATATTTCACCATTTTGCCTGGTCTTCCTCATATGACAATTGCCACATATCACATCGCATTTTGCTACTTCTCGCTTTAGATCTTCTAAGGATTTCTCCCTAATTTCTGCACCAATCCCAAACAGCTTCTCGCCGCGAACATGATCAAATTGCAAAATAAATGGGTTCGATTCTCCACACACACATTCATGATTGCTTAGATAATCGAATAAAAATTTTGCTTTTTCTAACCTCCGTTCTCTTCGACGTGCATTATATTGTTGTCTATATTCTGGCCGCGCGGCTAATTGGCTTCTAGTCTTATTCATACATTCTTTGCATGTACCTCGCCGCTTACGAATCCCTTTATCATACCTAAAAGCAAAGTCATTTTCTTTTTTGGCAATACCACATTTAGAACAAATCTTCATAGCAAACCTTTTTGGATTGAATCCTCCTGTACTTAGGTTTGCTCAGAAGGTCATTTCAGCACCGTCGCCACCTTTCGCAGATCATTGAGCAATTCTGAGGCTTCACTGGCGTATGCATTAGCATTGGTAATAGCCATATCTAATGCTTGCTGTGCCTCCATCCTTTTTCGTTCAAATTTAGTAATCAATTCAGAGATTTCATGGTCAACTCCCGAATTATCGATAATAGCTTGCAATGCTGCTATATTCCTATTAGCCTCATTTATCAATTTCTGATTAGTACTAATATCTATTTCGGCATCAGAACGTAATACCCGTAATTGATTCAATCTGGTACTTAGTTGGTCATGAGCTATCAATGACTTATCATTTATCAGCTGAATTTCCTCGGAGGAAATTCCAAGTGTATCGTAATCAAAGACGTTAGTATCATGTTGTGCTTCTGTCTCATCAGCAACTAGCATTGGGCTCACACTTTGAGCAGCAGATTCATCGCCAAATTCAAGGATCTGTCCAACTTCGTATTGTCTTGCCGTATTGCCCACTTGGTCTCGGCTAGCCTTATTCACAGTAAAGGCTAGACCACCAAGAGCACCTCTTCTATTAACAAGGGTGGTTTCTTCTACAATCCTTCGCCTACGTTGTATACCAATTGCTATTTTGGGAAATAAAAGACTAGTCCTAGGTGGTTCGCTGTTACTGATCGTAAATGTTACGTTACCACCATCATCGGGCTCTTGTGGTAGGACATTATTATATAATGCTGTTGGATATGTTACTATCATTCGACTTCTTCTGCTTCTTCATAGGGCTTGTTATAGGTCTTGGCCCTATCAGTTGGTTCCATCTTAGTTGGTACTTGTGTGTTTTCTTTCCTAGTCACAGGATCACCACCAGTACTCTCAACAAAGGCTTGTGCCTTGATAATAGCATTCGTTTCGATTAATTGTGATGATCCACGCCATGTCATCCTAGTCTGACCGGCATGGAAATAGATGCCATCTTCGGATTTGACATATACTTTTTCGTCGGCTTGGACGTGTACATCCTTTCTCGAGATAATATTAACTTCCTTCCCAACGTATATTTCAACAACACCAACTGGTTCATTATTTTCAAAATCGTAATTGTATATTACTATTTTTCTTTGTCGTTCATCGAACCATTGGTACATGCCATAATTATCTCTACCACGCCATATACCAAGTCCATATTTCTTACTAAACCACATCCCCCGATGCTGAGCATCAACAAGTTCTACCCAAGCACCATCACCCTTCATCCCATCGCGTGCCTCTAAACCCTGATGGACATCTAAGCTGTCCGCTTGATTGGCTGGTTGATCTGGTTTTGGGCCTTTACCAGCCCGTGTTTTGAATCTAATATACTCATTATCATAGTCTATCTTGAGATGATGAGAAGTATGTTCCGGATCTCTTAGCATCATCGGTTTACGCAGAAACTCATTATCCTTGATATGTTGCCATTTTCTGACCCAACCCCTACCGAGTGATGAAGCTATCATAACATATTGATATCTGTCATTTATTTCGACGGCTTGCCCTATAGGCGAACCCCAACTAGTATGATTAGCATCATCGCGCTCATTAAATTCCCAATAGAATCCTCTAGGATTACCAGTTTTATCATTCTTCTTCGAACCAGGCGATCGCCTACCCTTGATAAGAAGACCTACACCTCTAGGCGACTCCTTACCCCTGGCATCCTTATCATCACTACCACGATCGTCAAAGACGAGCTTTATACCGTATCTAGTAACAAATCGTATCCATCTAGCATCACGGTCGCCCCAGTATTCATCCTCTTTCTCACTCTTAGGACCAACATCCTCTATAAGCTTTCTCTTGACAAACTTGTCATCTTGTGGATGGAAACCTTTATCACAGGCCTGAAATAACATTCCACCTTTAGTGCGTAGTTTTATCCACCGAAAATCATTTTTACTTTCCTCGGATAGTACTCTAGGCTCATCATATTCACCATCCCTGGACTTAGACTCTATAGGACCTTTCTGTGCCCAACCAGTATCACGCATCTCGAAGAGATGGCCATATCGCGTAAGCATTCCTTGCCGTCGTTGATCACCATTCTCATCGGAGGACTTTGATACACCCTCATTCAAGAGTTTCTGAAGATATAGCCATCTTTTAGTCTCAAATTGCTCATCTTCCTTGAAGTCGCCCTTAAACTCTCCTTTATCTCCGTTCTTCTGCCAGTAATATCCCTGGTCACCCATTATATAGATCATACCATACTTAGTGACCCTAGCCATATACTTCTGATCTGGATCATTTACCTCTGGTTTCTTAGTCTGCTGTTCAAATTCTGACCCTTGGACAGCATCATGATCTGGCGGGGGTGGTTTCTCTTTGTGCTCTATAGGATAATATCCAGTTGATGAATGTATATCTAGATTACCATACCTATCCTGCCATCCATGCGACATAGGACGTCTATCTTTTGGTAGGTAATCCTCATCATAGTCCTGAGGTTTTTGAGCTGGTTTTCCCTCATCGTCTACGGGTACAGGAGTCTCAGTATTAGTACCTGGATAAGTATACCGTTTCCGCCGGGTCGGATCTGCAAATCCTGTCCATATTGGACCATATGGATGTTGCTTCTCGAATTCTATCCACACCCAATCACCTATCATAGGATGGGTAAATCTACCAGCACGAAACCCTCCCAAGTCCGTAGCAGGGACAGCCCATGGACAATCTCCGGCAAACATATCATAATCGTGCATTTCTGGGCATTTAAACCTGATCCGTCGCATATTCAACGGATCATTAGTTTCCACTACCAATGCACGATATTGGCCAGGAAAACGTTCCCACAAAGTTTTTGTGCGTTGTTTAAAGAATGATTGCCATGCAACTTTTATATTATCAGTAGCCATAGGACCTCCTAATGACTTATGTACAAGCATCGGCCCGTATACCATTATCTTCACGCTCAAATCATAAAACAATTCCTATCGGAACTAAATTTGGATTTTTAGAAATCACCTCAACACCATTCAAGCGTCATGAAATTAAGAACAGAGTATTCTATGAATGTAAATGCTATAAATGCGGAAAACAAACAGTTGTAAGAAGTAGTCATTTAACAGATACTCAAAGTTGCGGTTGCATCACCAAAAGGAATGGCCCTAGAATCTGTAAGATCTGTAATAAATCAGAAGAAGAAGTACCATTCCCAAGACAAAGCAAAGTATTATATTGTTCTAAGCATGATGCTGAACGTAACAAACCAATGAGAGAAAAAGCAAGAAAAAAATGGTTAAAGAATATTGAAGCATCTCCAGAAAGATTTCTGAAATATATGCTTGGGCATACACAAAAACGTAAATCTAAGAAAGGTTGGTATATTACTATTAATGATGTTCTAGCACTTTGGGAGCATCAATGTGGCCGTTGTGCTATTACTGGAATCCCAATGCAACATATTAGAAAATCACCATATTCTATATCAATCGATAGAATTGATTCGTCAAAAGGTTATATTGCATCCAATATCCAACTAGTTTGCTATTGTATAAATCTTGCAAAAAATGTATTCTCTGATCAAGAAATTCGGCAATTTTTCAGCACAATCAAACAATCTTAGATTTATCAATGGGGTATCTAGTGCGTATTGTTGCACGTTCGGCAACAAGTTCCTTATATGCCGATCGCATTAGAATAGGGCAATTTTGTCTCAACCAACGAATTCTCGACTCCAAAGATAAACTGGTCAGAGTATTAACTATTTTCTTACGATACGCATCAGGAATTTTATCCGTTTCTAACCCACATAATTTCCCTGATCGCTTACCAAGTAAGAGGAATAGTATATATCTAGAAGTACCATTTTTCTTAGTGTAATCAATCCAGAGTAATTCCATGGCAGGCTCCAGACCAGTCTCAAAAGCTCGGCCGCAACTAAAGCTTATATTCGAATTAGGTGATGTATCTAATGACGATTTCGGCTACAGGTTAATGAAATTCGAATTCAAAGCAATGGTGAATGGAGGATACATTGTACGAACTAAGCTTGGTGATCCTAATTACAATTTACTAACCAAACTGATCGAGAATGGATATTTAGATAAATCACGACGCGAAGCTGTCTATTGTAAATTTCAAATAAAAGCCGGTGAAGACGGTGAAAACCCAAAATCCGCCACCAAAGAACAAAGAGCAATTATATTATCGCTACATGCACTAGGCGGCCCACCAGATCAAGGTGCATTAGAATTTATAGCAATTGATCCACCATCATGGTACCTCAATAAAGGATTGGCGGCCGGAACAGTATATGAAGGCAAGGTTAGTAATGTTATCGAACAAGTAGTAAGTGAATATGCACCTAAGATTAGTTTAGATATAGGAGAAACCATTGATTCTGATAAGAATAAATGGTGGATGATGCGACAAGATCCAAGAACATTCATCTCATCACTGACTGGTTGGTCATCTTCCGTTACTAAAAACAAAACTCAATGGTTGATAGCAGCTAATGGCGATGAACTCACTATCAAAGAACAAGCTGACATACCATCCAAACCAAGAGCATATTATGCTAACACTAAATTAAAACAAGCACATGATACTATTAGAAATTGGGAATTGCTCGCAGATAACGCACTATCATTAGTACAGACTAAGATTATTACACAAGGGTGCTCAGCAATATCTGGTGAATATCTCGATAAAATAACTGATAAACAAGAACAGAAATTGGTAGTTAAGGATAAAAGAACGAGCAGTAAACAAATAGCCAAAGTCAAATCGAAGAGATCATTTAAAAAGCCACCAGAAGAAGGTGAAGACAAAGAAGTAGCTGGATGGTCTAGTGTCCTAACAGTACCAGAAATCTATTCTGCCGGTGATCTAGGACTGATTTATGGTGAATATATGGATGGCCGTCCCAGAACAATGTGGCTGAATATGGTTAATAGTCTATTGAGATGCAAGTTCCAAGTAATGGGACACGGAGAATGGTCAAGCTGTGAAGGACTAGGAACGGATACTATCTTTATACATTGGGGAGCTGAACCAAATGATCAGACTGGTGAATTCTGGTTTATGCATGGTAATTGGTTAATTTATGGCTTCCATCACATACTAACGCGTAGAAAATGGTATACAGACGTGTACGCTGCTAGATTCGACTTTGATGCTAGTGCCAAAAAAGTTGGAGAAGGCAGTTAGAGTTCAGTAATAACTAATCTGCTTATAGGATATTCTATTGTATCACCAGCCCTAGGCCAATTAAGTACATCTCTCGTCCCATTAAATGCTATTATTACCCATGCTAAATGTGGGTTATCATATACTTGATTAGCTATTAAATCAGGTCGGCCCTCAAGAGCACTTGTTACTTTAAATTTCTTTATATGATCATCAACAGGACGTTCTATTAGATATGATGGCATAGTCCATGTACCAAATGTTTCTACGCCATCCTCCAATATCAATTCTGTATTGGTAAATCGACTTGTATCTGGTATAGTAGCCATTAATACCAATCCGGTGCTACAAACTCCTCAAGTTCTCTAATATCTAAATCAGGTTCTTCAGCACCACTATAACCTCTCTGTGTCCATAATCTTAGATCAGCTGTAATATCAGTACGTAATGGGAAAGCACCATTTGCACCTTCTGGCATCACTAATGTTTCACCATATTTTATATCAACACCCTTCATACGTCCTGTCATCTTTTTACTACCACCTATACACCAAAATTTAAAATCTATAGACAATTGCGTAGGTCTAGTTTGATGATCAGTTAATATTGCAAAATAGCCACGTAAAGTCCTAACCATTTTTGTAATGCGTTTTATAGACCACCCATTACCACCAGGTTTATCTGCATCTACTATATAAGTCCACCTCATAGATATTTCTCTAGGACCTGCTGTGGCAAATTCTGCTATTTGTGTTTCACCACGTAAGTCACCTTCAGCCCAATTGCCCTTTCTACTATCACTTGTTATTTTCGGAGGAAATTGAAATTCTATCAAACCAGTAGAAGCTGCACCTCCGCCACCACAACCCACTGGCGGACTTGTACGATGTACTTGCATTTTCAAAAGAAATGCATCAGTTAGATCTCTATCGTGTTGTGCATACATTACAGGCATTAGTCTAGTCTCTAGTCCACTGATTCATCTCTGAGTCAAGTCCATGTTCTTTTGCTGCTGCCTCCGGCAAATAATTTTGCAGCAGTTCTATAATTTGTGTTACTTCCGTCGTACCAGTTGGAATATTCTCAACTGCTTCTGCCAATTGACCTAATATACCATTTTGCGTCATCAACAAGACTTTGATTTCTTCTTGTGTTTCATTTTCGCCTTCAGCCGGTGGCATTACTTCTACTTGTGTTATTGCTTCAGATCTTATTGCTTCAGTAATACCAGCTTCTTCTGCCCTACGTATCGCTGGGAGAGCCTTAGTATTTATAGCAGTTTCTATTCTCTCGGAAACACCCTCGAGTCTTGTTGCATATTCCTCTAAGACATATGTTAGGCTTTGCAGGTTCTCCTCTAACCCAGCACCCATATTATCAAAACCAGCAACCGCATCACCAAGTCCTTGAAGAACTTCTATTAGTTTATCGGCCGGATCGGCAAAACCATCTATAGCACTACTAAATTCTGTAGATGCTTTCTCTACGGATTTGGCAACATCTATAGTTGCCGATTCAAAAGCATCAAGTGAATCTAGATCTTTTGCTGCTTCATTCAATTTATTTATAGTTTCGATAAAATCATCAGCCGGATCTCCAAATCCTTTTATAGATTCACCAAGATTTCTTATAGATTTAGCTGCAGCTTCTAATTTAGTTCCTAAAGCAGCAAATTTTTGGAATTTCGCAACAGGATCTTTGCTAAACCAACCAGCAATCCGCTCCATTATACCACCGGCCAATGCTGTCCCACCAAACCACATAAGGGCATTACCGAGTGCCATAATACCAAGAGATACATCTGCTAAATCGGAACTTTTAATCTTGGAAAGATCAACAATACTATCAACAAAGCCTTCAATAAAATCACTTATCGCCCTTATAGCTTTAGCAAAGATCTCGAATACACTAGCAACTGCCTGCAAATTATCAAAAGCATATCTCAACCATCGAGAAGCAATGTACAATATGAAAGCGGCAGGAAGCAATATGAAAGCTGCAGCACCCACAAATATAGCTCCTGTCAGTAGTGGCGCAGCAGCTGCTATTAGAAAACCTGATCCCTTCATCAAGTCCTCTGATATCTCAGCGAATTTTATTCCTTCCATCTGCTTAGCACCCTTGCCAAGCATAAATAATCCACCAGCAAGCATCAAAGCACCAGCACCAACAAGATTAGCACCAATTACAAATGGTATGCCAGCAAGCATTAAATATACAGCTCCCACCATTAACTTATAAGCCATACCAATAAAATCTACATCTTCAAGTGTTTTAGCACCTTTACCAAGCAAAAACAGACCACCGCCAAGAAGTAAAGCACCAGCACCTACAAGATTAGCACCAATCACAAATGGCAAACCGGCAGCTAGTAACAGCAAACCACCAATCATTAACTGGTAAGCCATGGCTACAAAATCAACCCCTTGAAATTCCTTCGCTCCTTTCCCCAATAACAACATTCCGCCACCAAGTAACAAGGCACCTATACCGACAAGTGCAGCACCAATCGTAAACGGAACACCAGCAGCCCATAACATTACACCACCAAGTGCTAACTGGCCTGCCATCCAGACAAAATTTACTCCTTGAAATTCTTTTGCCCCTTTCCCTAGCAACAACATTCCGCCACCAAGTAATAGGGCACCTATACCAACAAGTGCTGCACCAATAGTAAATGGTACACCAGCAGCCCATAGCATGGTACCACCAATTGCCAGCTGGCCTGCCATCCAAACAAAATTGACCCCTTGAAATTCCTTAGCACCCTTCCCAAGTGCTTGCATTCCAAACCCGAGAAGTAACGCGCCTATCCCAACAAATGTAGCACCTATTGCGAATGGCACACCAGCAGCCCATATCATCGTACCACCGACCATGAGCTGGAACGCCATACCAATAAAGTCGACACCTTTAAATTCTTTTGCACTCTCGGCAAGTGCTGACATTCCTGTACCGAGTAGCTTAGCCCCAAATCCGATCAATATAGCAGCTACAGCAAATAGCGATCCTGCAACTAACAAAGTAACACCAGCATATATAAGCGCCACAGCTATTAACGGCATCAAGAGCATAACTGGTATTAATATAAGGACTGCTCCGGTAATCTTCCCGGCCGACTCCCACAATGCAGTAGCAAAATCTTTTATCATATCACCCGAGAGTTTCTCGAGTGCTGTAGCAAGCATACCTAAAGGTGGACCCAATAGCCATGCGGATATAGCCAGCATGCTCATAGTAGTAGCCAGAACTATAAGTCCTGGAGCACTTATTAAGGCTGCATAGGCAAGTATCATCATGCCAGCAGCCACCATCGGCAATTTGACCCATAGTGGCGGAGAATGAGGGCCAATAGCTTCCACAATCATCATGAAAGCTTCAGCTGCCATCTTTAGACCGGCACCCATTAACCAGGCAGCAGCACCAATCAGAGCTAGAGCACCACCAATAGCCCATAATATTCCCACAACAGGTCCTGCTACAGGTGCTAATGCTCCTACAGCGGTCACAAGAATATATGTAGCTGCCACCAACAACAATACTCCAATCAGTATAGTATGGAATGGTATATCAACAAGTATTTTCATACCTTGTGCAAAGAAATACGCACCAGCACCAGCCATCATCAGCGCAGCACCAAGAGCAAGCAATCCTAGAGCATTAGCAGCTGCAGCGCTGCCAACAGCTCTTATACCTCTAGCGATACCCCTCATCACTTGATATATAACTTCACCAACAGCTACCGCGAAATCTACAATAAGCCCCAAGAAAGTGCTGATTATATTAGCAACACCACTTATAAGCCCAGGAAGTCCGGCAAATCCAAGTGCAAATGAAGTTAATGCCCCAGCAGCTATGATAATCACCATAGCAAGGCCTAACACCATCCCCGCCAAAACTCTCATCCATTTTATTATGAATCCGAGTGGGCCTAATGCATTTTCTAGCCATACTGTGAATTTATGTATACCAGTAATAACACTAGCTATACCCCATACAACCCACTCAAGAACTACAAGTAATGGATACAAACCCTCGGATATAACTGACAAGATTACACCAAAAGCACCTGCCATTCCTGCTTTTATTTGGTTCCATTTAGCAGAAGCAGTAGTGTAAGTCTCATTTAGCCTCTTCCTATAATTCAAGTCCGCTGCTAATTTATCATGTAGGGCATCATATGTCCCTAGCATTTCTACATTGCCTTTGTTTATCTCATTCTGCCTTCTAATCATCATGAGCAAGGCATTTTTATCCATAAAGAGGATCTGCTCAGATAATAAATTAAGTCTAGCTTGTTGCTCGGCAGTTAACGTCGTCATCCTATCTATTTGGGTGGCTGCAGGTACTATACTTTTAGCTATTTCAAGTATACCCTCTCCCATTTGATTATATCGTTCAGTTGGGTCAGCATTCGGGTCTATACGCAGCTTACCATAGAAAACGGAAGCCTCAATCCCAGTAAGCTTCATCTTCTTCATTATATCATCAATAGCAGCAGCTGGGGCTCCCAATTCTTTACCAGCCTTTCTATATCCAGCTTCTGCTAATGTGAATTGTTCTACAGCATCCTGACCGAACATAAATGCCATTTCTTGTGCAGTCTCTGTATTACTCTGCATCATACGATTCATGTCATCAGTGCTTAACGCGAATCGTCGTTGCGCTTCTATCAACATTCCTATATGTTTAGAAGATCTTTCAGCGTCTGATCCCGCTGCTCGTAGACCACGAGTATACTCTGCAAGCGTACCAGCAGATAATCCAGTTATCCGTTGAGCTCTTCCAACAGATTTAGCTAATTTGTCTATTTCATTAGTCGGTGTCTTAACATCAGCCAAGGCTTTATAGGCAGCCATTGCATCTTCACGTAAGACACCATATCTAGCAGATAGATATCTAGTTCTATTAGTAAGTTGCATCATCGAGTCGTAAACCCGATAATTCGCTTCCTTGAATTTTTCTGCCTCCTCGTCGAATTTCTGTATAATCCCCCATAATTTACGAGCGGCAGCTACTAATTTACGAAAATGCCCTTCATTCCGCCTCGTATTATCACCTATACGTTCTCCAGCATCACCGATCGCCCGTTGTAGTCCTTGTTCTTCAGCTAATAATCTTAACTCATCGGCATGCCCCAAATTTTTCCGTCTTATTGCTTCATTGATATTCTCTAGACCCTTCAGAGCATCATCCTTGAGGATATCCTCATCTTTCAATATTTCATGTAGATCCTCTACTATATCCTTTTTCTCTTCTAATAATTTTATTTCCTCTTTTAATCTGTCAAGATTATCAAGACCTAATTGGTCCATATCACCAAGAGTATCACTAGCACCTACAAAACTCTTCTCGACATCACTCCCACCAAGATTTATATCTTTAGCAATCCCTGCTATATCACTCAGATTAGTCTTCAGGGCATCAGTAATTCCCTCTATACTACCCAAAGCATTCCTAGCTGCCTCGCTTACCTCATTTTCCAAATTGGATATACGTTGACTAAAGTCCCCAAGCGCAGCATCTGCCTCCGCCGTCTCAAGGGCTAAAGATACCTGTAGGGCATATACATTCTGGTCAACACCGGCCATGATAACCTATATTTGTTATTAATATATCCCCTTACCAACTCTATGTATTTCACATAATAGGGTTGTCGATTTAACTCCCATTCCCCTGCTTGTAACATGGCAGTAGGAGGACAACATAATGAAATGGCTCGATGACCTCACAGAATGGCTCAAAGGATTTGGCGATAGGTTACAGCAGAATCCTCGTAGCCTCGACCAAATCTTCGCAAAGACCGAATGGACGGAAGAAGAGCTGGTCGACTGGATGAACAGGATTCCGAAAGAACACCGTAACCTGATCGCAGTCCGAGCTATCGAAGCTCGAGACCAGGGACAAGACCCAGTAGAATTCCTACGCAGGGCTCGTATCGAATATGAAGCCGGTCAAAGAGGGGCCGCAGGCTCCGGAATGTCCCTCCTAGATCTCTGGTGGGAATACGAATGCGGTGTAGTTGCTGGTGACCTCTTCATGGGCAAATACCTGCCAGATCGAGACTAACCATGCATCTAGAAGTCACACAACCAGATGGGTCCATAGAATATGTGACCCCCACGGACATAGCCCGCGCCAGAATCTTCGCATCTTTCAACGAAGAACTGGCCTGGCTACTGTCCGCTCTCGATAATTTAACCCCCGGTAAATCCTTGCAACATGGCGGTAGGATTTGGAAACGCGTAAACTAATTTATTCTAGTAACAGCTCTACACCTCTCCAAGAACTCTCCATCTGTCAAAGTATTCCTAGCCATATTAACCCACCAACACACAAGCCTAATATTATCCCTACTATAGTCCTTTAAACAGTTAATACGATCAACCGATATATTAGCATAATGTGAATCAGTAGTCATTGTTAATCCAGTAATTGCACATTTTCCTTCCTGTTCTTGCCATAACTCAACTAAATCGTTATAAGTTATTGAACAATTAATGTTCTTACGATGTCTACATTTTTTAATCAACACTTTAAAGCGACCGTGAAGCGTCTGAGCCCATTTTTTCTGGATTTCACTTATTTTACCAGCATTCTTTTCACGATATCGTTTAGCCTTGTGTCTTCCTTCTGGGCTATTCCGTTTTCTTCTTTTCTTTTCTAAGACATCTTCTCGATTTTTGAGATACCATTTTCGCCATCTATCCCTTTTTTTCTGTAGATCTATCATCAATACCCTCCACAACTAATTTACACCAATTCCGGAAATCACTGTCAGTCAACGTATTTCTAGCCATGTTGGCCCATTTACTAACAAATCTAATATTAGATAACTCATAAGGACCATGTGGTCTGATTCTATCGATTGTCACAGCATCTGGAGATGGTCCGACATGATTATAAGTCATTGGAAGATTGCTTAAAGCACATCTCCCGCCTTGTTGTTCCCACAACAATTCTAAATCTTCAATAGTAATATCAGTCCCGGCTCGTTTTCTAATATCTTTCAAAAGTTTATTAAACCTACCTCTTACTGTTCTACAGTATTCGTAATGCTTCTTTGCAAGTCTTTCTTTATTTAATTCTCTATACTTTTTATTCCGATCGAGTTCAGATTGTCGATGTTTCCGATAATATTGTCTTTGTTTAGTACCCATATCGTTTGCCCTTTAGTTATTTAATACTTCAACATATATTTGCCTAACGTATTTAACTATTAAATCCCACTTGCCACAGTCTAATATCAACAACCTTCAAACTAAAGGAGATAAATAATGGGTTGGTGTGACAAATAATCCTTGAAGCTGTAGATTGCTTATGTCTCGCCCATTGGGAAACAGGCGGGCTCCCTAGTAATGCTCCATCTGATTTAACAATTCCAGTAACCAGAACTAATAAGAGAGGGCAAACTCGTCAATATTGGAAATATCGTGCCCAAAGCCATAAGAATAATCATGTTACAGTATGGGTACGCACTGCATTAGATAACTATATCTGGACCGCCAATCATGGCTTAGCATTATGCCAAGAATATTATAAGAGATATAACAAAGTCCATAAGACCGAAGAGCACTTATTGTGGTTCAAGACACATTCACCAGGCATCCCAAAAGGTTCTACCCCATTTAGACAAGCAGTAGCACGTGAACCAATCGACTGTGTCCGTGACGACGTCGTCTTAGCATATAAATTATATTATGCCTACTATAAGAGTCACCTAGCCAAATGGCGTCATTCAAGACCGCCTGGATGGTATTCTAAAATGCGAGATCTTATAGCGATGAAAGCACCAGTATGCGTTGTAGAAGCCGCAGCATATGGTGGTAGTCATAAACCATTACCTCAAGATTCTATGAACTGCCAACATTTACCTAAGACGTGCCACACCCCTAGTGGAGAACAACTAATAAAATGAGCACCGGCTGATCGGGGACATCCGTGACAGCCGGGGCTCGGATCACGGTGGGGTCGGGAGCCCACCGGGACCTTAGTAGACTGCCTCCTCATATAAGCAGTCATTCTCGACCACAGGCAACTTAGACGGTATAACGTACTTCTTGCACTTCGTACTGTTATCCGCCTTCCTGAGATTCAAGCCATGTGCCCCGATTAAATCTCCGATTGATCTTGTAGGACCATGGTCATCAACACGTGCTTCATCCCTATCGAACCATTCTTCTATTAGATCATCAGGAATAAGAGCGTATACCATTTTTGCAGTTATTATGCTGCCTACTTCATATACACCCTTATCAATCTGTTCTTGAAGCCACTCAGTAATATTCGACAAGTTCTTACGTTTCCTAATTGGTATCCGTTCCTCCAGATCAGATAGATCTGTAGCCATGGTCGCACCCTTCTTAAATGACTCCGGGGCTCTCCATTTTCCGACACCACAGACCTCATCTAGTACGTTTGTTACTGACACAGCAGTAAACGCACCACTCACCTTAGAAAGCCGTTCAACCAACTTGGCAATAACTTTTCCGCCTTCTCTGACGGTTTTGCCAACTAACAATTCAGCCATTTTGTCGCAATCTAAAGCTTCCTTGACTTCAGGAATCACAACAAATTTATCCCTATATCCAAGTGCAAGTCCTTTGACTTTGCTACCTAGATTAGAGACATCAGTAACAGTTTTTCCCATTGGATATCCCCTTATGAGGTAGGTTTGATTCGGGGGAGGCTCGCTGCGAACTTCCGAAAACCCGAACCTACTTTATAAATACACAGAAACACCAGAAGTACACAACCGGTATTATTCAGATTACAGACTGATCTTCAGCTCATCACCAGGCTGACGTCTGTAAACTACCTCAAGAGCGGCCTTGATATGGGCACGATTAGTACCATCGAAATAGAGTGCTCTAGGATGCTCAAAATATACATTAAATTCATTCTGAGGTAATATAGCTAGGCCTCGTGGCCTACGTCCCAACCAAGCCTCAACATATGGCGGATGATCATCTATAAGGACTTTCCCATAATCTAGACTTTTGGCGACTACATCATCAGTACCAGTAACTACTCTGATTCCTATATCACCGGTCAAGGTTTCAGGAATCCTTCTATGGCACCACTGAACTTTCTCTTGCCATGCTAAAGGACACCAAGACGGTCCTTTGGTAAGAATATGAATACTAAATCCTATTTCCTTAAGCATTTCCAGCACCATAAATCCAAGATGGAGTGTCTCCAATTCCTCCCACCATCCTGGTGTATTAACAATAGCCTTCCGACGCGCTTCAAGATGTCGTGGTAGACTATGAAGATCAGAATGCCGAAGAGTTTCACCAGGACCTGACATAGCCATAAGATCCCGATATAAGGCCTTTTCATAGTCAGCTAAAGTGCCGTCCATATCAACTAGTGCTATCTGATTACCGTCCATCTCTCTTTTTGGCCTCTTGAACTTCTGATCGGAATCGAACTAAATCATCAACAGTTAGCTTCTTCAACTGTCTATCGTATAACCGTCTAACCTCGGACAGCGTTAATTTCAATTCAGTAATACATTCGTTCCAGTCCTTTATTACCATGTTCTTCCCGTCCTTCTTATATGGTATAGAAGGAGGAAGACTAAACCATATTGGAAACCTGAGATTGCGTAGTAATAATTGATTCTCAATAATACTCTTTTTACCAGCTATATCATTATCGGGCGAGAGTATTATTCTCTCCTTAGGACCTAATAATTTAATCTTTTTGACCTGATTAGGACTTAGTGATGCACCTCCTGAAGCCAGTACTTGCTCTCCCAATGTGTTCTGATCAAATATCGATTCGGTAATAATAACATATCTAGCAGGTTCAATATCATCAAAACCATATAAATAATCTGCTCTGCCACCCTCCATCTTCCCAGTAATATTATCTTCATTATCATATTCATATAAATCCGGGAATTCAAATCTCTTATTAATCCTCGATCGGCTTTGCCAATATACTAAGTCATCGAATTCATAGTATGGCCAATAAACATCCATCCCTAAGTAGTATAATTCGTGAGTCTCTATCCCCTCGTCAGTATAACCTCTAGACCGCAACCAACCCTTCAGAATATTAGCTTGAGGATCTTCCGCCGACCAAAGTAGCCTCGTGCCCCCAGGAAGGCTTACGGAAACGGTTTTCTTGGCCTCTGAGGCACCGGGCCGGTTTTCGGGCCTCATGTAAAGAGAAACGCTCCCCGTGTCTCCGAGAACCTCGGAGAGGGCATCCTTCATAGAGCATTTCCGATAGACCCGGACGAATCTGATAAATGAGCAATTACGCTTACCAGTCCTAGGATTTATTGGACCGGCCCATTCATCCCCATGCCAAGAGTGGCAGACACCTTTATCAGGATTTATTTGGAAGCGGAATCTTGTATCGCCGTCGAATGGGTCGCATATTTGATATTCCGCACCACCTTTGCGTACTTTATACTCGAAGTTTCGCTCTACCCAAGCGATAATTCTATTCGGTGGTATTTTCTTGTAGGCATGGTCAGGCATACATTTCAAATACCCTGACAGTGCCTAGCATGATTAGACTAACGATCAGGAATAGTTCGAACATCTTTAGTATCTCCATTAGGATCTACAGCAGTTGGTAGGATTTCTACCTCTTCATCTAGTACCACTTGTGCGACATATAAGTTTCTACCATTAATCACTGACATCACTCGAATGTTGATGTCAATTTCTTCACCATCCTTGGTGACCATTTTGCCAGAAACTTGTATGATGCCGCCTTTATTTAATTTTTCCAGAAGATCCGGATACGTCATTCCTATTTGGTGTCTCTCGAATCTTCCTGGGGGGATTATTAGGTCAAGCTTTCTACCTATAGCTTCACCTTCTGTCCACCCAAGTAATTTTTGAGCACCATCATTCCACATAGCAATCGTACCATTCTTAGCATCACAAATAATATATGCTGTATCACTCATTTCAATTATTCTACGCCACTGATCTGCTCTCTTATTAGCCCTGTATATTGTTATGACTTGCCATAGGTCTTCCATCAAGAAAGTAACTTGCAAGACGTCATCTTGCGTATACGGTTTCTTCTTATTCCCAAGTCCTATAATTAGTCTACATTTCCCTTCAGTAAAAACTGGTACAGACATATATCGGCTCAATACTACTTTATGCTCTGCAGGGTGCTCTGCATTTTCATCCATAGGCTTGCCACCAAAGTCATTGTTAACGTATGCCTTTTGTGTTCGAAATGGAATAGCCCATTGTGCTTCCCTTGCGATACCTTCTGCAATATCAAATTCAGCACGATCATTATGTATCTTATAATCCAACTGCATATTTTCAGACCAAACAGCTACTGTCACCGTATTTTCATCATTTTCATGAACATAGCCTATATAACCATACCTACTACCAGTCAAGCGAATACATTCTTCTAGACAAAAATCCTTCAAACTCGCCTCAGTATGTGTACCAACATGGCTGTATAATTTAAGAGAAGCTTCTAATCTCTCTTGCGTTATACTAATCCTAACATCATTCACTTGTGCCACATGTAAACTATATCCAAGAAATGAAACCAAAAAAGCAATGATAAGAATGATTATAGCAGATGATACTTTGCGTAATGTGTTTTCAGGCTTCCGCTTACGCGATTCATGTCTATCGTGGAGCCGCTTAAAAATCGGAGTAAGAGCACGAATGAACACAACAGAACCAACAAGTATGACCAAAACAGCAAAACTTGAAGCAATAACACCAGCCCTAATAAAAGGACTTCTGATTTCAGCAATATCCATTTTCGCCACTAATCCAAGATCGCAACAAATCATATCAACGGGTTCATATGCTGCAAGGACATATACACCTCTATAATCGCGACCTACCATGGAACCAGAGTGACCATTTAGAACCATTTGCATAGGCTCAGCATAATTAGATTTTAAAGCTATGATCTTACGATCTTCTACACCTGTATGGCGATGACTAAGTAGAAATACTATATCACTACCTTCTCGTTCTGCTAATGTAAATTCTCCAGTTTTGCCAAAACCATTATATCTCCGATGTGCTTCAGTAATTTGAGTCAATGCTGCTTCAGATGCTTCATCTTGATCTTCAATTTGACTATGAGAGAATTTAGCTATTGACTCCATTAATCTGGCCTGGCTACGAGAAGTCTCAACTAATCTACGCTCAACTTCATGTACTGCAGCATTATACGACAACACTATCGAGACAATACCAATAATCAATGACACACAAGTCATAACTATTAGTAAAAAATAAAATCTTTTACGATCATCACGTATCATCGTTTGGCTCATCATCCTCCTCCGACTCATCAGGAACCGGTTCAATATGGAGATTTATCTTCCCCTGAAAGAAAATCTTCATTAAATCAAGTGCCGTTGCCCCACCTATTCCAGCTAGCCCACTCACGGCTAACAAAAATGGTATATTTCCTTTGCCTTCAAAGTAATTATACCACATTAAAGCAACAATTAATCCAATGATTCCACTATATAAGATAGACGATAAGACGGATCTGAGATTCAGATCTTCTTTACCTCTCAGTAAAGCTGCTAGTCCTCCAAGAGCTGCGACGCCGAAGGCCGACATGAAGACTAGTATATGAGTAAGAGTCCACACCATAAGTTAACCCAGTCATAAGTTAACCCAGTCATAAATTATCCTACACAAGCATGAAGGCACAAACCATACACGAAAAGCCCAAACAAACTAAGTATGATACACCAAAAGAACACACACCTCCAAAACCTAATTTTCCTCTCCTTCAGCAACAGATAAGCTTGAACAATAAGGGCATTTCCTATAAATTGCATATTCCCTTGACCCTTCCATAGGTATGTCAATGCTCCTGCATTATTAGCTTCCAGAATTAACTCAAGCTCTTCACTACCTGAAAAGACGACAACAGGGGGACTTTTATGTCGTCTATATCTAATATATTCAATAGTTTGTTTAGGTGTTGAATCTGGCAGATTCAGATCTAACAAAATCAAATCTGCATGTCTTTCACGTCCATGTGCATCATGTAGAGTACTAACAACCTCCAATGATATCAACTTATTCTTATCATTGTGTTCTAATACTCGCTGCATTAGAGCGATATCGACTTGTAAGTCCTCGACCCACAATATCTTCATCGATTTCATCATAGTCTCCTAAAGTGAGCTAGGAGCATCATGATATCGTAAGAACAAATTTCCTGCTCACCCTAGTCGAACCATTCGGCAGCGTCAAAGTGATGTAATACCTATATGTCCCCTTTAAAAAACGAGACGTGTTGAGATCATACTGGACTACCCACGGATTTGACCTATACGATCCTTGTCTGATACCAATCCTACATGCCTCAGCATCGGCAAGCAATTCATTGTGCTGAGTTTCTATCGTGATAGTCGGCTGCAAAAATGGAATGATAGGATTAACAAGATTGAAATTATAATCATACAAAGGCAAAGGCATAAGCCCAACCTCAAGAGGCCTCGCCTCAGGTGTATGAAATTTCTGATCTAGTGGTTCAAAACCAAACCGAATAGTCTGTAACCGATCGTCGCAAAACCATTCTTCTGGATAAACCCAAAACCGATGACAACACCTTAATAACAATGGGTCATAGGTGTCCTCATCCATATCACAATCTGTAGCATCCGTACCTAACGCTCCACAAGGATTATCGGCGAAATAGTACCAAACATCAAAATAGACATCAGGTACTTCAAAGTCCTCTGAAATAGCATAGGGAAGGTGATATCTGCCAGCTACCGGTGTATCATCCTCTGATGGCTCTGTGCAGCAGTCGCCAGCTTCAGAAGCTATCTCATGGCGACAAATTGGAGATGGGTATAGAGGATCATCGAGATCAACAACAGGCACAGTAGCCACCAAATTATGTGGAACCACCGATGACTTATAGATCTCAATTTGCCTGATAGCGTATGGATCAGTTAATACCCCATTCTTTCGGAAATCCACGTTTAGATCAACCACACTGCCTCTTCTGGCAGAGATTCGTGGATACGCACCAGTAAGCTGTGCACATGTCATACCACACACTCCCTAAAAGCTATAATATCTTTGATGTGTGGTGATGCAGACTATCGTCGACGCACAGAAGGCATAGACGGTATAGATGGGCGAGGAATATGTGGGAGAGAATGCGAACCCATTTGTCGCTTTTCCCTATCGGCCCTCTCCTTGAACTCCCTCTCAAGCCTTTTCATATACCAATTTCTATCCTCGGCCGTCATATTATCCTGTTCGAATATATCAAGATTACCATAATGCTTTAATTGGAACTGCTGTTCCATAATATTATTATATAGACGGTCATACTCCTCACTGCTCTGTCGGGCGAAAAAAGTTTTCTGTTATCGGCAACTCCACTTTAAAATCAGTCTCACAATCGGGGCACGTCACCGCAACAGTATTATCAATACCAGGAGTATTCTCACGCAACCATTCTCTGATTGCCGTAGTATCTCGCCCGTGTAACTTCCCAATAAAATTCCTAATAGTAAAGAGATCACTCTCCCCCATCACATTGACAATAATCTTCTCAAGATTATCAGTTATAGTATCATCAAGTTCTTGTTGTTGAGCTGCACCACCTCCCCCAGCTCCACGACCATACTTCAGCGGGTTAGTCTTAACATTACCAGGTCTTGCGTACGACTTCTTCTTGAATTTCCTTTTACCAAGCATCTCATTAGCATCCTTGGCACGTAGGAATCGCACACCAACCCAGAATTCTTTCTTGGTTACTTTACTGAAATATGGTAATATGACCTTAAACGGTTCTGAACCCAGAGAATTATTAGCCCAGACTATGGTTTGAGCTAGTTCATTAAGATCATATATGTGTGTATTGGTCGCATTGCAGGTCACATTCGGGCATGTTACTGCAAATTCGTATAGATTACCATAAGTAATACCACGCAGGAAATAAAGTAGAAAAACTCTATCACCCAACAATAAGTCCGTGGCATCAAATTCATCTGGGAACTGGCAGCATTCCTTGAACAGATAATCTATCGATTGGCCACTCTGTGCCAGCCTTTGTGTAGCCAAGACTTTCTCGGCGGTTTGGCCCATCGCTTTTACCATGATGATACCATCTGACCATCCGTAGTACATTCCTCTACTTGGAAGATGGCATTCTTCCCATGGTATAAGTTGTTCTTCTGAGGCCTGTAGTACTCGATTGAGTACTTCTCTAGAGGTGAGTTCTTCGTCTTGGAGCCCTAGGTCACCAACCCGTTCATCCATTTTGTTTACTTGATCTTCATCAAGTAATTGAGGCCCACCATCAACTGGCATTTTAGGTTCATCGGGACCATTGATGTTTAATTCCTCTTCGGGAGGAGCAGCACCATCAGGAAGATTGTCTTCCGATTCAGGAATCTTTTCGTCGGCCATATATTATCCCCTTATTTGTATCTTATGTACTTCAGATGATATAGAAAGCGTTAACTATAGATTGGATATAATAAGAGGCGCTATTCAGGCGGTAATTCTTCCGCCCAATCATATGCTACAGTGACTTCTACAGTTTTGACGTCACTATTAGTATAGGTCATTTCTCCATGTCGTATAACTTTTGGCCAACTACCATTTAGTAGCCATCCCTGTACTGATTTACCAGTCGGGAGGAAAGTCTCTAGATGTGATTGTTTCTTATATTCACTAGCAACTTTCAGGCCTTTCATAGATGTCCATATAGTCTCGCGCCATTCCTTTAAGTATTGTAACATTCCTACTGTATCATACCATGTTACTTTAATATCATCCCATGTAACACTCTTTGCCCATTTATATTCTAGGCTCGCCCCAAGAACCGTTTCTTGGTTGACAGTAAATGTAGGAAGTGTCATATCCTTAAGATGGATAAGAGCACTTCTAGCTCCAGGTGGGCTTTCTAATGTGTCTTCAAAGATTTTGAAGATTTCCCACATATAAATATAGTAGTATTCTGACTCAGAAGGTACGTGCTTCGAACTATCGGGCACTGTCATGCCACCAACAGGATCAGCAAAGCCTTGTACAGCAAATCCTGGCATATTATCCCTCCCTCTCCCTTGCCTTATTGAAGCGGAGAGTAACTGTTATATCTGCTATATCTGTATCAGCATAGGATAAATCTGATGGGGTCACTTTAGATGGCCAACAATCCATCAATTCATATTGCCATATATATTTTGCTTCACCATCAAGCATTGCTAATTTGCATAATCTATAATAGTCTTTTGGTACATTATGCGTGCTAGTCCTAAGGTCAAGAATTGATTTACTATTTCTAGGATCTCCAGCCCACCAGTCATATATCAACATTGCTGGACTATCTTCACCAGCGCTGTTTACAACCTCATAGAATGAGACTTCTACAGGTTTCCATCTATTTTTACCGGGTCTATAAATTTCATCTTGAGCACTATGTATAGTTATTTCATCGAATTCTGGGGTGGGTCTACTGCATTTATACGCATAGACCAGCAATGATTGCCAGTCTAATGATGAACCACCAAGAGATTGAGCTGCAAATATTTCCCAAATATATCTATGTTTTCTAGCGGATTCTGTTATATAGGAAGGAGGGTCGTACGGGGGTTTGCCCTCTAAGCCCGGTGGGGCACAGTCTGAGTCAGGTGCTGGTATATTAAAGCCTGGCATATCATATGTACAACCCAAACACCTGCACTACATTCCAGGCGGGCATGCAGGAGTAACCGGCTCGTTAGTAGCACTGTTCTGGCAGCTACGAATCGCACGATCGTACCGCATCGTCGCTTCGATGGTCATCAGATCGGTTGAGGTGTAATCAAGCTCTTGCCAATTGATTTCAGCTGGCCATGTACCATATAGCTCCCATCTCTCAGAGACAGCAGTAGCACCCATTCCGCCCACTAAGGCCATACCGCCGACCATAGCAAGCTGGGCAAACTTCTTATACTTTTCAGGATGTGCCACCTGAATAGTCGTCATATTTACTACTGTTTCCAGCCAGTAATAAATATCCGCAGATATATCGGGTTTCTGTTCCCCATCATACCATACCAGAGTAATCGGGTCCCAGTCTTGCTTACCAGCAAAACGGACCACTTCCTGATTATGGTGCATTTCAGGCTGTTCGAACTTGAAGCTAGGTCTTGAGGCAGACTGCAGCATCAGTCGAGATATGGTGGAAAATGGCGTACCTTCACCACGTAGAATAACCTCGAAAACCCACCGATGCTTACGGCGGACTTCCATGGTGTTGGGCACTCCGCCACCGCCAATGCCATTCACATTGAAACCAGGCATGTTTTACTCCTTAGGAAACAATACCACCTGCCGCCAAGACTTCTTCTGCCGAGAAGCTAGCACCAGTTCGCATTATGACTAAGTTAAGGACGATAAATTCAACCGTCCTCGTCGGCTGCAAGAACACTGATACCCACAACTCGTTACGATCTATACGTTCAGGTGTATTATTGGTCTGATCACAAACCACCTTAAAAGCCTGCAGACCACGCCGAGCCTTGATATCACCAAGGAATGGGTTGATCGAAGCCTCGACCTGTCGCCACAAGACAGCGTCATTCGGCTCAAAGATGAAGTTTCTTAGCAACTGGATCAGATTCTTCTTGATGAAGATCAAAAGCATTCTGACATTTACACGATCCAGAGCTGATTGTGTTCTTTGAAGCGTTCGCTGGCCCCAAACGGTAATACCGTCTTGCGGGAACTTCACGATCGGGTTCACCGCATTACCAGAACCATATAGCAGATCCCGCTCACCCATGGCCGGTGTGTATTCAACATCCAACGCCGTGAGCAATCTACCACGTTTCAGACCAGCAGGAGCGAACCATTGTTCCGTGTCTCTCGCAGTCCTCGAGAAAACTGCAGAAACATGACCGCTAGGCGGCACCCACATCTCAGCAGCCGAGAACTGATCAAAGATCCGCAGCCAACCCCAGTATAGAGCACCGTAGCTGCTATTGATGGCAGCCCTGAGGTCTGATAGCAACATCCCATTATGCCAGTCAACAACCTGTTGCGGTCTCAGGCCAAACGGCGGATCGACAATGTACAGTACATCGCCACGGCTCTCACAAATCTGCAAAGCCGTCCCGATTACAGCACCAGTCGAGAAGCCAGGAGTAACCAACAGGTTAATGTCGATCGTCTCAGGATTCTGGAATGCGTACAGACCAGTCGATGTCGCTGGATTTCCTATGACTGCCGCATCCAATTCACTTGAGTATGCGGGGTCAGTAGGAACACCATTGGCTTGACCAGCATATTCCCTCATGTTGAACTGCGAGGGTAGGCGTACCACAAATGTCGAAAGATCATTGACATTGTTTTCTAGGAACGCCGGACGCTCTTCCCAGTTTAGGTAGTTATTACCATTAGTACCACCAAGGGTCGTCCCAGGATTGATAACGTTGCCGATATACCTGGCATCTCTCTTATCGAAGGTGATATCTTCGACAACGTCCAAGGGCTGATCATTCGCATCGTAAAGCGTCAGCTTATATCGCCCAGAAAGATCACCAACACCATCGGTGAAGGCTTCCAGGGTCACAGAGAAATCATCAACCCACGTTCCAGGGCTCGTCGCTACCAACCATCCAACGATCCCTTGGAAGTACGCCGTATCGCTGACGCACTCGTCACTTAGAGGATCATCCTCACAGCTCAATGGGCTTGATGGAGTTACCTCTCCAGCATCCGGCAATTCCGTTCGGCTATCGAAGAAACCACGGTAAGCTCGTTTATATGGGTATGGAATATTCACCTCTTCGGCGAATCGTAACGTCTTGAGATTCGAGTAACTCGCCCGCATTATCAGAGTGTCTAATTGGCGACCAACAGAGGTCACGATTACAACGTGAGTAGTACCGCCTGGGACAGTAAGTTCAAAAGAGTCCCATAGGACTTCACCCGCTACGACACCCGCACCATCAATGCTCGCGGCTACCGATGCAGTAGTCTGATCAAGGCCTACTGGTACGTTGAATTCCTCAATTTGTGATGTTGCTTCACCAAGCAATTCCATCTTGACGCGGTTCTTTTGAGTCGTAATATCATAAGGACCGGCATCAAGACCTAACAAGTAGGATCGAGGAATATCCCAAGCGTATTGAGTGGTACCTACCTCTAGAGCGAATGCTTCGGTACCAGTCAGTTGGATTCGTTCACCAGCAACCGATGTCCTGATCTGGGGAACCGTCGTCGAACCATCTTCCAGAGTATACTCAACAAAGATGTAATCTGATTCCACTGCAGCAGTCAGAACAGCATTTGCCGCGTTAACAAATGCTTGTACGGTCGTGTAGGAGGCTGCGGGCATTTGATAGGTGCCATTACTAACACCTTCAACCTCAACAGTAAAATCTCTGTTGTCCGGAGCCACGCTGAACATAAAGGTGTCATTCTCGTCCAGGACACCACCGGTGACTACCACTCTGACATACAGACCATCGCCGATACGAATGTTTTGCGATGTACCGTTGTCGTCATCGTCAACCAGAGTACCTTCTGCGACAACCTCACCATCACTATTCCTGACGATCTCAAAACCGGCACCGTCAACTGGAGCTCCAGCTGAGACAGAAGGAGCCGAAGTGATGATCATCACAAAAGAATCATCGACTGAACCGGTATAAGTACCAGTAATTGTCAGCGTAGCGGTGGTAGCACCATATGTGCTCGATACTTCAACGTCGCTGTAATCGACAGCACTTGTTGATGCGTCATGGAAGGTATACGGTTCGGCATTATCGCCGATACCATCACCAATCTCTCTTAGTGTTAGTCGACCATAATCGATACCAGTGAAAAGAGGTATTCTACCCCATCCTTTTCCACGACCTCCTGAGGTATCAATGCAGATGTCGTCTAAGGCAGCTACTTGGCCCGTCTCGCATTCCACACCAACACGCATAGCATAGCATTCTGCACCTTCCTCCATGAATGAGAGGATGGCGTACATGAAATAACTTTCTGGGAACGGTTCGCCAAAAGCATCCAGAGCTAATTGAGCATTAGCGAGCAACAGTGGCTCATTCATAGGACCTTTGTTAGCTGTACCGATGAAAGCTGGGCGCAGAGGCCCAATAGCAGCCGGTAGAACACTAAGGTCTATTTCTCGCGGGAAGACGCCCGGACTGAGGTATACTGCCATGATGGGTACTCCCAAATCATCAAATTTCCATCTTCATGGGTATATTTGCCGAGATGAACTAGGGATTTACTACCGCTTCAGCGTCTTCAGCTTCCTGACTATCATAAATGACCCTAATCATCCGACGTTTCTGAAGGTTCTCGATCTGTTCCCACCGGAGGTGGCTGTGAGGAAGGAGAGTGTCCTGACCAGGTGCTAATCGCACCTGTGATTCACCAGTGTAGAAATCAGCTCCAGGTGGTCTGACCTGGAGAGGAATCATCTGTGTACCACAATTGTAGAGCCTCACCATTCGTGACTTTTCGGCCTTTGCCATTGTCTAGTCTCCATTTCTGATCGTAGTTTGAAGCATACTTCCAATATCTACCGGGGGTATCAATCACTAACAGTCTGAGTAGGTTCATACCATAGATTACCACCAGCCCCAACCGATTGTGACTTAGAAGCAAGTAGTATATTACTAACCCGCTCCTTAAGCACTACAGTCCTACCAAGTACGGTCTTGACAATCTTCTCGGGCAACGGCAACCAAGCTTCAGCAGTACAATTAAATTCATAGCGTACTCTAGCAAGTTGATCAAACCCCGCCTCTTTATCACTTGCATCAGTAGAGCCGCCAAAACGTATTTGTACGCCACCCTCCAACTTGCCATCGAACATAATGAACTCAGCAAGCGGATTAAAACGTGTTAGCACTTGATATAATATATACTCTGCATCCCTCTTACGTTCTGCCCAAATTATCAAATTATACTCAACAAGCCACGGAGTAGGCCGAAACACTAAAGCAATCTGATCATATTGCTTGCTCAAATATCTCCCGGTCATAGCACCATATGGAGGACTATACTTCTCTGGATTGAATTCATGGCTCTCACGGCTTACCGCCGCCACAGGCAACCTAGCCCTACCCTCTTTCAGCTCATCAGCCCAAATCATAAGGCTCTTATCGCCACCAGCAACTTTCACCCGCATAAAACGATAATTGTCTTTAGTAGGCACTCTTATACCAGACCAATATTGCTTCATAGCATAGTCTAGCGACCTAAACCCAGGAATTAAGAATTCCTCTAAATGTTCAGGATAGGATAGAAAATCAGTACCATCAAACGGATTTCTACCGCCCTCGACATGACTAAGCTGCCTGACTGCAGGGACTTCACCAAGCCCAAACGGTACCTCCGTAGGCGGTGTTCGAAGTTTCTCACCCCTGACTGAGAAGTCAGCATCAAAATCATATACTGGCATTAACTTGCCTTCACTAACTCAATAAGTGCAAATGGTGGTCCGAGTTCTTTCAATCGTGCTACAACTTTCGCCCTATCCTCCTCCGATTTGAATTCGTAAGTATGGGTTCTCTCCCTCTCCTTCCAATCAGTCTCTCTGCGCACAGCACTTGGTACAGTTTTAGTGACTTCTCCAACAGCAGCCTTCTCAATTAAATTGAAAAATGCTGCATGGTCATTACTAATCTTATTTCTAAGATCACCAAGGGACCCGCATTCTACCTTATCAGCCATCAAATGCTTTCCCTATACTGACCACCGGTCTTGATTTGCTCCTCTGTTGGCATATCATCTTCAGGTCGCACTGCAATATCAGCAGTAAGGGTCTCAACCTGGCATGTATAATATAGCCAGATATAGCGAAAATTACCCGTAGGAGTACCATTAAGCACCCTAAAATTCCTTGGGTTGATCATCGCTGCATTATATGGTAACTGAATCACATCACCACTACGAAGCATCCTATCTCCAAGTTTATCATAGATGCTCATATGGCTAAATGCTACTTCAGCAGTATTCTTAGTATCTAAACCCCATTTCTCTAATTCCACTTGAATCGGTTCAGGCTTGAAAAAGGCCTTAATAGTAAATGCATTCCAATAAGTAGGATCTGGATCTTCATCCCATACAGCATCATAATCAGCATTTTCAGTCCTGGTATAGACCTTAACCTCTGCACCACTTACGTTTATCATCTCCTCTGCCATCGTTCTAGCCAGTTTTACATCCCGGCTTTCTTCATCATGAATAGCAATAGGTGTATGATGCTGATCAATATCAGATCTAAAACTCTCCCAAGCAGAGCTAAATAAAGCAGGACTAACTTGACCGGTATCAATCGCAAATCTGTGTACGGACATATCAATTCCTCTATAGTAGATTTGGAGAACGAGATGGCCTTTTTACACTGTCACAAATGCGGATGGGAACAAGATGACTTCTGGTCAGAGAATTATAATCCCATCAAATCACTACAAGACTGGATGAAAGATCTACTCACCAAAGACTTAGAAGAAGTATTTGGAACAGATGAATTTACTGGTTATACTGTAACATGGAGAGAATTACTCGCCAAAGAATGTGAAAAAGCAGCAAAAGCTATTCGAAATATGAAATGGCGAACAGAGAAAGACTATAAAGAATCAGAAGACCAGACGTGTCCAAAGTGTGGTAGCCCACTAGATGTGGATTAGGTTCCACTAATACCCCATGGCGGAATAGGAGGTAGTACACCGACACCAGCCGGAAATTCACCCTCTTCTTTATAAGGACTACGAGGTGGGGCTTCTGTATCTTCAAAGTCTGGTGATGGGCAATATCCCATCCCAATTATATCACATGAATCATAATCTTCCTCTACTGGCAATTCCTCACTAGCTAGATCCCTGAGCATTTGATAGTAATCTGGTTTGCTGGCACAAGGGCAATCAACGTCGACTGCAGGCAATACAAACCATTTCTGACGAATAGCCCCACGACCCCAGTTACTACCCCACTTTATCCATGAACCAGGAATTGCGGCTAAGGCCTCCTCAAGATCAACAAGAGCACTACCGCAATTCTGTTGTGCTAACCAGCTTGAAAGTTTATTAGATGATAAGGCTGATGTAGGTTCACACCCTGGCACGAGTATCTTGTTGGTGGGCAAGACCTCTAATTGTAGTGCGATATCTACAGGGTATCTAGTAGGCATTTTCATTCTTCCTCAAATATCTTTGTTGGGTCAACTGATGTTGTGCCAGTTAACACTATTGCAACAAAGCACATAGCTTCACAATATTGATATAAAGCTCTTAGTTTAGCCTGTACTCTATCATCATTCAGCAACCTAGCAGCTTTCACTTCGACAATTAATATTTTATCAACTAATTTTATCATGAAATCAGGATAATAAATCCTTTTCTTTTCATCATGAAGATACTCGATCTTAATAGAATCTTTTGAAAAAGTTAGAACTCTATTATCGTTATCGAGGAATAATGCTACATCTTTTTCCCAACTGGAATGACACCAAAAAGCACCACCTTTTTTAGTTTCTAATCTACAACCACGTCTCCCCCGCATCCGTTTCTTACATGCTTGTTCAGAAGACATGTCAAAACCTTGAGATTCTTTATATCTGCGAGCAGAGCACTCTAATCGTAATTTCTTAGATTTAGTTATAGCGAATTTTCTTAACCAATCACCAACACATTTAGAAGATACACCCAACTCACTAGCAAGCTCGGTTCTAGATTTGTTTTGAATTATATAAGCATCGTACAGCCAATCTTTGTTGTTTAATTTACCAATCGCTTCTATTGATACAGAACGAACAAATTTATCAAGATTAGATTTTTTAATATCACGCGGTCTGTAATTTATAGGTATATTGTGTCGTTTTAATGCAGAAACTACAGCCTTTTTACCACATCCTACAAGAGCACCTATTTGTCTGGTAGAAAGAGCAGGATAATATCGCTCAAGCCAACTTTTATCTAATAAAAAATCTGCTGCTTCACCTAATTGTGCTTTATAATTAGTAGGTATTTTCATATAATATCTTTGATCAGAGAACCACCAAACATTAATATAGGCAATAATATATTCCAGATCAAAACCGGATATGGCTCTCCTAAATTAAGTGCTTTCTCTATAATTGTCTCTTTGACCGCATTTGCCTCTTGAACCAAATCGGAGCCATCATAATTAATAGAGCCCCCATCAGGTGTAGGCATACCGGCAACCTTTCGTCTAGCCATCCCCACAGCATGTTTTACCTCAGCTTCCATCATCTCATAACAAATTGCTCTGGCCTGAGGACTCCGAAAATGATTGACTACCGGGATATACAGAATTACAACGGGGAATGCCCCCTTAGGTGTTGGGTAAAGCCTTATCAATTGATCTTTAGCATCGAGTGAATCACCCTCAACATTCCCCTCTACCTCACCTATTACTTCCCAGTGTCCTTCCGTCCCAAGAACTTTTTGAGAGAACTTACGATACGACTGTAGTAAATGATAATCGGTAAGAATATTCTGAATACCAGAAATATTACCAATATTAAACAAAAAGCTCTCAGCGCCGAAAACATCGTCTATTCTCGTCGTTACTGGATCCCAAGATACTTCCTGTACCCAATATGCGTCAGCCGGTAACGGATATGTGGACTGCAATGGAGTAGTCCAAAATAATGCTAATTTTTGTTCCCTCGGAAAATAACCAGAAATAAAATCACCAGCAACCCGAAAAATCGTTTCCCATTGATCCTCAGTAATTTCTACTTCGGTTACGGGGAAGGCAAGCTTTGATAGGACATACTTTTTCATCGGCTCGCTTCGAACCTTCAAGACCGATGGTAGGTCTGCTGGTGCAAGTATGGCCATTATACCCTCATTAGACTCTCTTCAAGTTCTGTTTTCTTCCTGGCATATCCTCGATATCCTCTGGCATGCTCATATATCTTCTTTAGTACGTCCCGCACACCTCTTATTTCTGACGATGGTATGTTGAATGAACGTGCTCCACCATGGGGAGCACTGCTTCCACCTTGTTTCTTTGCTACCTCTATGACATATTCAACAACATCATTACCCATAAGGTGTATATCTGTAACCAATGCGATCCCTTGCGTAGCATGTGCTACAACATCAACTGTATCTATAATCTCACCAATATGATCTAATGTTACATTTTCTACCTCAATTTTTTGTATTTGTGGCTGAATCCCACTATACGAATAATCCTTCTCACCCAAACAAGCAATATGTATATCAGCCCCACCAGCTTCTTCCACTTCTTTAATCTTCGCAACTCTTGGTCTAGTCATACTGCCAGTAGCGGGTCGTTCCAATCTTAGCCAAGGACCATCATATGCTAGGGTCACACCTGTGATATATGAGTATCTCGTTCGGAACTTTCCACCATCAGTATTCAATAATTTCCCGAAAATATTAAACCCAAAATCACGTAATTCTTGGACTTTAGCAGCAAGTTCTTGATATTCAGGTCTTCTAAAAAATCTTACTAACCCCGCTAATGTCTCGGATGTTATAGCTTTTTCATATTCATAGCTAACTAGTTTACCATTAGGTTGTACAAATTGAAATCGATCTGTAAGGGCTTGGAAGAATCTTGGGAATCTAGTTTCAACACGCTTACATAATTCTTTTATCTTATCAATCGATGACCTATATCGTGCTGCTTCCAAATCGGATTCTTGTTGTCTTCTTCTGTCTGCTTCGATCTGAGTTGCTGTTCTGCCATAATTTCTTAAACTATCAAGAGCATAACGCATTTTTTGAAGATAATGAGAACCAGCACAAACTCCACCAGGTAACGTACCGAAATCAGCTTCTCGATAGTCCTCTAGCTGATCGATGATATCATCGAGCATTCGTTTTTCCTCGTCGCTAAACTGAGCTTCGAGGATTAAATTCAATTGATGCTCAAACGGTAGCCGTAGCATCTTCCAACCTCTGTAATCTTGCTAATTTCCGGTCGATAAGCTTCTTAACACCACGTGACTTAGTCATGATTCTAAGTTCTCGTAGTTCAGCTGGATCATCGATCTCCAGTACTTCAGCTGTGTCAGCGGCTAGCTTAGCAGAAGTTCCCTTCAAAGTCGGATAAGTTATTTCTCCTTCTTTAGCCGTTATCTCTCTTATTCCAGCCATCATGTGTTTCAGCTTTGCATTAATAGATTTATTACCTATTCTATATAATTGAGACAGATTCTCAAATTCAGTGCTGTAAACTATTGCATCAGCCACTGCGGATTCTATACTAAAATCTGGCGGCAAAAGACTTAGTATAGCAACCTTACTCTCAAAATCTCCTTCAACAAGTTCACCTGTAAGCGAAGTAAGTATTAAATTAATCGTATTACTCCCAGCCTCGCTCTCAACAGCGGATCGCAATAACCTTGTCATATGATCCAACGGGACATTCCCAAACATTACTGGAGCAATATCATTACTTAATGCGCCCTTTGCCATCATTTCATCGACTATATCTGCGAATCTATCATGCCTACCAGGGAATGCCCCAATAGCGTGTTTATAATTTCTAAAAGCTGCGGCAAGATCCTCTACATCGATCTTCGATATATCGTCTATAAAGTCCTCAGGATGGTATGCTGCATGTATAGTCAATAGGGCTGTACGCGGCAATTTACCTTCTTCAGCAAGTTGCAATGCTTTTTCCTCCGATATCTTGCGATATTTTATAGCCAAAGTAACAAATTCACCAGCGTCCCAGAGCCACCAGGCTCCTTGTTTTCCATAGTAATGGCCTTGTTGTTGTTTGGCGGCAGGATTATTATGTAAAAGAGCAAGTACCGTATCTTCGGTTAATCTCTTTACAATTTTCTCATCAGCATGCCTCATACCTTGTTTACTGATAATAGCATTCAAGTTCTCATCATTGAGCTTACCAAGCAAATGAGCATTTTCTGTAATATCACCTTGGTATGATGTTATAAAATCATCTAATGGTATCTCAAGACGCCAGAAATCGGAATGATTGGTTATCTCTATTCCCTTCTTACGTATAAGAGTCCTAACAAAATCCATTATAGGTTCATGATATTTCTCAATTGGTGCTCTATTCTGCTTACCTTTAATTTCATTAACTGCCCACTTGCCAGAACCGGCATTTTTTGTGATTGACATACTAACATGCGGATTATTATATCTATTCCGCATGCTAAATATCTTAGTAGTATCACCTGGATTACAGTACTTGCCGATGCAATTCTGCATCTTCACACCCTCGATGCGTGCATCGTCTTTTTTAACTGATATCCAGAAGAATGGACCAGATTTATGCACCGCTTGTTCAGGTCCTCGTACGTATTCCCCTCCTACTTTCTGATTAGCAAATTGTTGTTCATGCCATTGATGGGATGCCGCCTGCACATCCTGTAATGACATCTCTTTTAATTGATCGTCGGTAAGGCCTTCACCCTCAATATAATGAAACAATCCCTCATCAAATACTGCGTCAGGATCCTCTTTCTGGATCCTCATAATCCATTGCCAGTACTTGGGGTGTACTTCCTTCGCTCTCCTCACCTCAGCAGCATACTTCAATTCTGCTTCGCTCTTCTCCCTCTTCTTAAAGGGATCTAGTTCTGCTACAGCTGCTAGAGAGTCTTGGTCAATCTTGTCGATGACACCTTGATTCAGACCTAGAACGAGTTTCTCAGCGTTCTTTCTATCCAGATCGATAGCTTGTTGGATAAGATCGGTATCCACCTCTGGATACTTTTTACTCAAATAATCAATCTGATCTTCAAGGAGTAATGTATCAAAGAAATGTTGGTCAAAGCCTTCAAACGGCAGTAAATTTATACCTTTTGGTTTTGATCTATTAATCTCACACAATTTATGACTTGATGATCTATACACATCATTTCTCACGTCTTAATCGTCGTAATTCTGCAACCAAGCCTTCTTCGTCAGTTACTCCGACGTTCTCGACCTCATTCAAAACATCAAGAACTTCTTGTGGCGTTAATTCCTGTCCGTGTTTCTCTGCGATATACTGTCTGATGTATTGGAGATCCTCTTTAGCAATTTCCATAACGTACCTAGGTCTTGGACATGTGATAACCTTTGTCGCCGTATACCACCCCAGCGACTTCTAACCTGAAGATACGATACGTAACGCCAGATGGTAGACCAGCATCGAGTGCATCTTCCAGGAGAGTCTTAATTACAGATTCTTCATACCGATTCTCACTCGATGGATTCTGCAAATGGGCAGCCGCCCCTCCAGCACCAGTCCGTATTTCACCACCATGGAATACGGTCTTATCTGGGTGCTGCTGATTGTTATCCAAACCAGACTCGAAGAATCCTGTTATCATCAATTGCGCAGGATTTTGACCAATACGTGGCTTGACGGACATACCATGGCGGTATCCACTCCAGCTACCACCACTTTGACCGCCACGGAGATGACCTTGGCCACCTCCAGGAGTTGCTAATTGAAAGCTGCTTTCGGTAGCAATCGCATCATACGCTAATGCACCGATTTTTTGCATATCTCGCCACATTTCCATTCTCTTGGATTTCAGGAGTCCTGAACCCCATTGTGGCTCAATTCGAATGTGTACAGTAAATGGTGTCCACCTGGCCATGATAAGTATCCTCCATTAATATTTTTGTATGAAGAAAAAACATGATTAATATCATAATCATCTACGATGAAGAATTGGAAAGCATCAAGGTGAGCGGTGGTGCACAGCCATCAGATTATAGAGGAAGCCTCAAGGATTGGTTGGATATACATGCATTAAAAATATCTCAATTACAAAAAGACGGAACATGGGATATTAGAATTCCCAAGAATATATGGCGCACCCATATCGAGGGTAATAAAAATTTACTAGATATCTTCGAAATAATTGCAGAGATATGTGCGACAGATATACAAAACCCTAATCCAAAATCACCGGCATGCATCTGCCCAATAGAATGTGATTGTGCTGATCCAGACAACGGATTATTCAGCGAGCACTGCCCAATCCATAATGAAAAGCCTATGCCAGATCCAGATTGTCCGTATCACCAGATCTAAGTAATTACTATTCTATCTGCCTCTACAGACTTTATATTGTGCCGCCACGGATGCTTGCTGTGAGGATCCGGGTCATACACGAAATTACTATTTACAACCCTAAATGCATCCTCATATACAAATGTAATATTCCTTACTGGCCACGGTAAAACACCAAATCCTATTTCATATCCTATTAGATGTACTATCTTAATAGTACTGCCTTGCTCCATGGCAGTGCGACGTCTGTAAAAGAATCGCATTCCAGGCACTAAGTCTTGATGGAATAGGACTCTACCAGCTTTCGTAGTCAGTGAGAATCCTCTCAAATTCTCTCTGCTTACTAATTCACAGGAACGACTATTTCCTTCTTCATCATATTGTTTAAAGGTTGAACCATCAGCGTAATGAGCTATCCATCTTATTTTATCGCTTGGTGTCATATTCACGGCATCCGGTTTAGGACTGGGTGAGAATGTATGGATGCCTTGTTTATCAAAGTTCAGGTTCATTGGATGTGTTTCACCCAATTCTGCTGCTTCATTTATTTCTAAGCATTTAGGCTCACCGTCGCTATCTCCTTCTTTCACTTGTTCAGCACTGAATGGTAATTCGGCTGTCCACCTATCGATTTTTACTTGGCGTGGCATAATTTATCTCCCGATTTATATACAGCGACCCCAGAAAGGACGTACTTTCTGGGGTCGTAATATTTTAGATGTCGACTTCTACTTCGATTTCGTCGACGTCTTTTGTCCTATTTTCGAGGTTTTTCTTCGTCGCCTCGAGTTCTTCTTCGTAGGATGCCACTTGTTTCTTATTCATCAAGTTCTTTGCACGCACCCATAGACAATTCTTGGATTTGGCACGGCCGCCACAGTCATGGGAGCCCACACCATCTTTCTCGAATTCCACACCTACTTGGCATACGGGATTATCCGTTAAAGCAATTATTGTTGCTTTCTGGGGTGGCATAAGTGCCCTAGCGAATCTAGGGATCATCACCCAACATTTGGTACCCTTTTTTATTTTAGCCATCGTCAGTCTCCAATATGGCTATGTTTCATCATAAAGCCAAGTGAATGTTTCTTTGTTCGTCGTACCTGCCGATGCACCAGGGTTGTTTACCTCGAATTGGTATACAACAAAGTCTCCAAAATCGCCGGTGCTGGTCTGAGAGCCATCAACACTTAGTGGACTACCACTGGTATGTGTAAATGCTGTGACTGGGTTCGTTAGCAAGGCTGCATAATTACCCTTACTCAGTAGCGTACCACTAGTACCGGTCGTTCCAGTAGCCTGAACATATGGTGTGGCATGATCTTTGTCAGCTCTAGCAACCTTACAATAAATCGCATTGGGGTCACCGCCTGGGTCAAGACTATTGGTTCCGTCAGTATACCATCGCAGGTTATTAATAGTACCAGTCGGTGCTACAGAAGCAGATAACCTGGTACAACACCAAAAACTACGATTCGTACCAGCAACAGTTGGGATCTTGATCGGATTTGAACTTCCAGCAGCTGTTGTCTGATGCGAGTCGCTGGCATTTACGACGGTATTCCCAGCACCGGCAGCATCGATAGTCGTCTTTGTCGGCCCACCAGCTACTCCGGTCCACCGTTTTATTGCAACAGTTGCAGTCATTTGTATTCTCCAATACTGCTTTAGTATTCAAATTATCTTTGCCACGATTAAAATAGCAGCAAATCTAATGATAAGGAACATAAATTATGTCTCTAAAACTATCAACAGCCGCCAGAAACGCAGTATGTGATGCTGTAACAGCCAAATTAACTGCCGGTAGTTTTGGGCCATATCCAGGAGCTGTCATAACTGTTTATACCGGAACTAGACCAGCCAGCCCAGATAATTCTCCAGCTGGTGGTACAGTTGGTGTAGCTAGCTTTGCCCTAGGTAATAGTCCAGGATTTGACCCAGCAGTAGGTGGTGTTGCACAAAGTAATGATCCATCCTATGGTCCTCCTTATGAGGACGAAAACTCACAATCGGGGACAGCAGTATGGTTTAGGATGACTAATAGAGAAACTGCATTAGGAGTGGCCTTAATAGATGGTAGTGTAGGTGTTCTAGGTAGCGGAGCAGATCTAGAATTTGATAGTATAGTATTTAATGGAAGCATTGGTGCTCCAACCCGAAGTACTCTTACCAGTTTCTTTATTAGCGTTTATGCACCATGACAACAACCGTCGCTGAAGCACTGAAAAACATAATGATCGATACCTTGGTCGATCTAGTTGACCAAGGTACTATATCTGTCGTAGGCGGACATATTAAATTCTATACAGGAACAAGACCGGCAAGTCCAGATAATGCACCAACAGGTACATTCCTAGCTCAAAAACAATTAGTAAACCCAGCATTCCAAGATGCTTCTGGTGGCTCATCAACAGCCAACGCTATAGGATCATTTGCAACATGGGCCACAGGAACAGTAACGTGGTTTAGGATAGTAGATCGCGACGATAATGCTATCATGGATGGTACATGTGGGATAACAGGTAGCGGTGCAGATATAGAATTCAACACAGTAGATTGGACTTTTCCAGGCACTGTCGAAATCACCAGTTTAAGAATTTATCACCCATAATGTCTAGACCACAAATCGACTACATCTACGAAGAAATTTATGGTACCGCCGCACAAGGTAGTGTTACTTATGGTGACACGTATAGTGAGAATCTCATAACTATCCCGACTGGATCATTCACTCCTGGATACTGGTTGGCTCTCCTAGGATATGAGATGGTTGGGATGGGGAGTCTCCATAATCCTAGTGCGGATTTTACTACATTTCAAATGGATGGTACTCCCATCCCATCGGGAGGTACATTAGCTCATGATTGGACCGGTACATGGAGCCGACCTATTTGGGACATGCACCAACCAATACAGTCTTTTGGAACACATACAGGCTGGTTAGATGCGACTGATGAATATTCGGTTGGTTTTATAGCCCAAAGAGATTACCTCATAAGAAATGTAAGATTATTCCTTATGAGGATTTCTGAAGAAGGTAGTATTACCAATCTACCTTTTTATCTCGGTGGTGCATCTACACCAGTTTCGATGTTCTCAATATTCACCGAGATGCCCTCAAATACCTCTTCTCACTTCAGCGGTTCTAACGCTGCATTTACAATCGCAAATCCTCAACTTAGCGGAGGACTAGGTGATAGATGTCTTGCAATCGGAACTGTTTGTGTAAGGTCTTCAGGTGTAAATTGGCCTGGGCCTATGGAATTTTGGATGGAACACTATTATGATACTATTACTATAAACGCCAGTAACTCTCTAATTATTCCGCGCATGCATATGCCACCAAACGATGTTGGCAAATCAAGTTCTGAACAGCGATGTTATACTTTCATATTCCCATTCGATGCCGTTATGTCAACCATATCAATGCGAATGAATTATGAATATCCAGCAGGTGGATGGGGTGGGATGGCACATGTCGACAGCACTTATGAAGTAGGATTCAGAATCCAACTCTTGAATTTAGAAGGATTTTATGATCATACAACAGGTAGAGATACTTTAAGCGGTGCTTGGCCAACAGGTGCTTGGGGAGTAGGATGGCTTAGTGGCGGTAGTCAAGCCGATACTGTAGCAGATACATCAGAAGCCCCTGCTCTAACCCTTTTGAACACAACTCAAAACCTCGGTGGCCCAAGCCCATTAACATATCCACTACAAAACCAAAGGATCAAGACGGACATAAGAACTTATGATGCCACAGACCCAATCACACCAGAACCTGAATCAGATCACAAGGGTATACATGAATGGCACACTCTTGATGCATTTACTGCAGCAAATGGATGGAGCGACCCTGGAGTTACAGCTGATCTAAGACCAATGAATGAGGTGCTTGCAGGATCTAGAATACCAATAAATCATATGGTAATAATGCCAGAGGGAGGACCAAGCACATATAATAGCCAACTCAGGCCAATGAGTACTTCTCCAGACCCAGTACAAACAAGGCCTGGAACAACAGATGTTAGAACATGGGCCTCGTTTACATTATCAGACAATAGAGAATATCATACAGGTGCTGGTGGCGGAATAATCACTCTATTCAAGGGAGAAGGTGATGGTATAGCAGAGGTAGAAGCTACTATAGATCACACCACAGATGCTCTATTACAAGCGGAAATAAGTGTCACACATACTACTGATGCGAGATTATTATTACCAGCTACAGTACTACATGAACAAACAACTGACGCTCTATTACAAGCAGAAATAAGTATCACATATACTACTGACGCTTTATTAGCCGAAGAAGTCTCTATAACCCACACGACCGAAGCAGAATTGTTTGAGGTATTAGCTGTAACTCATACTACAGATCTGTTATTATTTGAATCTGATATCCCACAGGACCACACAACAAACGCTCTATTATGGGCAGAACAAACCCTTACTCACACTACAGATGCTGAAATAAAATTCCAATACGATATTGACCACACTACCGATTCTCGCGTCTTTGGAGCATTAAAGCATAGTTCTGATGCTTCTGTATTATGTGTTGGAACTGCTATTAGCCATACTACTGATTGTTGGGCAGCGGTAGCAGTTGAACAGACATATGATCACACAACCGATGCTCTATTATGGTCAGAGGGTAGTCTAGCTCATACTACCGATGCCGCTATATGGGCCTTAGAAGAATTAAGTCACACAACAGATTTATTAATATACCGATCACACAGAAAGTCATATACTACTGATGCATCGATGCAAGAAATTAACATTGTATTGTCACATACTACTGATGCATTTATTGGCAATGTAGTAGGACACCATACAAACGCATTATTGAAAGAAGAAGTACAAATAACTCACACTACAGATTCAATATTATCTGAGCAACATGACATAACTCATACCACTGACACATTATTGGCAATTCAAAGAGGTGCAGCCCATACCACCGATGCAATCCTCGCAGAAGAACACCAAATAACCCATACCACAGACGCAATCTTGGCAGAAGAACACGATCTACCATATACTACTGATGCATGGCTAACCGGATTCAAAATACAAACTACAGATGCTAGTCTATTAGAGACTATTGAGATAGAACAAACAACGGATGCATTAATCAAACGAGAAGTCCGAATATGGCATGGTACAGATTCCGAATTGCGAGACGAAGGAAGATTATGGCATAGTACCGATGCTCTAACATCCTGGGAAACAGATGGCGTTGGTAGTATTAATTTTGGTGATTTAGTAACTCTTCCTTCAATTGCCGCATCAGCAACAGCGTATAAATCATTATTCATTACTGGTATAGCGGAAGAAGATCATGAGACTTTCCCGCCAGATGGACATGTTGATTCAGTCTACGAAGAGAATATGAATACATTAGATGGTTGGCGACCACCAGATCAATTCGGGCGATACCCGACAGATCCCGATTATCCTAATGCAGATCCTAAACCATGTAGCCCATGCAGTGGTGGAACTAGTGGTAATATTCCACGTAAGACTATCCACCAACAATCTAGTGAAGATTGTTCTTGCGACGAAGATAGTACCGAATAGTTCGGTAATGCTATTTTCTAATAAGAGCAATAATGTTTAATAATAGGTTATCTCTAATAAATATGTATAGTGCCGTTTCGATAACGATGATCGCTATAATACTCCAATAGAATGGTACATTTGTTGCGAATATCCATCCTAGAGAGCATATCACTAAATCAGATATAGAATTTACTATAGCATCACCAGCATACGTTGGATGGCCTTTCCTTCTATATTTCTTAATAATATATTGCGTATTTTCAATTATCTCCCATACAAATTCAGCTCCGAGAGCTATTACCCATGGTAAACCTATAAGGCTAAAAATCACTCCGTGAAGGAAATGAGACCATGTATAAAAATCGACTATTCCGCCGCTGTTTAAATGAGGAGCGTACCATGCTCTGCCCATCAGACGGAGTATGATCACTAATAAAACGATATAGACAAATAATACCACCATATTTATACATAGAAATGGCCCGACGAGCAACCTCGCCGGGCCATATCCGCCGCGTAATTCAGACCGAATCCCAAATCATTCGAGATTACAGGTCTGGTGTTAGGTCCCGTGCGTCCTGATGCAGGTCGCCAGTAAGGCCTGCCACGGTGTTGGTCAGGAACTTGTCGTGACCGATTTGGAAAGCGAAGTCCACAGCAGAAATGTTCGCTTGGGCATTCGCGAAGGACACCTGATCCACCAAGCCGATGACAATCGGGAATCCACGCGTTGCGTTGTGCCGTGCTTCGCCCATATATGGGCTGAAGTCGGCCGTGGTCGTGTCGCGGGCCTTTACCTCAACCAGGATTTCGTTCGCCGGAATACTCATGACCAGCGGACGAAGTCGCTTGATCAAGGCCGCGACCGACTCGTGACGGTGCATCTGCCGGAAAGATCTGATCCTCCGGAATACCGTAATGTCGGTATTAGCTGGTTGTGCAGCCATGAGTGTTGGCCTCCATTTTACCTTGAGTTAGTAACCATTACAATTTATATTTGCTGAGAGAAGCAACTGCTTCAATTACATATTGATCAATACGATCCACTAAAAATTTTCCGCCTAACAGTAAACGGTCTCCAGGTCTGTCTGGCCTGGGGTTGAACTCTTTTAAAACGTGGCAGATTCTCCGCATTATATTTATTATTTATATTAGTCACTCTATGGTTATGTACATTATCATGAATAGTAATCAAATCCTCAGAACCAATATCCCTTAAAGAACAAGAGGCAATGTTATGGGAATTCACCAAGTGATTCCTAAGATCTCCTGACCAACCCCATGTGCTACCAGGTAATCTAGTGATTGGTGGCAACTTCGCAAGATCTTTAGATTTCAAATGCTCAACTATTTCCTCATAACCAAGATAATTAGTCCTGAACCAACCACGACTCGTTTTCGTATAAACAACAAGCTGCGGAACTATCATCTTCTTTACAAGATCACCAATCTTGATAGAGTGTTTCTTATCGATCCGCAATTCTGAAACATGCGATAAATCATTCAGATCATCAAAATATTTCTCTTTTAGTCTATCACAAGGTATACAATTCGGGCCAGTCAACAATATATGGATAGGCTTCCCAGATTCCATCGCCGCAGCTCTAGCAACAGCATAATCAGATGGCAATTCCTTCTTTTCAGCAGTTAAACTCCAAGGATCTTTAAGACTCCATATAGATGTTGTAGTAACCAAAACTCCATATAGATGTTGTAGTAACCAAACTCCACTCGTTACCGTACCCAACACCTATGACAAGGACGAATACGATAGAAAATATTACACCTCTCATCTCCTTACCCTTTATTAATAGGGTTCTCCAAGTCTAGATCCATGGTTACCATCATCCGGATGAGTTCTTTAAAGCTTATTTCGGGCTCCCATCCGAGCTCCTTCTTAGCCTTACTAGGATTTGAATGCAATAAATTAACGTCAGCAGGCCTCAAAAATTTCGGATCAATCTCCACATATTCTTCATAATCCAGCCCAACACACTCGAATGCTAATTGGGCTAATTCTCGTACGCTATGTGTTTCACCGGAACCAATCACAAAATCCCCAGGCTCATCTTGTTGGAGCATCAACCACATAGCCCTAACATAATCCTTAGCATGGCCCCAATCCCTCTTAGCATCCATATTACCAAGATATAACTTATCCTGCAACCCTAATGAAATCCTGGCAGCAGCTCTAGTGACTTTCCGTGTCACAAATTCATATCCGCGTCTTTCAGATTCATGATTGAATAATATACCATTACTGCAGAACATATCATAGCTCTGCCTATAATTTATAGTAGTCCAATATGCTGCCAACTTCGCAATAGCATATGGACTCCTCGGTCTAAATGGAGTATTCTCATCTTGTGGCGTCTCCGCTACATCTCCGTATAATTCACTACTACTGGCCTGATAAAACCGCACATTCTTATCAACAAGTCGTATGGCTTCCAAGACCTTGAAAACACCTAAAGAATTGATACCAACAGTAGTGATAGGGTGATTCCAACTAGCGGGAACAAATGATTGTGCTGCCAAGTTATACACTTCGTGGGGACGTATTTTATCGATCAATTTCATAACCGAAGATTGATCAGTAATATCCCCAAAATGCATAGTGATTGAGTCAAGTATATGATTTATCCTAGCAGTATTCGGCGTACTAACACGCCTTGATGCACCATGTACATCGTAATCCTTTTCTAGTAAGAATTCCGCAAGGAATGATCCATCTTGACCAGTAATACCTAGAATCAATGCGCGTTTCTCAGACATAAGCTCCTCCAAAGATAGATTATGAAATATATACAACAGAGATAAATTATGCCAAGAACAGAAACAGGTTGGTCAGCATACAGGACATGGTATCATCCTGTAGAACAGATACGCGATAGTGTGCATTCTATTGCATTTGACGAAGAACAAACGAATTGGCTTCTAGGCGATGAAGATATAGATTTTCCCGACCCACATACAGAATCTCTAGATGGCCTCGCTCCATTAATGATAGAAAATAATCTACATGGAAAATGCATCTTAATGATACAATTCTATATTGAATCAGTCACTATAAACGATCATGAAGAACAAAACGAAGAACTAAGTAGTGCTTATCTATTAAAATTAGATGATTATGGCAACGAAGTTGCATCAGTACGCGTGCCGGAGACCATAGCAATGCCAATAGCAAAAGCATTTAAAAGAGAGATACAAGATACCCCATACGAGATTGATCGAGAGTGGAACCACTCAGATGAGATTCAAGAGGACTCAATACCTGATATAGTTGCATCACTCATCACAGAAGATCCATAAATACATCTAGCGTATTTAAAGAGTGAAACTGCAGATGGGTTCCGATCGTTTCGGAACCAGTCCCCGTGTTTCGATCCTAGTAACGGGGGATCGAACACGGGGACAATTTTATACTTCGGCTTCGACGGCTTCTTTATCCGGCTTCTCCAGCACAACCTCTCCATCGATCGCCTTCTTAAGGTAATCTATGGAAATAATACCACAGCCGTACTTCTCAGCCTTCTTCGTTTTATTAGAACTGCTTGTTGCATCCTTCTGGACAAGAAAGTCCAATGCCTTAGACACACCAGATTTAACCGTGCCACCTAATCGTTCGATGTCACCGATATAAGCCCTAGTGCCTGTTAAGCAGAAAGACAGGCCTGTAAAAATTTTCCCTTCTGCCGGTTGAGTCATCACTCCATCACCATCGGTGTCAACCGGTTCATCCTCCTGAGTCTCTTCTTTGATCGTGACACCAACCGACCGCAACTTCTCGATCAAGGGGCGGCACTCATCGATACCCTTCCGGATTGACTCACGAATAGTGTCACCGAATCCGGGGATCTGAAGTGTAGCCAACTTCTGATCATCAAGCCAATCATCAAGAGCATCCAATTGACCACTCGCCGTACCTCGCAAGATCTCAACACGGCGGCGACCGAGCAGATCAATTCCAAGAGATCCTAAGAAAACATGAAGAGGTAAGCACTTCTTCGATGCGATATTCTTCACGATTTCCGAAGCTCGTGACTCGCCGATACGCACACCGCCATCAAGTTCAACATCCTTCATCTGATCAACGGCCAAGGTGTACAAATCAGCTGGGTCACCAACAAGACTATTATCCCACAGAGCCTTCAAGATCGTGTCACCGATCCCAAGGATTCCGGTACCTTTCTTCGAAGTCCCAATCCAATGATCAATCTTGCCAAGACCCACCGCTGGGCACTGAGAACTTGAACAATATGTGATAGCACCAGTCTTGCCCCTCATAGTCCTTGTCGTAGGTTCACCACAAGTTGGGCACCGCTTCGGTTCTTCGATTTGTTGGCGTGTAACATGTTTACGAACTCGACGCGTGATTTTCGGGATAATATCACCCGCTAGGATTACCTCGACGGTATCACCAATTGCGACGTCAAGACGATTGATCTCGTCCCAATTGTTCAAAAGGGCGTGAGTAACATTCACACCGCCGACGCGAACTTCCTCAAGCAAAGCCGTAGGAATAACAGCCCCGGTATGGCCAACCGTCAAGATCACATCTTTAAGCGTAGTTTGGCCCGAGTAGTGCGGGAACTTGATCGCTCGAGCATACTTCGGACGCAGACGAGTCTTCTTGTCGGCAGTCACAAAGACATCTTGATGTGCAGCTTGATTCAAGCACACTACCACGCCATCGATCGCGAATGGAAGTTGTTCACGGCCGTCAAGTGTAGCTGCATAGAATTTCTTGACGTCGTCGATCGTTTTGCACACCTTGTGAGGAACAGGTCTAAATCCCAATTGCTTCAGAAATTTGAATTTACCTGATTCCGTAGCGAATGGGTCGCCTGGCACTCCACCGTCACCGGCTTCAACATTGAATGCGATAAATCGCATTCTCTCACTATCTTGACCATCATCACGGCTGAAGCAACCATTACCAATAGCACGAGCATTGCTCTGGTCCTTTTCATCAATATCATCAAAGGGTTTGCCAAGGTCACGGGATCGGATCACTTTCCAATCCTCAGTATAGAGAATGGCCTCACCACGCACTTCCAAATCCAAAGCTTCCTCTAGGACTGTTGGGAGTCCTTGGAAGTTTGCACCGTTGGCGGTGATATCTTCGCCGACTGCCCCATTACCTCTCGAGGCTACCCGAACAAGTTTACCGGCCTTATAGCTGGCGCAGATACTGCCACCATCGATCTTGAGCGATGTACAGACCTCTACAACACCATCGTCCTTGATCTTCTTGCAGACACCGGTGTACCAAGAATCGTACCCAAGGATACCGTCATCAGTATTATCGAGCGAACCCATTGGGATAGCGTGAGTGACTTTATCACGCAGTTCGGCTTCGCTGAAGGGGGCACCAACCCGATCGATACGCTCGTCATCTGGTGCTTTTGCTTTGAGAGCCGGACGGAGGAGATCATACTCCGCATCGGTCATAATCGCTTCCGAGCCAACGCGGTAATATGCGTGGTCAGCCTTGTCGATGAGCAATTGAAGCTTGTGAACCGGCAAGCTGTTGATCGCGGCTGCAAAGCCGTCTTCGTGGTGGCGTGAAGCCTTGATGAGGTCTTGTGCTGATGCCATTTTGGACTCCCTATTTGCGTTTTAAATACCTTCCAAGATATTGTTACAAATAGGGGTATGGCAGTTAAATTCATTCGGTAGATTGGGCTTCCCTTTTCCTTCTCCTCCTCGCCCTTCTCGTTTCTGTATTCACATCCTCCCCATTACTCCGTTTCCCAATAAGCTTATTCAACCATCGAACAAAAGCATAGACACACCACAGACCAGCTGTCATAAGTGCATAATATACACTTTCTGGCCATTCAGACGGTTTACCACCATCCCTGATCAATACCGCCGCAGGATGTAGTGGATATTTCAATTCTCCTTCCTCGGGTTTATTAGGAACGTTGGCCCACTGTATCTCCGGGATTCTATGTTGAAGAGCTCGTTGGCATACACCGGCTAAGTAAAATGCATCTCTATCACTCATAGCAGAAGAGCATACTAGGACACGGCGTGAACCAAATACATCGATCTTTGTTGGACAGAAATCACCATGAACATAAGAATTAGCTTCAAATGTATCAGGTAATAATTGTTCATAACTTCTAATTATCGCATCACGATCATTATCTAAACCAACTAAGCGACATGTGTCATCCTTAACAATGCTCTCTATTATCGGGGCATGTTGTGGACCACCATAAAATGCTACATCAACAAACCCTCTATGTAATGCCGATCGCATTTCATGCCAATCAGCAATACCATGAGCAGAATGTTGTCCTGGATTAAGACCGTAATGTTCTAGCACATATTCAGCACATCTACGGGTACCACTATCATATGGCCCGAGAAATATCCTACCATGTTCTAGCTTCGGAGCAATGTCTTTAAACAATATCGTGTTATTAGAGGTACCAATCGTATTTCTAGTCAGAAAGTCTCTAGTCACCAAGATATGTAAACAATTACGATCTAATGGTAATAGAATTCTGATATGCTTTGACTCGCCGAAACCATCATGTGTAAATCCAATAACTCTACCAGTATTGTCCTTACTAACACTTTCTCGATTTTCTTCGTAACCATCAGTGCCTATTGGGTCCAAAATATATTGTGTCACCCAGAATTTCCATGGTGAAGCTGATTGAGTTTCCATATATTCTGAGATCTCATGTACTAACGCTTCTGTAGATCCACCACTAGGACCAACAAGAACATCTATCTTTCTGGTACTAATATAATCACGATAATGTGAAGCACTTATCACTAGGATAAGCATGAATATCATACAGAACAATAACGGTATAGCATTCTCACTAATAAACCCAAATATCCATTTTAATATATGATATAGAAGAGAGCCAATCTGGTTTGGTAAATCGCTGAATCGTTCCATTTGACATACCCCAGATATATCTTTGTGAATAATTATTTAACAAGGCTACATGTATTATCACAACGGAGGGCTAAAATGAACGAACAGATGCAAATTACGGTTATCTCTTATATTCCTTTGTTGACCGGTAGAGCAGGTGAGATCCTAAGTCCGGAAGACTTCAATGAAGACAGATTCAAGGATTGTCATCCCGGCAACGTAGAAGCGTGCTTATGGGCACAAATCAGCGAAGAAGAAGGTGTGGTACCTGTCTTCGTATTGGACCGAGCCCATGAAGTAGCAGATCATTTAGTAGAGTGGGCTGAGAATGATTTAGATAGATGGTTCGCTCTATGTTTCCAAGAACGTGGTGATCTATACACAGCACTTTTAATGCCAAATATCGATGAATCTATTAGGCGATTCAAACAAGCCCAAATGATAATCAATAGGTCAAAACCGCCAGAAGACGCAAAATATACAGCGATCTTTCATCCATTGAAATTTACGTCTCAATCTGAAAACACATTCAAAAAGGTACGCGACAGAATCAGGGATAGATCAAACGTCGGTTTCTTAGATATCACTGATATCGATAAAGATAACCCACTAGATATTAATGAAGAAGATATTAAGAGTATTGGGCCATTTAATGTATGTTGGGACAGTACTGTATTTGGTCTTAATATAGAAAATTTATGCTTTGAAGATGAAGAAGAGGCCACCTAGACGATTTGCACGTCTGACCCCCAGGTTCCCCTAGTGCTCTGGACTACCTCGTAGAGGTAATACCCCTACATTGGCTCCCCGAAGGGCTGAGCTAAAGTGGCCACAAATTATGCTTTTGTCTTCTCTTTTGCTTTCGCTGCACGAGCCTTAACTCTCTCAATTTTGCCTAAAGCGAATTCATGAGCTTGGCGGAGCGAATCAACTGCTTTCTTACATTTCTCATAATTTGGAGTGATTTTTGCCAATTTGGCTTCACTCGCAGTTAACTTCTTCTTGATTTTTTCGGCTCGTGCAGTTAGCCTAGCAATCTTTTCATCTGGAGTTTGTGGTTGTTTACTCTGTTCTTTCTTTGCCATTTTTGTACCTATATTGATATTGCCACACGGACGCTTTGATTTTATTTAGATTTGATTATGCGAAGATGAATATAAGTATTCCAACAACTGTCATAAATAGTGCGTAGTAGAATAACCCTATCATCTCAATGCAGCCTCTAACCATCCGCAATTATAGGCGGCTTCATGTAAAAACCAATCGTACCCATGCCTAGATGGATCACAGGTACGATTAGTTCGTGCGTCCTTATAACCCTTTTCGAATGGGCCACGTATTCCTGGTAATTCCAGGGGTGCCCAATCGTCACACGTTAGGTTTGATGCGAACTGAAGCTCTGGCTGGCGGTGTCTTCTTGACTTCTTCTTTAGCCACCCCTTTGTCCAGAAGCTTCTGGCGCAATTCAGGAACTGTTTTAAGGCGTTCTTCATCGAACGTTAACACCACTTTCTCACTGCCTTGTCGTGGCTCAGTGACATCAATTTTGCCGAGACCTTCGACAGTAATATTCATCTTCTTACCGTTAGCCAGATCACGAAGTTCTTCCTTTTTCGCGTCCAACTTATCAGCAAGTTCTTGGGACTGGATTTGTAATTCCAGTGCTTCCTTTGCAAGATCCTGACCAATATCGGTTACAGCGGTACTCATAACAACCTCCGTAAATACCATATGCTAAAACAAACGCGGCGGGTAACCACTCTCTTCCTCCAGGAGCTCCCAGAACAAGTAGAGTACTTTGATGCATATATGTACGTAATGGTAGATCGTAAACCAGATAAAATAGTATCTGGAGCACAGTTTGGTACTGAAGTCAGAATTAATCCGTGTGTGCTAGACTGGGAGAAAAAGACTATAACGATGACTATTCCAAAAGATATAAATGAAGGTATTGATAGCTGGGATGATCTAGATCCAAATTTCTATGAAGCTGTCGAAGCAGCCTTTCTAGCATTAATCAAAAGTTGTCTTTAGAAAAGAACTTATTGACTTCACGCCACATCTCGTCAATCGCTTTAACATGCTTATTATATCTCTTTCTAATATCCTTTGGCATCCATTCCTTTGGGCCTTCATATATTAACTTGCCATTCTCTTTTATATTGACCCAACTACCATGTGTTTCACACGTCCATTCATGTTTCCTAAGTCCAAATATTTCGCGTATCCTACCGAAAGCTCCTCTCAGGGATAGCTTTGAAATCTTCATATGACATCCTCAGCATCCAAACATTATCTGTAACTACTCTAAATTTGTGAGTAATCCCAGACATGTCAGTTATAGTTACTAATCGCCCTAGATGCCTAGTACCATCAGATAATACTATACAAGTACTCGGATTACAACGCGACTCAAAAACAATAGCAACATCTATCCCAGGTTCTTCAAATCCATAATCAGCTAAATAAATATCACGATCAATTATAGAACGTACCGCAAAGTATTGAAATTCTGTGTTAGGAAATAAATATGGATCATTATGATGGTATGGATCGGTTAGGTATGGATCGTTCATTATATCTACTAGCAACTTTATAGTATCTTAATGGTCTAGGTCCATACAAACTTTGTTCTCCAGGACCGGCAATTCCAGAAGCAGCATAATGCCAAAAGGTCGTGGTCAACAATGGTGTAGCCCTACGAGCCAAATACAGAGCAATCAACCTCTCAAACATATGTGGTGTCCAAAAACCAATATCACGTAACCTAAGATTCCTAGCTATTCTAGCAAGCTTATCACCAAGATAATCAAAAGTAGCTCTAGTACAAAGAAATTGATGTGAGTAAATCAACCTTGGTTGAATATCCATAGCCCAATCATGTATATCGGCATCATATTCCTTCATAATCTCCCACACACTAATCTGATCATCAAAAAGATGTCTAAAGAACGGATCATAATTGGGAGTACAATATACCTCTTCCGGTATCACCCAATCGTCCCATATACCAATATATCTCGACGGTGCTGTTAGTCCAATCGCTCGTAATTCATCCTCTCGAAGCCATTTATTCAATTTTCTCCAGGTCTCACCCGCCTTAAAGTGTATACCTATATCAGCATGCATGATAGCAACATCATCGTTACCTATAAGATTATCCGCATGCTCCCAAATAGTAAGAATAACAGATGTTTCGAACAAACCAGAATTCCAAGAAGCATACGTGGGAAAGAAATCATTAGATTCTGACAAATCCGCATTCTTTACTTTAGTAGTACCACATGCAATCCTCCTAGCATTTACAATCTGGCTCCTAAATGCCTTCTTAGAAATAATGTCAGTCGACTGTGGATGACAGAGTAAAAATGCTTGAATCATAATAAAATCTACAGTATGAAATTAAGATTAATAGTTGAATACAAAGCAGTAACCCTGACAAAAGGGTTAATAGCACACTTCAAGAATGTGTTAGAGCCTATATTACCAAAGTTATCACGTATCAAAGACATCAGATCTATAATTAGGTACATAAACGCCGCATTCGAAAAACAACCATTCCAAGACCGTAGGATCGTTTTTAATATACCAAGTAAAGAAGACCTCGTAGACCCATACCCGGAAGCTATAATACAAGGTAATGTAGATCCAGATAATCTCATTATTAATCTAACACCAGGTAAAATATTTATCGAAGCAATTCGAAATCAAGATATTGGGCCAATTCTTGCAAGTGTTAGGACCATTATAGGGCATGAAGACACACATGTTCAACAATTCGGTAATAAAGATTCCAAATTATCCAAAAACCTGACTAATGAGAAACACTGGAAAGCACTAGAAGAACTTGTAGGCGAGAATGGTGCTAAATTCTCTAGTATGATGTATGATGATCCATCTAGCCTAGATGATCAACCAGCTATAAGAAAGATGATATCACAAAGGTACTATATTAACCTATCAGAATTGCCATCACACGCATATTCAGCAGTAGCAGAACTAGTCAATAGTGTAAAGAAAGAAATGCCAAACGCTAGACCACAAGAAGTACTACAAACAACTGACAAACTAATTAGGACACTAAAGGATGACCCCACAAATAAAACAGTCGCTAATGCATCCAAAGCAGTGAAATTATATACACAAGGCGTCGCCAAGGATTTTCCAAAAGCTGTACCAAGCTTTATCAAGATGATGGGGCAGACATTACGAAAATTAAGAGAAGAATTCTTCTAATGCGACTATCATTAATTACAGACGATACTACCAGACGCGACTTCTTAAAAAGAGAAAAGAACGGGAAGAAGCAGACCGCTGGAAACCAGACCCCGCCGCATCAAGTATGCATCAACCATGGTTCGAATCAGTACTAGAATCCCATCTCAGTTTCTATAAGTAATCTACCAGGTTTTGTCCCATCACTCTTCTGATATAAGTGGCTTCTATATTCATATACTTTACCGTCAAAATGAAGTTTCACACCACCTGTCATACCCTCCAGTCGCAGTGAAAAATCATTGCTTAAATCAGTCTCTGTTCCAACAACAGGAGCATTAGCTTCATCTATTCCAACTCCCTCTGGAAATAATATCAAAAAATATATAACCTTTTGCCCATTATGTTCTAATGGTTCTGGATTTTTATCTAGTCTATAATATCTCATTCAATAAATCCCATTTTCTTATCTATAGACAAGCGTGCTTCTTTTATTCCAAATGATTTCACATGAATATTATTACCATCATCTGCTTCAAGTTCAGCCGAAACATAACTAGTTAACTCATTATCACACCAGTGCATATGTGTGCCAAGCATCTCTGGGAAACGCGATTTCCATTTATTATGTAATAATCTAAAGAATTGCCAATATCGACTCCTGCCAGCCATACTAGATGAATATGCCCCATAATGAATTATAGGTAAGTCTGCCGCATACACACCAAATCCAGCCGCCCTCGCCTGCAAACACATATCGGCCCCATAAAAATGGAACCCATTAAACATCGTATCAAACCGCAGTCCTGTTTTCTTATTAAGAATAAATAAGCATTCATCAACACAATGAACTCTTGTCGGCGACTTTAAACCATCCCAATATGGTTCCGAATCAACATCATCTGTATGCCAGACACTACCTACCGCCACAGTATCCAATAATACTGCACCACCCCATGGCCCTATATCTCGCCTCTCCCTATTAAGATCTATCCCAGCAGCACCAAGTATTCCCCAATCTTTATCCAATTTCCCCAATGTCTCTTCCGCTATCGCAAACCAATCCTCTACGAGTGTAATATCTTGGTGAGCAATAACCAGATTATCTGATCTTGCAACCTTAATTCCTAAATTTAGAGCAAGGCTAGCTGAATATAACCCACTATCATTTAGTACGGGAATAATTTCTACGTCAAAATTACCACGGCACCGGTCTATTGAATCAAGCAAGCATTCTTGATAAATGTCCGGCTCAGAGATACAAGTAATAACAGAAAATATAGGCATCATCAAAATTACAGTAAAGGAGAATGAATCATGGCTACACGGGTAACTACCATCACCAATATTTCAACCCAGACAATACCTATCTTGCTGAACGCTATCGACCTCGATAAAGCGGCTGCAACATCGGATATTGATCCCACCCGTGCCGAGCAATTATCGATAGCGCCAGGTGCAGAACTAGTTATCGAGACACAAAGAATTGACATAGGTCAATTGGAACAACTACAGAGAAAGAATCTCATCACCTTTATTGGTTACTGAGTCACTAAAACAAACCTATCGTCTAGATATTGTCTCAATACGGGCAGCACTTGTTTAGGTCGCAATCTACCATTAGCACATCCCACCATCGGTAGAACAATCATATCGGCCTCTAATATATCTATTAACCTAGCTAATTGAATAGTAGATCTACGTATCAAATCGATATCCGAGTCCTGTTGCCAAGACAACCAGGGTTTATCCTCATCTAGTGGTTTAGTAGGAAATAATATAAATTTCTTTTTCCTGTATGGTAGTGTTGCTGTATTAGCACCGAATTTTTGGCATTTCTTACCATACCATATAGGTAGATCTGGATCTATCCCAGCAGCAGCTCTGGCTATACCAGCACCCATAGGATTAGAACCGTCTTTCTTCCAACCGATGTTGGTAGTAATGACGATCCACTTCCTTCTGTCGTGGAAGTTCCAGATGTTACCAACTCTCTCAATCATCAACAATCAAGTCAAGAATTCGTGCAGGGTTTATTTTGTCATAATAACCGCAATGTGGCTTATCTGTACACTCCCGTATGGTCTTCACAGCAGAACTTATAAAATGTAGAACATCAGCATCTGGATTACTGATCATTATTCCTTCATCTTTACCAAGATACACCGCGTATAAATAGTCATCCTCTATAATAAATATTAATTTTCGCCATCTACCAAGACCATCTGTGACTTCTGATTTAACTATATCCGATGCCTCTTTGCGCACCGGCAATTTCATACTTCGTAAGATATCGATCACAAGATCAGCAATCAATATGGTTGCTCCCCACAAAACTCATCAAAATCTATCTCAGTATCAGGATAATATAGATCGATTGCATATTTCTCAGCATCTAATACACGCTGTAACAATTCTGGGGTATACTTTGCAAGTTGCTTAGATGACATCTCGCCCATAGACGAATCGTTTATTCTCCCAGCATCTATAAATTTCTGCTCATCGAATTCTACACCGGCATTCTGTAATATATTAGTAGCATCAGTTACCAAGTTCTCCATAGTACCAACGTTGATTTCTCCTGATGGTACTCTCTCAATATAGACCTTATATAAAGTTGATACCCAACCGGGTTTATGAATCAATAGATTATCGACCCACTCCCGAAAATCATTAGATGAGCAATTTCTATCTATCGGATGGCTCATATGCCACCCATGCTTAACCCTAAATGCCCATCTAGATTGATACCACGTAATCGGATGCCTAACAAAAGCAAAATAATAAGCGGATTTAATAGTGTCCGGATTAATATGATTAGCTAGTTCTGGAAAATGCGAGTGTTGTTGCCCAACATGTGAGTATGGTTTACCGGTAGCCAGCTTAATAGCCTCACGGAACCACGATCCTCCAGTCTTAGGGATATGAAGAAATATCCATGTCCGTCCATCAGAACACTCGCCCATCAAAGCCATTACGAAGTCCTTCTTGTCAAAGCCTCTACCATATGCCTAGCTATTGCATCAAGGACATCCTCACCATCCTCGATCTTATGCCCAAAAACTTTGATGGCTTGGTCATCATTCTCCACACTACCCCATTTATATTCGGTAATCTCGTCTAATCGGTTCCGAAACAATTCAAAAACGTCATCCATGATACACCTACTCTATTATCTTCTCAGCTTCCTCCTCAAAACCAAGTGCAGTAAACATGGTGCTCATCCGATGGTGGTATGTATGGTGTTGTAAGACAGAATCTCTTTGTTTAGTAGCAAGAAGAAACCGCTCCTCCTCATTCTCAGGGCGACTATAATAAACACATCTTTCAAGATACTCTTCGGGAGTAGTAGCGATTACTATACCTTCGATAATCCTATCCAATCTTGGTACTGCATCATGTACCGCCAAAGCACCACATAGTGCTACTTTGAAAGCTCTTTCAGGTAGATCAATACCAAAACTTCTTGTATGCTGCTCCGATATACAAGGTCCCACCTTGCCACTATTGAAGAACGCACATACTTTATCATCGGCTATAGCACCGCTAGAAATACCATCTGGCCAATCGCCCCAACCGTGCAGTTTATGTGTTATCTTGCCATTCTGCAACACCGGCATCAAGCATTCAGTTATTGTAATAGCCTTATATGGCCAGATACCACCAAGATAGACGACGTCGAATTTTCTTTCCCCGTCTAGTAATTTATATATAACCTTATCACCAGCTGTGGGCATAGGCACCCAAGTAATTCCGGCTTTCTGTGACCAATAAGACCATAGAATCCTATCAGAATCATATCCGTAACCGAATACTACATCGGGCTTTTGTTTACGCACCCAATTAATAGCATCTGTTGATTCTGATACCCCATCGATAGTGCTAGGACCCCATGGATTGACATGGATAGCTATCTTCGCACGCCTGTTTCTTGGTATTTCTTGCTTGTGGCCAGAACAACCCATATAAATATCTGGGTTAAAATCATCCCAGCTAGCCCTATCATTATTCCATCGGCGAACTTCATGCCCTTTATCACGAAGAGCATTGATCCAGCCATCTGAAATATAACCAAAAGCACCACCAGGCCTGTGACATATAAGGACTCTCATTACTCACCATCTACAATAGTTGGGATTTGTTCTCTAGTAACAACAATATTTAGTTCTTCTGGGACCGCATAAATCGTGTAACCAAGGCACGCATCAACCACAAAACGCCCTAGGCCTTGACCATGATCTGTTGGTGTAGAAACCACCACGCCAGTTATCTGATACTTAGCACAGAATCTAGCAGCATCACTGCTATTCAACTTACCATCGTCATCTAGTAGCCGGAATTTGACGATATCACCACTTTTCATTTCGCATGCCTCTTTAATAAATTGCCCCAGCCCTGTTCAACCAAACGTTTATGTTGCATTTTGACTCTTTTCTCAATCCCTAATACAACGAGATTTTTCTCTTTGATTTTATTAGTCTCATGATGCTCATTCCAGTATGGTACACGACCATGCCACAAATGCAAGAAATCGAAAATCCTATCCTCTTTCCAATCACTAGCTCCAGATAACCTAGCGTAGAAATCACAGTCCTCACATCCGTAACCCCAATAGTCTTGGCAAAATGCACCAACTCTCCAATATGCCTGAATAGTACACCCTACTGATCCACCTTCAAAATATCCAACAACTCTATCACAATTTATATCATCATCCACTTTTCCTAAATCACATATACGATCTGTTGATTGCTTGTCGGCATAAACAACAGTACTACCAAGGTGGCATGATTCACGATCTTCCAAGATACGAGCAACAGATCTTGTATAATTTCCCTGAACAAGCAGATCAGCATCATGTAACACCACAGTCGGTGTAATCACCTTCGATACACCTGTGTTAAAAGCTAATGACTTATTAAATAACGGATTCTGGGCGGTAACGTGGCAATAAGTAACAGGATTGAAGTTATCGAGATTTATCTTGGTATTGGCATCTTGTTCAACAACTATAATATGAACAACAGGATATCGTTGTGCTCTTATATTATTGACAGCGGCTAAGATGCACTTTTCTCTGCCGGTATTTCTAAATGGTATTACATAAGATATTTCCGGCAATCTAGATCTTTCTGTTGGACCTATCCTCCTATAAGTTCTTTTAGCAAATATCTTCCTTCCTTCTCTGAGATGTGTACTTCTATCTTCCATAGCAGAAGTATCTTTATGGATCTTGAAATAAAGTTCTGACCCATCGACATCCCAAAATCCTGGATTTTGTAATTCAAATTCCCATGCCTTCTGAGACCAATCTACATGTTCCATTCCATATAGACCATATGCTTCATCAAAATAACCACATTTAACAAGCATTTCCCTCGAGAAAGCCAATACTGCACCATGTGGCTTTTCATCCACTACTCGCAGATTTAGGTTACCTCTTTTCTGCAATTTGCCTTCGCCAGCACCATACACACCAACCTGTCTGTAAGAGAAATGGTGCATACCTGTCTCTATCATAGCGTCATGGTATAAAGTGTCCCAGCCCTTTCTTAAAACTTCAACATCATCATTTAGAATCATACCGTAAGCAAATCTCGACAAGCACCGTATCAATCTATTACTATTGCCAGCTATACCTAACCTCTCTGAATTCTTAATAACCACAATATTATGATTGCTTGATAAATCATTCAGATATTGTACGGTTGGTTTATCAGTACTAGCGTCATCGCTGATAAAGAGGGTAGTTTTAGACAAATCAGTATTGGTGAGAATTGAATTTACTAATCTCTTTAAACAATCTGCTCTATTATATGATAGTATTCCAATTCCTATATTATTACTTATTGGGAAGATATTGTTCTTTAAATTGGATTGAAGCAATCTATTTGCATCTACATTTACTCTTCTACCGACGACTTTTGATCTCTTCCTTTGTCGCGGTGCAGCCCTCTCTTGTCTAATTATACTACGAGCTCTTGATACTCTAACTGCTTTCCGTGCTTCTTGCCGGGCTTTTTTACGTTCTTGTAGTTTACTTCTTTCTTCCTGCAACTGAGATTGATCTGGAGTCTCTTTCTTCTCTTGCCTCCTAGTCTTTGTCTTACCTAATATCACTTTATTTCTAATCAAGGACTGCGGTTGTTTCATACGTTTATTTGGTGTTGATTCATTTACGAGTTTTATAAATCCTCTAGTCCTATATCGTTCAAAATATTCACCCAGCACTCTTTTCTGGCGTGGTCGCAGAATAATCTCCTTGCCATCGGGGCCTATAAGATGAACTGCATAATTATTGTGATTAATATATTCGGGCATGCCTACCTCTTCACTTCAACATATAATGGCACAAAATTATCTGGTGTCACACTATGCATTCTAAATCTGCTTGGTTTCAGTATTAAATCACCACTGTATGAACCAGATCCATATTCAATATACTCCATAGCACGATCGTCAAGAATCTCGATCTTTTGTACTTCTTGTGTTGGAAAAACTTTGCTGAAAACATCTCTAAGCATTCCAGGAGATGCAAACTTATTTATCCCAACTTGGATGTCTACTAATATAAGCTCACCATCAACAATGGCAAAGAAGAATTGTGCTTGATCTAATTTGATTAAGCGCATCGTTTCATATAGCACCATAATCCTGTCTTTAACCAGTTCGTTAGCATGCGTGACTAATGTAGTAGGCTTATCAGATACTATGTCTATCTTATTACCGAGCCAATCCCCGCATATTATAACAACCTGATCTTTCTGTGGTTGCCTATATATCAACGCCGATAGACCAGCATTACCATAATGTCTTATAACGTAACAGAATATATCTTTTATAGGCGCGGAATCGAATGGGAGTAATTCAGGGTACTTTAATAGCTCTGGTAACTTTAATTTAGATGTACCAGACGTTCGCATTTTGGGACGTTTCGTGCTGGAGAATCGCGAACTTTCCATTTGCGGCGGTTTTGACATCTGACAATTTTACCTTTATAGTTTCTTTTGTTTGTTTCTCTTCTGGCATTGTTAATAATATAAATGGTACTCCAGAAACTACAATATGTAGTTCATCAGTCTCATGATCATAATTGACAATCAAACCATGCCATGTAGTAAACCATTTAGACCAAACAAAATAATCGCCGAATTGTGGCTTATATTGGGATCTAGGTTTGTACTGAGCCAGTACTGTCGGATTCGCTAGGTTTTGTTGTTCTAGTGAGTTTGTGGGTGTAGATGTCGTATTTGTAGATGAAACCATCGCCTAAATCCCAATAAATAAGTGTGCCTTGCCGATACCCACCCAACCACTGCCTTATAAACTTGTCAACCCAAACAACACCTTCACTACCTTTCCCTATGGTAGCAGGCTTCATCAATATACCATTCACTTCTGTAGGAGAACTATTGTCTCTTAATTGCTCCTCATGTTCTATCCATTTCTTGACTAAATCAAGACCTTCGATAAGCATTTCTCGCTTGGTCCTGGATTTTGTGTTTGCTGATACTTGTACTTGTCTGGATCCAGATTCTGTTTCGGCCTGTAATGTCGTACTCAGTGGTACTGTTCGAGAAGCCTCGTTCTTGCTAGGATCAAGTTCTGCTACTACTCTTTTTATATCACCAAGGGAATGGATTTCAGCCGGTTTTAGGATCTCCGGCCCCAACTTCCTCATTTCCCTCTCCCTCGCCATATCCAATTCCAGCATCTTCCTGCTCCGACACTCTAACTAATAAATCATGGGTACGTACGCGACCACGCCTTACTATCTCAAAAATAGCATGTGTCCAATTTGAAATCCTATGTATGATTAAAGTAGAAATTAACCAGCATACCAAAACATTATTGACTAGAGCACGCGGCCCATCTAATGATACAAATAAAGCTAGAAAGCCCGAAGTCCATACACTAGTACAATAACCACAACTCCATAGTTCATCTACAAACACTTTAAATCTTTGAAAATATGTATCGGGTGGTGGTTTATCAATAGGGTATGTCCATTTTTTCCACGGATCCCTAAAGAACTTAGCGGAGAACTTAGAATCCACTATTAATTCTGCTAGAGCTTCACTAGCTAGACCCAGCAGAATATATTGAACTATTACAAATAGCAATTGTTCAAAGGACATTAAAACCATTCCGCTTTCTGTTTATGTGGACAAATCCCATCGTTTCTAGCACGTCCGCAATTACAATTGAAACATAACACCTGATATCCATCTGGGAAATCATTCTTCTTCAACCAATATGCTAATCGTTTCCTATCACCTCGATGTTGTTTATGACCATCACTGTTGATATGATCGATTGTTAAAAAGAAGATATTCGTTTCGCCACAACACGCACATTTTGGCCCACCATAATGATTTAAGACCTCAAGAAATAATTGGCGTGACCGCCTCCGATAATACCCAGGATTTGACTTACGCCATTCAGCCGCAGATTCAACATATTTACTAGCACATGCTTCGCATAACGTCTTTCCAGGGCGTGCTGTAGAACCGCAACGACATGTTCCAGTAGCAGCTAACTTCGAGTGGCGACGCTGCCGTGCTTCTTTTCGTTTTTGTTTACAATATGTACAACAAATAGAATTATGTTCGGGTTCACGACAACCACATCTAACGCATTTATTATTTGCTTTTCTATCAGCGTACTTACCCATGGTACCCTTTTTTGTCATATTTGACAAAATGGGTACACCACACCGCTTATGAGATATGCTTGCAGTTCACGTTAGCACATTGAATTCTCTGACGACTAGCAATAACAACAAGCATCGTTGGGTATCCACATTTCGGGCACCTTTGACGTGGTACTACATATTGTCGTTTTATCTCGACATTTCTTGTAGAAGGCTTACGAGAAACTCTATGAATCGCCGCTCTCTTTTTCTTCTTCGTAGATGGGCGATTTACTACTTGTTGTCGAACAGTTCTAGGACTACCTTTTCCACCACCACAGCAAGGCATAGTTACACTCTATATCTGTTTAGGTTATTGGCTGGCTGTGTGGCAACAATTATAGGTTTTCTAGCATTTAATCTAATAGTTTTCTTTTCTATCGCCCTCTTTGAAAGAGAACGACCCGCCGGTCTAGAAATCCTAATAGGTTGTTTGCCACCACAAGATCCACAAGACATTATACACTCCTATTTCTAGGTTTGTACAAATATCGTCTTTGGATCTATATTAGCGGCAAAATCACGCCACCGGCATAAACAAGGCTCTAAGAGAGCAAGAGACACCATCACAGGATTCTTCTTAGAATGGGAAACATCTAGTTCTATTTCACCACATCTATCATAGCAATTCACGAGGATATGTGGGAATGGTAGTGTACCAGGCACCGGGGAAGTAGTAATATCAAACTTATTGACTGGATACCATGTTTCTATCAAACACTGTGGAAATGCTATCCAGTCGAAGTTTGGATGGGGTTTAAAAAACAATAATGGATATCTAATTTGTTCTATCTTCTCAGACAATATTATAGCATCATATGTTACCTGATGCCACCACTCTGTGAACTTAGCCGTTTTAGGACTAGACATAAGGCCATCTAGGCTAAATCCCTGGCCTTTCTTGGCCTCTATGGCGAATATAGTATCACCCTCTACAGGTATTACATCGCCTACACCCTCTACCACCTTTACATCATCTCCACGCCCTTCAACCCGCCGCCGCCGAAATTCCTTACCAGTCCATTCTTTGAGTAATTTAGCCACACGGCGCTCATGAGCCTTAGCAGTCCTGACATTACTCTTGCCAGTTTTGGAGAATTTCTTTTTCTGTTCTTCTGTCAACTCGGCCATAATTACACCTCAAAGTTACAATACCTTATGTACAGGAGTGATATCATGGCAACCAACAAAATAACTTTCAAAATACAGAAGGCAATATTTCGTTTCCTAGGTGACATAAAATGGGCTGGTATACTTCACCCATTCTGGTTCGTAATTAATGCTAGAAATTGCCGATTAAAAGGCAAACATTATCGGCAACTAGAACCATTAATCAAACCCGGTGATATCATTATACGTCGGTTTGAAGGATATGTTGATAAATGGTTCATCCCCGGCTGGTGGAATCATGCGGGATTATACGTAGGTGATAACGAAATTATCCACGCTATCAGTGACGGTGTACTCATAGAAGATCTTATAGACTTTATGAGAACTGATCATATGATAGTACTACGAGCACCGGAGAAATACCGAGAAGAAGCTATCGAATTAGCCAGGAAAGCTGTCGGAAGTGAATATGATTTCGATTTTGATTTCAAGAGTACATTAAGATTTAGTTGTACAGAACTTATAAGTCATTGCTTCCCAGGACTTATCACTGGGTCAAAACGATTCGGTAGAGTTACTGTAGTAGCGGATGATATTGTCAACAATTCACAACTAGAAGTAGTTTGGGATTCTACTAAATGAGAGTGCTAATAAATGAAGACAAAAAGCTCTGCTTCTGGACATCACAGAAGGCTGGCAGCACAACACTTTTTATATGGTTTCTAAAGACTATTGGCCAATATGAAAGAGCTTTAAAAGTCGGACTAAGAAGATATAGAAATCAAAGTGGTAAGTGGGCATCATGGAGCCAACGCAAAAAAGAATTCCTCCGAAACCCAGATCAAGATAAATATTATAAAGTTGCTCTTGTTAGAAATCCATATGCAAGGGCCGTAAGCATATTTCTCCACTGCCTTGAACGGCATCCACAAAATATTAGTGATAGGAAATTAAATCCTAGATTATTAGCTGAAAATCCACGAGTAATAGTAAGAGTCGATTATAGCAAATTCGGTTTGACACCAAACCTATCATTCCATGATTTCCTATTATTGTTGATAGAAAACCAAAAAACGAAAAAAGGGTGGTTTGAAGGACATACACTACCACAATTACGCAGAAGAATCGACATATCGTATTTCAGTCAGATTATTAAATTAGAAAGCATCGAAGCAGAATTAGACCAACTAAATCAAAGATTCGAATTAGGTGTCCAATATAAAGATTGCGACGTACCTCACCATACTGAGAGACGCACAGAAGAAGAGACTTTCGAAACAGAACATTACAATCTTGGATATAGGAGCCTATATGATCTATATGATGGAGTATTCCCAGATTTCCATCATTTCTATACACCAGAAATTATAGATTTATTAGCTGAAATCCACGGCATAGATTTAGAAAGTCTGGATTATCCCAGCCCATTAGCTAGGTAGCACTATTCACATCGCCAGCATCATACGTTACAATCATATTCTGATCCATATGATATAACACAAAATCGCTGGCAGCTTCAAGTTCTAGATAAGTCTTCACATCCGGATTATTAGCAGTATTTGGTATAGAGGAATCGGCAAGTACCCTATGATCGTGCGATCCCGTCAGATGTTGTGCGATAGTAGTAGTATTACTATCCTTATCCACAACATTCCCGGAGGCATCTACTTTTAGAAAACCAGTACGCGCAACATGTATACCAACAGCCATGATTCAATCTCCTGATTTATATTTGAGATGGAGATAATTGTAGGAATGGTGGTAATAAATCCGTTTCTTCGGATACAAAACCCATCACTTTGTACTTACCAACTAACTCATCTATCTTTTTCTTGTCCCACCTGATTGGCTTTTGCATAGTTGACCAAACATACTTCCTATTAGCAAGCAATCGTGGACACAATGATAAATCTATTAGTAATAAATTCTTATAATATAGCTGGCTACCCTGCGTTTGAAGGAATTCATTTAAGGATTGAACACCTTCTAGCATAGCAGCCGATTTCTTAGGACCAATTCCACGATACCCATCAATTGAATCAGCCTTATCACCCATCAAGGCTTTTTGAGCAGCTGGATTAATATGTGGGACGGACATCATTTCTTGTTTCTTCGGGTCCCACACTTCTACCGTTGGATACACAAATGGCATCTGTATCATATCGGAATCGGTAGAAATAATTACACTATCACTAGGATGAATAGTATTCACAGCAGCATATATTAAGTCGTCTGCCTCCATCTGTGCCTTAAAATATTGGCGAACATTCATAAACGGAAGAATTTCCATCGCCACCCTAGTAGTAATGGCCAAATCCTCAGAAATATCCTCAACATATTGACTATTAGATCTATCTTTATATGTCTCCAGAACAAGTCTACGCCACACCTTTGTCTTCGGTGCATCCCAGAAAATGTGAACAGAAGATGGATTAAATCTGCCTATCCAAGATGATAACTGGCGTAGAAATATCACAAAATAGTGATATTTAATAGTATGCCTTCTATCAGCCTTAACAGCATATATAGCCCTATAAAGGGCATTACGAGCATCAACAAGTAGGGCTTTATTAGGCATAATGGAGAGTGGGGCGGGAGGGAACAGGGCTCCCGCCCCACGTGGCGAAAGGAGATTAGTCTTCGTCGTCGAGTTGCTCGAGAAGAGCACTTATTTCTTCACTCTCGACATCATCGCCAGCAGGCTCAGTATCGGATGTCTCCTCTTGAACAGGAGCCTCACCCGCCAAATCATCTGAGCTATCGTCAGTTGGCCCAGCCTCGGCCTCAGATTCCTCAACTGGCCCAGCCTCGGACTCATCCTCAACCGGCCCAGCCTCAGCCTCATCAGTAGGAGCCGTTTCATCCTTATCAAAGCCTCCAGATTCCTCGTGTTGGTCGTCAGCATTTGATAGGAATGCGAACATCTTCTTGATGTCTGCGGGATTCGGTTCTTCCACCTTCGAGAACAAGTTATGGCGTAACCTCAGAAG